ATTCAGATACCAGTCCATAGGTTTATAGCCCAGTTTCATGCACGGGAGTTTCGTGTCGGGGTGACGGTCGATGAGGAAAGGATGCCAGTCGGATTCCGTACCGTCGCCGCCCATCCAGCTGATCTGGCCTTTGTCGCCGATTCTGGGTCTTTTCTCCGAATTAACGGTTTCCTCAATTAGGGAGGCGTCGTAATGGAACAATTCGAGGAAGCGTTTCTCATCCCTCTGCGTCAACGGTTCCGGACTTTCCGGAATTGCGATGTCTTTTGGGTCCGGTCGGGCGCGATCCAGCAGTTCCATCCGCCAGTTCTGGTCTTTGGTCTTGCTCAGAGACATCCGCTCCATTGGCCGCTGGGGGTAATCGAACAGCCATTTAGTGTCGTATTCGGGATCGATGTTCCGGCATGTGCTGGTGTCGATGCGTAGGGCCGGCAGGCCAAGGCTTTTCTCGTGCACCAAGGTAGCCTCGTAGGTGACGGCGCAACTGCCATCATTTAGAATCTTCCCCAGCATCAGACGGTCTCCCATCAATGGAATCGGCAACCGTCCCGCATATCCGCCCATGTCATCGATACGGAAACGTTTCAGCAGTTCTAAATCGAACCGTTCGTCAACGATCATCGGCATCGCCTTTTTCAGTCATCCCTTGGGCTGTGAGTTCGGGCCCGTCATCGACCCATGCGTCCCTTGATGATGGGCTTCTCGCCGCAGCATACGCATAGGGTCATGAACTCGGGATCCACTTCCGTGGAACAGGTCGAACACTTCCATATCTCAGCCCTCCATTTGGCGGGCGATGTCATCCGGGTCGAGATGCTGGATGAGGTGCGCGATGTCGCCGTAGAAGTATTCGATGTTGCGGGCCCGCGCATCCAGCAGGTACTCTTCGACCATTCCCGAGATGACGGCGAGCGCGCGGTCGTCGCATTCGGCCAGCCTGTTGCGTCGTTCCAGCACGCGCTTGTAGATGGCCGTCGCATGATCCCGTTCGGTTCGGTCGGCGTTTTCGAGCAGTCTGTCGATTGCCGGGTAGTCGCCTTTTTCGAGCAGGGCATCCAACCGTCCGGCCAGCTGCTCGTCTTCTGGGCCTCGGATTGCGTAGCCGCCGCAGCCGCAGTAGCCCGAGTAGTCGTCTTTTGGCACGGTTTCGCCGTTCTCGCAGCGCACGGTCTCGTATTCGATGCTCATGGTCTGTTCCTTCCGAAAAAAATCGCATTGTTTCGTGTCTCTTCATCCTCGTCGTCAAGGAACCGTTCGGGCCACAGGGTCGCGGCCGCACGGCGTATCTTGACCTTGGGTATGTTGCGCCAATCCCGTTCGGTCAGACGATCCACCTGTTCAATCAGATCCCGGCCTTTGGCGGTCAGCCTTTCCGTGTACTTGTCGGCCAATCCTTTCCCTACGAGCAGTGGCAGTGCATGCGGGTAAATGAGTGCAAGGTATTTGGTGGTCTTGACCATGTGGAACAGGGCCATCCATTCGCCGGTCGTCAGATTCGGGAGATCGTTCTCTTCGGTCATGACCTGTCGTTCTTCCGTCTGTTCGCGGCGGGCGTCATGGGCTTGCAGTTCGGGCCCATCATCCGTCCACGCGTTCCCGTAGTTGCTCGTGTGCTCGCCGTGCAATGCGAGCAGGATGCCGGCGTGATAGTCGCACAAATCGATGCTCCGGTTGATGATCCGGGTGCGCGTGCCGCCGAAATAGGAGCCGTCATCGTAATTGTCCCGTGCGACGATAGGGAAGCTCACTCCCCAGTACATGGGATTTTCGGCCATGCTCGCACAGCCGGCGATGTCGCAGGAATGCCGTTCGACGGCGGGCTTGGTGATGTCAGACATGGGTCTCCTCCAATCCGTCGCCTTGGTAGATGTTCAGATCGTAGTGTTCTGGAATCACGCTCTGACAGCCGCAGCCATCCGGTCCGGTGAGTACGAGCATGGGACGGATCACGCCTTCCTCGCTCCGTATGCCGCCATCGTCAAGGCGCACCGTGAACGAGTAACGTCCATGCACCAGACGGCCTTCCTCCAGGACCTGCCCCCAGCGAACGCGGTGCTGGAACACGCTGTGGATCGTTTCCACGTTCAAGCATTCGCCGGTCAAGTCAACCAGATCGTCATAGCTCTCGCCCGTACAGTCGGGTTGTCCGATCAGCACATACAGATCACCATGCTCGGATTTGACGTTTTCGAGTCGTTTGATGAGTTCGCTGACACGCATCGTTCAGGCCTCCTTCACCGTCGTGACGTTGGTGACTTCAGCATCGCTGTCGGTGAGTTCGAGCTGGTTGCTTAGCCAGAATTCGTCGCTGCTGAGGAGTTTGTTGATGGCATCCTGTTCGGTGGAGTCGTCGTCGAGTTTGATGGTGAAGGTGCCTGAGTAGGTTTCCTGGTAGTTGATGGTGTAGCGTTTCATGGTTTCCTCTTTCTTTCTTATGTGGACATATTCAGTATAACACGTAAGTGGGATAAGACAAAACCCGCCCCCCCCCTCAAAAAAAGAGGAAACGTGTCGGCTAATATCAAAAAAACTAGGGGTGTGTTTTACCCTATTTATGTTTTGCGTGATGATTGTCGTATGCGTACGCCGAGGTATGGCATCACGCCTGACCGGTTCATGAGGGTCGCGCATCCGTTGCCGCGCCAGCGCGGCAACGTGTCGGTCGGACAACCACACGTTCGTCAACGCCCTGCCGTGGATGTGCCGCACGGGAGCCCCGTGGAGGGACCTGCCGAAGTGCTGCGGCAAGTGGATCACCGTCTTGCCGGCGGTTCGACCGCCGGTCCAGGAACGGCGCGACAGGGCGCCTGTTCACCGCATTGCAGGAGAAGCGGATCATCGGGGCGGAATCTCAGCCACACCAGACTTTCTGTTTTCTTTTTCCTGCTTTCGTGCCTTGTCCCATGCGGCTCGGTTCCATGGGAGTACCGGCTTCTTCGGCGGCTCCCCGTATTCCGGTAGGATGAACGTGTAGCCTGTCTCGCTGGTGGATGCTGTAAGCCGCGTTATGGGAGCGCTCCACCGTCCGGAAGCGTGTGCGTTGAGTTCCGCGCGCTGCCGTTCGAGCCGTTGGCCTGTTTCCTCCAGCTCGTTGATGTCAGGGTTTGAGGTGGGTGGGATGATTCGTTTGATGGTGACGTTGCCGGCCTGGTATTCGACGGTCTGGTAGTCGTATAGGCCGAAATCTTTTTCGAATCCCGAACTGTGCGTGACTGTCAGGGTGCTGTTGTCGGGGCCTGTGAAACGGCGTGTGTCCTCATGGTAGCTGCCATATCCGTCGGCGTTGCCGTCATGTTTTGTTCCGGCTTCCGTCCATCCGTCCGGCAGCGTGATTGGTGGTGGGGTGATTTTGCCGTGCTGTTGCAGGCGCTGGAGTACTGGGATCTGCGAGGTCTGTTGCTCGTATGCGCTTAGTGTTGCCGCGTCGGGGAAGCCGAAGCTGTTGAGTTCGTCTGCGAATCGTCCGTCTGGGGTGCGTCTCCGGCGTTTCGCTTGTGCTGTTCGGCTGGATGTCGTCATTGCTTGGTGTTCTTTCGACGAGTGTTGTTTGTCTTTGATTCTAATCGCGCCTTGGAAAAGGAAGCAGGCCGGACGAAAGCAAATCAGCCAAGAAGAGGCAGTGGATAGAATCCGCTCTCCGAATACATGAGCAGAGACCCGTCGCCAATGGGAGTACCGTCGCTTATCGTGGAGAAAGTGTCGCAGAACCAGGCATCATGCTCATGCAATACGGTCGGTACGGGCGTATGCCCGACCACCTGAGTCAGGTGCATGTCCCCGTCTTCGGCGAACTCGCCGCGATCGCACCATAGGGGAGACGGCGTTCCTGCGCCGCCGCGCGCCGGGCCGATGTCCGTCATGGGCACGACCAGTGAGGCCGGATGGAGGAGCATTCGGTTCAAGCGATCCGCGACTTCCTCGACCGGCATGTCCATGTAATCGGCGCCCAGCCGCCGTCGCCCCCATGCGCGGGTGAGCCCGGCGTGCGTGGCCAGAATGTTTCCATCCGACCAAGCCAGTTGGAATGGGATATTTTGCATCAGCTCATGCACCTTGCGATGGGCGCCGGGTTTGAAGCCGGGAGCCACCGCGCGCACTCGCGCATAGGAGGAGGAGCCCTGCTTAAGGAAGTACGGCACATCATGGTTGCCGAGCAGCGGCACCACCTCACGCTCCCCGGCTTCGCGCCGATACCATGAGGTGAACGTCTCGAAGAACCGGATCAGTCCATTGTTGGACACGTTCCAGTCGTCGCAGACATCGCCCAACAGGACCATACGGTCAGTGTTCTCGCGTTGCGCCGCCCGACTAATCAGCGGCAGCAGATCTGCTTTCGCATGCAGGTCGCCGACGAACAATGTACGCATCAAATTGTCTCCCCTAGGGTGGGCAGGATGCCCATGTCCGGTGTGGTCAATGCGATTCGACCCTTGTTGACTATGAGAATGGCGGTGTGGATGCGACTCTCCCTGCCGTCCGTATACCAGGCGACATACTGTCCGCCTTCGGTGATGACCCGGACTGGCTGGTTCATGTCGTCCGCATTCAGGAGACGGACGACCGCCACACCGTAACCATGTTCGATGGTTCGACGAACGGTTTCCATGGGAGTCCAGTCGTAGGTCGCAAGCCGCCAGCCGACGAATGCGAGCAGGCCAAGAAGACAGATGACCGCCAACGCGGTCTGCCTTGCCAGTAGGGATACGATGATCAGGATGAGCAGTCCGACGGCTTGTAGCAGCTGGGGGAGTGCCGCATGGGCCATCTCCTGCCATGTGGGTTTCGGAATGATGCAGAACGGCCTTCCGGCATGAGGCCGTCGGGTTTCTTCGGCCTGCTGCGAAGGGGTTTCTGCAGCGGTTTTCGTGTCCTCAACCGTTTTCCTCGGTGCCGGTGATGTGCGACGGCGTTTCCCCGCTGGTTTCACCGAGGGCGGTTGCTGTTTGAAGTCTTCGGTCTTCACGTTCGGACCGGCATGCGGGTTTGATTCCGCGAGCCTACGTTCCATTTCGTTGATGGCCCCTGCCATGCGCTATCTCTCCTTTATCGCTTGTCGTCCGGCGTCCTGTAATCGTGTTCCCGTACCTGCCGTTCACGGTTGAAACAGTTATGCAGCAGGCTGACGGTGCCGAAGTTTGCGGACTCGTCGTCGCGGACGGCCTGCAGGATGCGCTGCCGGTTATCCCAGATCAGCTCGTCTGCTTCCGTGTAGGAGAGCCCTTCGAGGTCGCCGTCCTTGGTGAAGTGAACGTACTTGTCCTTGTCGGGGTTCCAGCCACCGTTGAGCCGGACTTCCTCCAAGCGTTCCTCGCTCATGTCTTCGAGGTGCAGGGCGGCCGGATTGGAAGAGGGAACGATACGCAGGTAACCGATCGCGGATTCGCCCTTGTTCTGCTCGTCATGGTTGATGGTCTGCCATGCGGCGGCTTTCAACGCGGTCATGTTCTCCTCATCCTGTTTGAAGAAGATCAGGTCGCGGATGGCGGCATCCATCATCGCATGGCGTTTCTCCTCCAATTCGATGTCAAGGTCGAAGTCCTCGTCATCGGACTGTTCGGCCAGATCGTCCACGAGGTCGTTGCCGGTGAAACCCCAGTCATCGCCCCGTATCTCGGTCAGTTGTCCGCCGTCGATGCGCTGTCCCAGATCTTCCGTGGTGATGAAGTCCATCCTGTGGTTCACGTACCCGTCACGGTCGATGGACAGGGTGGTTTCCCCGTCTTCGTCGCTGTCGCTTTCCATTACGGAGTAGGCGTGCCAGCCGGCCGGCACCTTGTTGCGGTCGATTCGCCCCTCGTCCAATGCGTAGCCTCTGATGGTGGATCCGTCGGGCATGTCGAATTCGATATGGCGCGCCTCGTAGGGGTCGTCGAATGCGTCGGTGGCCGTGAGCAGCTGGTTGAAGTCAGGCTCCGTGTCGTCGGTGAGGAGGCTGGCCGCCTGTTGGATTTTTGTGTCGGAGGGGAGGCTGTCCTGCTTGTCTTCGTCCGCGAATCGTCCGTCCGAGCTGCGGCGTCGTTGGCGGGCTTGGGCTGACTTGTTTTGGTTGGTCATTGGAAATCTCCTTCTATGTGGACATATTCAGTATAACAGGCATATTGTCGTTCGGAGACAATTCTAGGGGGTTGGCCTCCTGTTTTTTTGAGAGAAGTCGCGATGTTGCGAAATCGGCAATATCTGTTATACTGAATATGTCCACATAAAAAATGAAAGAGGAAACCCATGTACATCGTCGAAACCCGAATCAAGACCCGCGGCAACAAGACCATCTGGATGCCCTACAAGCAATACCGCACCACAAACGGCATCAAAAACTTCCAGAAGCGACACCAGTACCTGTTCGACGCAGGGGGGCTGCGCGTCACCGGCAACGCCGAACCTCGCCGATCCCATATCAAGTCGGGCGAGGGAATGCTGCGCGTGGGCGATATCCTGCACGAATCCTATGGCTACGGCATGACCATCAACAAGTTCTACGAGGTCATCGCGCTCAGCCCCTCCGGCAAGACCTGCACCATCCAACCCATCCGCAAAATCACCATCAAGGGCGACGCCTATTCCCTGTATGGCTCCGAAGTGGTGCCCCAGACCGAGGGCGAGGATCGTTTCTGTGGCGAGCCGAGGAAGGGCAAGCGCATCCAGATTGGAACCTATGCGAAGGCTCGCGCGTACGTCAAGATCTCCTCCTACGGCGATGCGTACAAGATGGACGAAAAGGACTTCGAGCGCGGGTATTACGAGAACCACTTGGATTAGTTATCTCCTCATGCTTGTTATACTGAATCTATTCACATAGACAGGCGGGTCTTTATCCGCCTTCGCATAAGGACCCGCCTGTCTCAACCCACTTAGAAAGACTGCGTCCACATGGGAGTAGATTCCGGCACCGTTCTCATAATCATCATCTGCATCATCTGCGCAGTCGTGCTCTGCGGTTGCAGCAGTATCGCGGACAAGCATGACCAGACGGATACAAAAGGATCCAAACATTGAGATTCGAAAAAGAGAACCACAAATACTTCACCCTCCTAGAACATCTCGAAGACGGGCCGGAGGGGGTCGGCGCGAGAATCACTCGTATCACGCCACGACTACGCCTGGATGTGACCCTGCAGATTCCATTCACCTACCAGCTTCCCGCTGAAACGACACGATTGGAGACCATGCAGGTGAGGAACCATACGGTCATCCACCAGAGTTTCGACGATCAGGAAAAAGCGGAACAGTGGACCATCAATTTCATTAACAGGTTAAAACCATGCCGGCATTTGAAGGGCAGGGAACAGTGAACTGGATTGCTTATCTGACCGTGATCTGCGACCTGATTTTCACGTCCGCCCCTGTCTTCATGTTCGGTACGATGGCTGCCATCGCCCGGTATTGCTGTCGGCCATCGAAAGAATAGTAGGCCCCAAATTATGAGCAGAAAGCAACCGAAGGAACAACACGGAATCGTGCCGATAAGCATCGCAATAATGTTCCTCATCATGGCTTTCGGAGCGTTGTCCACCATGGGCGGAGCCCTGCTACTGCGGTTCCTATTCGATATTCGAGTGATGTACGCGACATCATATTCCGCAGCCGTCACTTTCTTAGTGCTACTGATACCCGCAGGCATCTTCTATCTAATCGGCAGGCTCATGGGTTACGACCCGGAAGAGCCAATATCAAAGGACAAAAATTGACGCTTTGGAGGAATTCAAGGAAGTACACAAGCTCGTGGGACAGGTCATTTCAGCCAGGCTTCGACCGTAAGCGGCTACTTAAACAGATGACGCCCGTGAACGCGCAAGCTGGTTCCGACATGGAATGGGCGCGCATCCATGCGGCGGAGGCCCTGCACCGGCTGGGGCGCGTCTGATGTCCGGTTACTGGCTGGGAGTGCTTACGCCGTTCGCGATCGTATTGGGAATCCTATTGCTCTGGCTGGCCGGCAGCCTGTTCGCCGCGATCGTCAGCTGGGCGTGGAAGCGGGCGCATTACGGGCTGCTGAAGAAGGGTTGGATCGCGGAGGACTACGACGAGGACTCAAAGGAATGGACGACCCGCCCCGGCGCGGAACGCCTGGCGGCCGCGTTGACCCGGTCCGGCGAATACCGGATGCTCCCGTGCTTCGGCTGGATGATCCTCATCGTCCGCGACCACAAGCCGAATGACAAGGAGAAGGCCGATGGACGATAGGCGATACGAGGAGCTGAACGGCTGTTACGCGATGCTATGCGAAGCCTTGCGCGCATGGCATCGGATGCAAAAGGACCATCCTCGGGAGACCGCCGCGAAGGTCCTGAAGGACGTATACGGGTACGAGTTCCACCTGAACGGCGGAGGCTGCCCGTGGCGTCTCCCCTCCGTCGACCATGAGTGGGCGACGAACGGGATGCGGGCGCTAGGCCTGCCGGCGGACAGGTTCGAAGACAACGCCATCGTCCTCGCCCGACTACTTGACGGACAGTCGGGGGACTATGAGCTCGCTTCGGGGCGCATGCCGGAAACACCGGACACCGCGTATGGTTCCGATGCCGACAGGTTCGTCGTGGTGGAGCAATTCCACAATGCGTTCCGCCGCATCACCACCGATTGGGACAGTGTCTTGAATCGTAGAACCATGGATTCGAACCTGGAACGGCTGCTGCCATTGGCCGCGCATACGGTGCGGATCGAACGCGAGGGCGGCAGCCCGGACCTGCGCCCCATGCTCGATCTGTGCCGGAAGACGCACAAGGCGGCGAACCGCCGCACGAATCGCATCGCCGGAGAACCAGACGGTCCGGAACACGGCTACGATGTTCTCCCATAACGGCAAGCCGTTCAGTCGTACGTTCACCGCAGAACAGGCGAAGCAACTGCAATTCATCCACTATTAGAAAGGACTTCCCCGATGGGGGACAGGAAACTTGAAACGGTCGCCAGAGAGGTGTTCCTGAGCATTCCACCCGACGTCAGGACGGGCGTGTTCATCGACGTTTTCACGCCATGCGACTGGCATCACGCCGCCCGCTGCATGGTCGATTACGCGGGGATTCTAGACGACCCGCGCGAACCGTTCGCCCCCGCCTGCGACATGCCGGTCATCTGCACGACCACGGTCACGGAAAAGACCGTCGTCTCGGACGTGCGCCCGCTGGTCGGACTGCCGGACGACGCCTACGACGACATCGTGGCCGGCGAAATGGACTACGTTGGCGTGCGCAGCGGAACGGACGGACCCGTGTACGTGGGACAGCTGCCGGGCAGCGTCGAACAGGCATACGACGAATACCTCGATACGATGACCGACATCATGTCCGGGTCGTGGAGGGCCGTGCCGCAGGACGCCCTGGAGGCCGCCCAGTGGCTGGCATACCGGCTTTCCGAGCTGACCCAGCGGCATCTCGTCTTGGAAAGGAGCCGGACTTGGAAACTCGCGGAGTGAGAGTCAGGTTCTCCTCCCCCGCGCATGAGAACCGGTACTGGTGGACGATACTCGAATGCGACGGACGGTACGTGGTGTGTGTACGCGAACGTCTCGCCTTGCCGGACGGCCTGCTCGCGTACACGGTGGCCGATCGGCGGAACGGAACACGCGGCCACGTTAAGGACGAACGTTCGGGCGTCAAGGGCGCGTGCCGTCCATCCGACGCGGCATGGCTGCTGGAACAGGCGAAAGCGCAGGGGATTACCGACACCAAGCCACTGCATGTGGCCGAATACAGACAGGAGAACGACAAGTGACCAGATTCGACCAGACGGGTGTAACACTCACCAAGCATCAGAACAACGCCGCGCTCGGCGTGAACATCCTCCCCGACGCCATCGGTCAGCGAAACCAGCACGAACTGCATTGGAGGTTCAGCTGATGGAGCTTGTCGAATACGCTCAGGCGGTGGACCATTCGCGGATGCCATTGCTGTTGAGGGTCCTGAATGCTCTCGGTTGGTATGCCTTCCTCGCGGACATTCCGCTCATGGCGTATGCCTATTGCCTGGTGATGGCACGGAACGGCTTTCCTAATCTCACGATGGACGAGGTCAGGCTCGTCGGCGCATCGGTGCTGCTGCCGTTCGTCGCCTTCGCGCTCATGTCCCCGGCCGAGAACTGGAACCCCCGAGGCCCGAAGCCGAAGACCATGGACGAGTATGTGGGCGACGTGTGGAATCTCGATGGTCTCGCGATCGCCGAACCCGGATATATGGACCCGTTGTCCGGTTTCCCCCGAATCAAAGGATCCTACCGGGTTTCATGGAAGCGGAACGGGCGGCGCGTCGAAGGCACGCTGGGCATCGACGGGGCAAACGTCGAACTGCGCGATAACCAAGGGATGATTGTTTCCCCGGTGAATCCAGGGACACCGGTATGGAAGCCGGGCGCGAAACATTCGAAAGGGTAGCCGATGGAATTCACCGACAGCGACGAACTACGCCGCGATATTCTCGCCAACCAATATCTGCCCGAACATCTGCGCGAACGGGCGAAGAACGATACAAGCGAATACTGCCGTGCCGAGGATGCCGACAATCTGCTGGAAGTCGACCGGCTCACGGGCAACGGGCTCATCCGCTTCTATATGGAGGCCGGCAACGGTTCCATGCAGGTGGACGTGCCCGAGGAGACCGCCCGAAGCATCGCCCGGTGGATCCTCGACCATACGGACGAGTGAAGGAGCGCATCATGAAGAACATCTTTGTCCTGAATTCCGTCATCAGACTCATCGAACGGAACACAGCCCATGCCATACGGTTTGCGCGGATCGGGGCGGCTCTGCTGCTGATTGCGGTAGGAACGCTGGTATTCGGCGCTTGTGTTCTCCTGACGGGAACCCCTCTTGTCGTTCTGTTTACCGCGTTCGTGATCTGCTCGTTTATCGGGAGCCAACTGTTCGGCGGCGCGATTCTGGTGATGGAGGAAGACCGACGGAAACAGCCGACGCGACGGGGCGAACGGTAATGAAAATGTCAAGTGCGCGCGTTCGGTGCAAGTCCGTTCCGTCCAGAGAGCTCTCCACGCTCATCCTGCACCGGGATACGGGCATCACGGATCCGGAGCGCCCGTTCAAGTCCCAATGCTCGTGCGGCCGCTGGTTCACCGCGTTGGACTGGCATCTGCACGGATGCTGGACGGGTTCCGAATACCAGTACGACGAGCCGCCGGGCCTCGACGAGTATGAGAAGTTCCTCGCATACGACCTGTTAAGCGAGGCGTTGGGGCGGGCCGGCGTGCTGGCGCCCATCCGATACGAATACCTATCCCGTATGGGAAGAGGGAGATTGACGGCGCAAAAAACAGGGGCGGCCATCCATGAGCTGGCGGCCGCCCCTGTTCTCCCCCGAATGCATCAGGCGTTGAACTCGAGCTTGTTGAACGCGCCCCGGTATTGGGTCATGTCCATGCCTCCGTCGCGCCAGTCTACGAACCTGTCCATGCCGGCTTCGGCGCGGCTGATGTAGAAGTGGCGCAGGCCCTTGCTGTCGGCCTTCTTCGAGTCGAGGAGCCTTTGGAATTCCTCGGGTGTGAAGATGAAGAACATGGGCTTGCGCAGTTCGTCCTCGACGGAGAGGATGTATGCGTCGAAACGGCTGGTGTCGGCGTTGCGCGGGTTGATGGAATGCCATCCGGCCATGGGCTTGCCGGTGTCGGAGCCGAGGTTGCGGCTGGCTGCGATGAACACGGGGTGGCGTTTGCCGTCGTGGCCGATGATGTAGCGCCCCTTTCGGCCTTCGTTGCTGAATGTCTCACCCATTTGTCCGACCTTGTCGGCGAGGGCTTCGATGGCGCGTTTGAGGGTGCCGCCGGTGACGGGCTTCGGGTTTTCGAGTTGGCTGACGCGGGTTTCGAGCTCGTTGATTCGTTGTTCGAGGATCGCGATCCGCTTGGTGTTGATGTCTTCCATTTTTTGCTCCTTGTTGTTGGCCTGTGTTCCTGTCATCGGTATGTATCTTATACTAGATGAAGGTTTTATACAAGTAGATTGAATAAGACAAATCAGTTTTCTTGAAAAAACACCCAAAAACCACACTTCCGACTAGTCTGGCAGACAGCACCAGCGACAGGAGCCGACCATGCACAAAACCAGAACCATCGCAGCCATCAGCATCATCCCATTGCTCCTGCTCGCCACCGCATGCGGTACACCAACAGCCAACCCGGACACCGCCGCGCCGCAAAGGAAAACACAGACGCAGACGGAAGCGAAGAAGACGCCGACGCCCGAATCCAAGAAGGAAACCCCAGCCGAGGAAAAGCCCGAAGAGCAGATCCTGACCGCACCAGAACTGGCTACGAACCCAACCTCCGGCGAATGGACGGAAGCCATGAACTCCGCATCCGACCTGTCCGGCCAGCTCGACGAGGCATGGCTGCGCTGCTCGCCGCAGAACAACCCAACACCCGGACTGTTCTCGTGGAAACGATCCTTGAACCACGATGGCGTATGGCTGCACACCGAGGAAGGTGGAATGGATGGCTCCGTACAGCAATCCTGCATGGACAACCTGTTCGGAGGAACCGAATCCAAGCCGACCGGCGAATGGGTTGCAACGAATCTGAACGGACTAACCCGCTGGCAGAAACAGGACGGCGGAACTTTCGACATCATCTGGAAGCCCGAGAATTAACCAAAGAGAACAGAGTGGATATCACCTAATCCACTCCGTTCGTTTATACTGCCTCTGAGAATATTTCAGCGGTGGTTTTTTTTCTCTAGGTTTTTTCTGTCGGCTAGTATTCGTTTGATTGCCCATAGTCGTCGTATTGTTCTTCGGTTTCGGCTTTGCGTCGTCCTTTTTCCTGTATTTCGCTGGATTGGTCGGTGCCGCTGATTTCGGTTCTTTGGCTGATCCAGCCGATGATGGTGAAGGTGATGCAGAAGATGATGAGCAGGATGCCGATGATGGCGATGATGCCGAGGATTCGACCGTAGCTGTGTGCTTGGCCGGTCAACCATTGGATGAGGCTGCCGGCCGTTATGTCATTCGCGTATTCGGGACTGTCCGAGACGAGTTCCGCACGCTGGTTGTTGATACCGAGGAAATAGGTGGCGTAGCCGATCAGGGGAGCGGCTATCGCGGTCAGTACTCCTGAAGCCCACATGAAGAACTGGTATCGGTTATACCATTTGCTGATTTTCCAAAGAATTCCCATGGCATTTATTGAACCAGCCACAGGCGAGAGGAAGCTGCCAGAGTCCTGATCCATTTAGATGGTTTAAGGACGAACATGGTAGTTGACTTCCTCCCGGTGTTAAAGCACCGGGAGGAAGTCAAATCAACAAGGGATGCCGAAAGGCATCCCTATTTTTTATTCAAAAACTTTGGTAAATACCGAGAAAATGTTGGAATCAACCGATTTTGCATGTACGTTGAAGGAAACGAAGACGACCATTCCCATCAGCCGTACGCCGAAGCCGATAAGCGAGTTCGGTCTGAAGCCGGGCAAATACAGGCCGTCCGCGGTGAAAGTCGCCGGATTCGACCCGTTGGACGTCCAACGGTGTTCCCCGCCACGGTCTTCGTTTCGGTGGCTTCTGGTCACCTGACCCTCCTTGCGGTAGGTCAGGTGTTGCAACGATCACTAGAACCCGCCGGACGTGCAAAACGGACCCAGGGGGGGCGTCCCCGTTCCCGGCGACAACACCCCCCCGGATCATCGACGACAGGGCAGGAAAGTCATACCGGAACCGGCGACCCGGCCCCGACCATCGGGGCCTACCAAACATGGTAATGGGCGGTTCTCTGCCTCGCCCTCGCGTCGTTCGCCTACAGCCGACGGAGGCGCGGCTGACATTCCATTCCGCCTCCATGCAATCGGAGGAGGATTGAAATGAACATCCGCAGCATGATCAAGCATGTCGCCGCCATTACCACGGCGGTCGGCATGCTTCTCGCCTCGATGGCCGGCGCAGTCACCGCCCTGGCCGAGGATTCCAAGCCCATGACCGCCGTGGACGGGCCCACAAAGCCGGTCAGGATCATGGACAACCTGTACCAGACCCGGTACACGGGAGACTACAAGCTCGACGACTACCTGTCGGCGAACGCCGGCGACAACGACGATTATCTCGCCTGGCTACGGGCCAACCTCAACCACGGCAAGCCCATACCCCTGTCCACGACCCAGGCATGCACCACGCTGGCGGTCACGGGCACGGACACAGGCCATGACCTCATGGTCCGCAACATGGACTGGTATCCGGCCGTTCCCGGCATGATGGTCGCCACCGCCCCGACGGATGGGTATCGGAGCGTGGGCGTCGCCCCGGTCATGACCGGCAAGGCGAACGCGACGCCCACCACGGACGAGCTTGAGACGAGCGCGAACATCGCGCCCCTGACCACCATGGACGGAGTCAACGAGAAGGGGCTGTCGGCGGCGATCCTGCAGATCCACCGCTGGCAGGCGCCCAACGACGGCAAGCCGTCCATCAGCCAGCTGGCCGTCGTCCGGCTCCTCCTGGACAAAGCCGCCACCGTGGACGAGGCAATCAGCCTGCTCGGCCGGTACGACATCGCCGCCTACGGCGCCAAGTACGCATCGCTCGGAGGACTGCACTACGCATTGGCCGACGCGACCGGCGCAAAGGCCACCATCGAATTCGACGGCGGGAAAATGCACGTCACCCGTCCTACGGACACGTACCAGACCACCACGAACACGATGACCTGGAACCATGAGATCGAATCCGACCAGCGCTGGAAAAAAGTCGACACGGCCGTGCGCGAGGCAGGCGGATCCATGGACGAACGGGACGCGTTCGGCCTGCTGGCCGCCACTCCGTCCCACTCGACCAGCACCCTGCAATGGACCGTCGCCTACGACCTCGACGCCAAGACCGGGATCATCACCACCCGCGGCCGCACCGACCAGGCCCGAACCCTCACCCTCGACGGAATCCAGACCGCCGCCTCACCCGTGACCGTCAGATACGACGCCAACGGTGGCAGGGGCACGATAACGGACATGACCGGCAATCCCGGAGACCAAATCGACATACCCTCCACGGGCGTGACCCGCAGCGGATACACACTGGCCGGCTGGAACACGAAGGCAGACGGCACGGGCGCAAGCATCCCGGCCGGTTCGTACACGATCCCGGCCGACGCCACGGGCACCATCACCCTGTACGCGCAATGGCAGCGGACGAACACCACGCCGACCGACCCGGACGCGAACGGCCTACCGGATCGTCTGGTCAACGGCAGCTTCGAATACCCAAACGACTATCCAAGCTACTGCCTGTCGAACGTGGCGATCCACAGCCTGTCGGCCGACGGCAGGATGGACTGCGTGGACTGGATCAAGAAGGACGCCAACGGCAAGCCCGACGATTCGAAATACACGCAGAAATCATTCACGATCAACGGGTTCGACCAGAAGAGATTCGGTTGGCGGTCGAGCCAGACCGCCAACTCGCCCGACGGCCGAGGCAGCGTCGAACTGCGCTTCAGCACACGCGACAAACAGGACGCCATACGGCCGAACGTGCCGGAGACCCGCCGTGCCAACCAGTATTCCGAGATCGTGGCCGAACAGGAAGGCGCCTACATCTACCAGGACATCAGAACCGTCCCCGGCCACACCTACCACTGGAACCTGGCCCACGCCTCATACACGAACTCCAAGGACGGGTTAGGCAAGGAGTTCCTGAACAACCCGGACTGCATGAGCGTGGTCATCGGACCCGCTCCGACGGCCGGCGGAACGTTCAGGGGCGTCGCCCAGCAGGCGCGGCGTCTGGCGGACGGCGCCGGCAACGACAAGGCCGGAGACACGGGCACCAGCTTCTGCAGCACGGTCGACGAGGCCGCGGTCTCGCGCGGCGACCTGACCCTCGACTACGACACCGGCAAACCCACCGTCAGGACCCGGAACAACTCGTGGGAGAGGTATGCGGACCGCGACGGATACGTCGCCACCAGCACCGTCACCCGTTTCACATTCAAATCGGTGAAGCAGCATAGCGTGATCCACGGCAACCTGATCGACGACATCCGCTTCAGCGAGGACACGACCGTCACCTACCATGCGAACACCGGTGTCCCGGCCGATCCGGAATGGGCTGATACGACCATCGCCGGCGACTACACGATCGTAGACAACACGCACAACAGGTTCACGCGCGACGGCTACGAATTCCAGGGATGGAGCCAGGATCCGAAGGCCACGGCCGCCAGCCTCCTGGCCGGCGACGTCATCGACGTGTCGCAGTCGGGCGCCGACCTGTACGCGATCTGGAAACGGACGAAGACCGAACCGGCACCCGTATCCACACTACCCCAGACCGGCAGCGTCATCGGCCTGATCGGAGGCCTGGTAGCCGCCGTCCTCCTCACCGGGGCCGGCATCGCGTTCAAACGCCGAGGGTAAGTCTCCTGCTGACACGGGTAAACGGACGTTTCCCTGACTATACGGTAGGAGGATTCCATCGTCATGGGTCCTCCTACCGTATGGTTACATCAAGATCCAGCTGATAAAAAAAGGAATCATGGGGTGACTCTGCTGTCCCTTGCGGTTGAAGGTTGAGCTCGCCGCGACCAAAACGTTGCGCGTCCATAAGGGCAAGGATGAGGTCACGCTCCTCACTTGCACCGGTCAGGGGAACACTATGCGTTTTCTGGTCACGGGGGGAGCGTAACAGCATGCCTGATCAGGTTCCTTTGCCGGGGATGCCCCGGGTGATATGAAGCAGACTGCTCTTGTTTCCGGTATCATTGTGGCGGGGGGTGTTGGCTGTTGGTTTTTCGCTTTGTCGTGGTCGGCGTGTTTCGGGTAGGCACATGTCTTGCTGACGAAAAAAGGTGGTAGCAATTTGCATTAGTAAAAATTTATGTTACTATCTGTAGGTGGAAAACATACAACGCCTCCCAAGGAACACAAACCCCAAAAGAGACACAACCAAGGAAAGAAGAGATCTTTCATGAAACGCAGCAATCTCACCAAGATCGCAGTGGCAAGCACAGCCGTAATGGCCACCCTCGCCTCGCCTGCAATCGCCATGGCCGACGAAGCCACAACCACAGACAACCAGACCAAGCAGGCCATCGCACAGGCGCAGGACAGCGTCGCACAGGCCCAGCAGAGCACAGCGGAAGCCAATCAGGCCATCGCACAGGCATCCCCGACCGGCGTGACCGAGGCGCAGGCTAAGGCCGACGCCGCCGCAGCCGCGTTGGACACCGCCAAGCGGAACCTCGACAACGCCGCCGCCCAGCAGCAGACAGCCGCAAACAACCAGCAGCAGGCGCAGGCGAACTACGACGATGCCAGCAAGGCCCAGCAGCAGGCCGCACAGGATGCGACCGACACGGCCGACAAGATCGCCGCCGCCCAGCAGGCCGCGAACAACGCTTCCAACGCCATCAACGACGCCAACAAGGCCATGCAACAGGCCTCCGACAACCAGTCGAAGGCCGAAGCCGACAAGCAGGCCGCACAGACTGCGAAGGATGAGGCCACGGCCGAATCCGCCTCCCATCAGAAGGACGCCGACAAGGCCCAGACCGACATCGATGCGGCCGACAAGCAGGCCACGGACGCGCAGAAGAAGGCCGATCAGGCGGATACCGCCATCAGTGATGCGCAGAAGAAGGCCGACCGGGCCGACGCGGACGCGAAGCAGGCCGCGAGCGACAAGGCGGCCGCCGAGAAGGAGCTGGCCGCGGCCAAGCAGCAGCAGGCCACGGCGACCGGCGACAAGACGAAGGCCGACGAGGCGGTGAACGCCGCGCAAGCCAAGCTGGCCGCGGCCGAGCAGGCCGAGGCCAAGGCGCTTGAAGCCAAGCAGAAGGCCGATGCCAAGGTCGAGCAATTGTCCAAGGATGATGGAGGTCTTTCCGACCTGGCCGCGAAGCTCAAGGCCGCGAAGAAGGCCGCAGCCGATGCCGCCACCGCCCAGCAGAAGGCGGAACAGGCGCAGCAGGCGGCCGACAAGGCGGCATCCGACGCTTCGGCGAACGCCACGGCGAAACGGCAGGCCGCCGAACAGGCGAAGGCCGAGGCCGACCGGCTGAAGCAGGTCGCGGCGGACGCGCAGTCGAAGCTCTCGCAGGGCGCGGTCGCCTACTTCGGCGACCGGAACGCGTCGGACGCGGTCAAGGTCCTCACCGACAAGGACACGACGCTTTACCTGTCCAGCATCCAGAACGGGGGGAAGGGCGATGCGACCAGCATCGACAACATGATCGCCGCGCTCTCGTATATCAGGGAGGCGAACCAGCTTCGCGCCAAGGAGGGTCTGGCGCCGTTGAAGGTGTCGGACACGCTCATGGCGATGAGCATGGCGAACGTCGACTGGTCCGACGACAACATCGGCCATTCCGGCCAGTTCGACGTCGGCGAGAACATGGCCTGGGGTTACAAGGACCCGTTCGACGGCTGGTACACGACCGAGAAGGCCAATTACGAGAAGGACATGACCGACGGCGTGCTGGACGGCAAGGACAAGGACGGGAACGCGGTGGGCGAGACCGGCCATTATCTGAATGTCGTCAAGGGCTACACGGTCACCGGTTTCGCGATCAGCCAGAACGGGACGCTCGGCTTCGGGACCACGCACGGGCAGACGTTCCAGTACGCGGCCCCCGACCAGTCGGGGCGTGTCATGGACGTGGACGCGTATCTGGCGGATCTGACCGCATGGCGTGATTCGCTGACCAACGCGGACGCGAACTGGCAGGCCGCATTGTCCAAGAGCAAGCAGGCCGCACAGGACGCCTCCGATGCGGCCAATGCGCTGGCCGCCGCCCAGCAGTCCGCGCAAAAGGCCGCTGAGGAAGCCCAGCAGGCCGCACGGAAGGCCAAGGATTTGCAGGCTGCCGCCGACGAGGCGCAGAAAGCGTATGACGAGGCCGTGAAGGCGAACGAGGACAAGGCCAAGGCGTTGGAGGAAGCCAAGAAGGATCAGACGGCGAAGAACGAAGCGTACTCCGCCGCCCAGCAGGCCACCAAGGAAGCCCGGTCCGACGTCGATACGGCCACCGACGCCCAGACCGCAGCCCAGACGGCAGTGGACAAGGCGAACACGGCAGTCGCCGCCGCACGGGCGAAGATCGATACCGCCGACAAGCTGGCCCAAACCGCCGCCAGGAACAAGACGGATGCGGAAGCCGCGATCAAGCAGGCGAACACGGACAAGACGAAGGCCGCAGCCGACCTGGCCGCCGCCAAGACCGCGAAGGCCGAGGCCGAGAAGGCCAAGCAGGCCGCGCTCGACGCCAAGACCGTTTCCGACGCGAAGGTTGAATTCGCCGCCAAGCAGGTCAAGGCCGCCGACGAGGCCATCGTCAACGCCAAGGCCGCATACGCGAAGGCGAAGGACGACCTCAACACGGCCACCGGCAAGCTCAACGACGCCCAGAACACCATCAAGCGTCTGCAGAACGCCGAGGAGAACCTCAAGAAGGCGAACGCGAAGCTGACAGAAGCGCAGTCCAAGCTGGACGAGGCGAACAAGGCCAAGGATGAGGCCGACAAGGCATACGCCAACGCCAAGGCCGACTATGACGCCAAGCTCGCCGACAAGCAGGCGTCCGACAAGGAGCTCGCCGCCGCCAAGCAGGCCGAAGCCGAAGCCCAGAAGAAGGCCGAGGAGGAAGCCAAGAAGCAGCAGGAAGCCCAGAAGAAGGCCGACCAAGCCAAGAAGGATGCCGAAGCCAAGAAGCAGAAGGCCGAACAGGCCAAGAAGCAGGCTGCAGGTGTGACGAACAATGGTCTGGCTTCCACCGGATCGGACACCACCGCAATCGCCACGCTGGCGGCGATCATGACCATCGCCGGTGCTGGCTGCGTGCTCCTGCGTGTACGTTCCGCCAAGCATGCCGATGGATGGCATGCAGTCGAGGACTGATTCTCACCGCACCAAACGTGTTTTGCCCGCCTTCGACCCGAAACAGGGGAGAGGCGGGCAAAACCGTATTCCCACATTCCGAGCCAAAACGGTAGCTTCTTTTGTTACTATCAGAAAAAAGTCAGTGAATTGCGTGAAAGGGTCTGGCTATGAACGATGTAGGCCATGCGCCACTCCCAGGCGACGTGCTGCTACACCAATACCTGCAACCAAACAACATCACCATGTACCGTCTGGCGAAAGCCATGAACCTGCCACAAATCACTGTCAGTGGAATAATACGCGGGAAAAGACGCATCACCACAGGCCTCGCATACCAGCTCGCCTACGTGTTGGGCACGCCGCCGGAATACTGGCTGGAATTGCAGATGAATTACGACATTGAAAACTACGACAAATTCGACGAAAGCGGACTGACGGTCCTCGTTGATAATACGGTCGGCGACACTGTCCGATCAGAACGATGACGAGCAGAAGAATCCGCTAACGCCAGTTTCGTTCATGTCCGCTTTGATGGCCTCGGTTCCGCCAATTCGTTTTCCGCTGCCGCGCATTGTACTGCTGAGGATATTCTGCGCTGGCGCTTGTCCTTGTGTTTTCTCCCTCGGAGTGGCTAAATAAGGCTCGTTTCCATTGGTTTGCGTTCATGGAATTCTTTCTAGTTGGGAGAGCGGACTTCTTATTGAGAGTGATTCTTATCTGACATAATCTACATTATCGGCTAAAAGAGGATTTAGAATAATACCTCCTAGAAAAGTTCGTTTTGTATTGGTTTGCTGAGCCGTGCGTGGATCAGCTTGATATAGTCGGGGTCGAGTTCGCTTGCCGTGCATTGCATGTGTTCCAGCAGGCATGCTTCCAATGTGGTGCCGCTGCCGGCGAACGGCTCCAATACGAGGCCACCTTCCGGAGTGATGAGACGGACAAGCCAGCGCATGAGTTCGACCGGTTTGACCGTCGGATGGAGGATGCCGTCGACTTTCGGCCGTTCAGACGGTGAGGCTTTCGAACAATACCTGAAAACCGGGTAGAATCGACTCGCGCCGCCCATATCGTCATATTCGGCGCCCGTATGGGTCATGCCCCAGCCGTCACCGGGTTTCGTGCTTGTGCGTGGCTTCCCCTTGCGACTGACGGTGACGCCGGACTGTCGGTCGAGTTCCTTGGCCGTGGACTGGTCGAACAGCATGTTCGGCGTGAAACGGGCGGCAGCCGTGTAGTCGGTGCGATTCGCTTTGTCCGCACCATATACATGGTTGTCTCTCGGCCCGGAGCCGAACCGTCCATGCTGGTTCTTGCCCTTCGACTCCGCCTCGTCCGCCGTGTTGCGGAATGGGACGCGGCATGCGTCGATATGCAGTGCGCCTGTCCCGTGTCCGAGCAGATTGTGGGCGAGATTCCCGTCCAACGGCTTGCGGGCCAGACAGATGGGTTCGTGCGCGGGCTTCAGCTGGCTGTACCAGCCGGACCATCGCTCCGCCTGTTCGGTGGCGGGCGCGAGCACATCCCATTCGGATTTCGCCTTCCCGCCGTTCGCCGTGCTGCTTCCCCATCCTTTCACGTCCGAATATCCGGTGCCGTGGCGCAAACCATGCCCGACTACCTTGGTCCGTTTTGCGCCCAATTCCCTGTCCACGAGCAGGCTCGCATCCGACCCGTGCGGCATGCCGGACGCGTACACCCAGTCGATCTGGTCGCGGATTTCGAAGCCCGCATCCTCAATCGCGCAGGCGAGCCGATGATAGGTGCGGCTCGCGGCGAACGCGGCCACATGCCCTCCCGGCTTCAACACGCGCAGGATATCGGCCCACAGGGCGACGTCGAACGCGACGCCCGTCGAATCGAACGCACGGTTCATGAAACCAATCTCATACGGTGGGTCGGTGACGACCGCATCCATGCTGTTGTCCGGTAAGGAGGCGATGAGTCGGCGACAATCCCCCTTGTATAGGCGGAGGTTGTCGCCCAGATCTTCCAGCTCGATCAATGTCGGAACCGTTTAGAATTCCGGGTCGGCGCCGTCGTTGTTCGGATCCGTGCTGGCTGGCGTGGTCGTAGCCCACGGGTCCATCGCGGGCTGTGAGGGTGCCACAGGTTGCGCCGGTGTCTGTGCGGGAGCCTGTTGGCCGTAACCCTGCTGCTGGTAGTTGTTGTATGCGCCTTGCTGATAGCCGTTGTTCGGCTGCTGGTATCCGCCGCCGTAATTGTTCTGCCGGTAGCCGTTGCCGTTGGACTGTTGGCCGCTGGTCTTCTGGAATTGCGTGACGCCGAACCGGAGGCTGGGGCCAAGGTCGGTGACGATCATTTCAAGATTGCTGCGCTGTTGGCCGGTGTTCTTGTCCGTCCAGCTGTTGGTTTTCATGTATCCGGTGGCTACCACGCGCATGCCCTTATAGCAGGAGCGCATGATGTTCTGGGCAAGGTCTCCGAATGCGGCGCACCGCATGAATACGGCATCCCCATCCACTGTCTGCCCGTTACGGTCACGTCGACGCGTATTGTGCGCGATGGTGAAAGTGACCGTATCTCCCCTCTGCTCGGGGTTTGCGGTGATATTGCCTACGAGTGTGAGTGTCGGCTCTCCTGCCATGGGTTCCTGGTCTCCTTATTTTTTCTATGTGAACATATTCAGTATAACAAGCATATACGAAGAAAAGGCATGTCGGATAAGCATCAGGACAGAGGAGAAAAACCTGACACCAATCCGACATACCCCTTTTAGCAGGATGGGCTCACTCCACTACGGCGGAATGAGCCCATCAAGGTTTCTATCCGATCAGCGTGACCGTCTTACAGGCGGATACGCTTCCTCGAACCAGCCAGAGCGAGAGCGATACCAGCTCCGGCGAGGACCCCGGCCCACAGGAGCATCGGGGTGCCGACACCGGTGGAGGCGAGACCCTTCTCCTTGACGAGCACAGTCTCGTTCGACTTGCGCGCGTCACCGTAGGAGATAAGCTTGCCCGTCTGGTCGTACACCTTCTCACGCCAGTAGTAGGTGCCGGTTTCATGCACGGTCACGGTCGGCGAGTGGGCGCCGTCCACGGCGTCGACCTTACCGGTGACGGTGATGAGCACGTCTCCCGACTGGTCTCCGTTGGCCTGCTTCCACAGTTCGAATTCGGCCTTGGCTGCCTGCTCGCAGTTCCTGAGCAGGAGCTCGTCGTGCAGGTCGGCCCTGCCGTTCTCCATCGTGACCTCACCCTGGCTCTTGGTGGACACCTCGCACTTCGGCGCGTCGGGCTTCTTGCCTTGGACGCGCACGATTTCGGATGCGAGTCCGAAAGCGTGCTGCACCCTGCCGTGGGTGAGCTGACGCCAAGCCAAGGCGGCGAGCGGATTATGGTTCTGGTCGCCGGTCAGACTCGGGGTCATGACCCAATGCCAGGCGTAGGTGCCGGTGTCAGTCAACGTGAACGAGTCGGTCGTGTAGGTGCCGAACCTGGTGACGTCCTTGATGTCGGCCTCGTGAACCTTCACCGCGTTTTCGGGCACGGTGTCGGTTTCCTCGATCGCGGCGGACGGGTCGTCACTCACCTTGTAGAGGACGCCGTGGAAGTCGAGGCTGAGCGGGGTGCTCTTCGGGGTCTCGCCTTCGGTGACGTTAGTCTCCGGGTAGGTGGGCCACACGTCCTTTTCGTTGGTCTTGGCGACGACGAGCTTGTCGATGGTGGTCTCCCCCGCCTTGACTTCCTTGCTGGACACCGTGGAGTCGAGCTTCGGGGTGAGGCGGAACATGACGGTCTCATCCGCTGTGAACGGAGCCTCATGAACATCCTTGGCGAACGGATAGTCCTTGGACGGTTTGATACCGGTCTGGCTTTCCGTGTCCTGATCCTTGTTCTCGATGTCGAACACGAACGTGGCGTATCCGGATGGCAGGTTCGTCAGATCCACACCATCCTCGGCCTTCCATTGGGCGACAGGCTTGTCCTTGTCACTGCTGGAAATCAGGTAGTCGCCGGCCTTGTTCGTGGTGAACGTCGCGGTGGCGAGCTTCACGGCCTGCTTGGGCAGTTCGACGGTCTTGCCTGCGGCGGTATCCTTCTGGGCCTGTTCGGCCTGTTCGCGGGTCATGCCACCGTAGATGGCGCCATTCACGGTAAGCGTGATCTGGTTGTCTTCCGTTTCCTTGCCTTCGCCCTGACCGTCCTTGGTGTGCAGCCAGTCCTGGGTGTCGGTCTTGCCGTCACCGTTCACGTCGGTCACGCCCAGCGTGACCTTGTCGCGGATGACGCTGCCCTTTTCAAGGTAGACGACATCGGTCTTGTCGGACGCGGCCGCGGAGCCGATCTGGACGGCGGGCCGTTCGGTGCCGTCGGCGCCGGTCACCTTGCTCTGGTCGGTCTTGTAGGCGCCGCTCACGCTCGACTTGATGGTCGGCTGCATGTTGCGAACATGCTGAGTGGATTCCGCTTCCAGCACGTTGTCGGACCAGTCGTAGTCCGCGGGCAGGAACTGCCTCATGTCGGCGTCCTGCATGTCGGGCGTGATCTGCCACACCCACGTGTACCAGCCGGTGTCCGGCAGGTTCGACGGGGTGGCTCCCTTGTGGGCCTTCACGAAACCGGGGTCCATGGTGATGGAGGCGGCGTCCACATGATTGGTGGCACCATCCTTGTCACCGGTGACGGTCGCGGTCGCGGCCTTCACCCCATCCTTGACGGTCGTCCGGCCTTCGACCGGCTTCTTAGCGAAGTAGTAGAGGGTGCCGGTGCTCTTGATGGTCGCGCCTTCAATCCAGTCGCCGCCCGTCGGGTCCACATGCCAGGTCAGATCATCTTCGGGCGCATGCCCGTATTCGATGCGATGATCGGTCTGGTTGGATTCGATGGTCGGCTTGAAGTTGTTCAGCACATCGAACTGGATGTTCTTCGACACGGTCTGGGGGTCGGTCGGGCCCATCAGGTTCTGGTTCGGAGAGTCCAGTCTGATGGCCTTCGGGATCTTATGCTGAACAGTGCTAGTAACCTTGCCATTGCCTGTTGCGGTCCATGGCAGGTGGATAGCCTCGTTCGTGGTGGTGCCGCTAATCGTGCTCGTCTTGGTCTGGTCAAACACGGCCGGGCCGTTCAGGGTCACCGTGTACTGGATGCCCGCGATTTCGGCGCCGTTCCCGTTCGTGATGCTCGGGGTGACCGATCCCTTGCGTTCGCCGGTGGTGTACTTGTATGTCATGTCGAGGTTCTCGGGCGTGTTGGCGACCGCCTCATTCCACAACTCGTTCATCTTCGCCTCGTACGTGGCCCAGCTGGTGCCGTCCTTCCAGCCGAGGCGTTGGACATTCTGCAGGTATTCGGGGCCTATCGGGTCGAGCTCCCGGTGGATGAGGCCTGCGATCGCGGCCTGCGTGAGGTCGTCCTTGTTCCCGTTGTACTTGTCGGTCAGCCAGGCGAGGCGCTGCGCGTCCGGTCTGGAATTCTCGTCCGTCCACTCGCTCCACGGGCCCTCCGGCGTGTCCGTGTAGAGTACATCGGCCTGGATGCAGTACGTGTTCCTCCCGTTGACCCTGTCGACCACGCCGAGCGACTGCTCCATGTTCTCGTATTTGTTCCCGTTGCTGAACGTGATCGTGCCCAGGTTCGTCCACAGGCCCGGGTTGCCGTTCTGGATGGTGCGCTCAAACGGATCGCGCATGGAGGCCGCGTTCGCCGTGCCCGCCACGAGCATACCCGCCACCAAGGTGGCGGCGGCCGCACTGGCCGCCGCGATCGTGCGAACCACATGTCGGATTGTGGAACCGCGAGTGGGATTGTTGTTTCTCCCCATATCGTCTCCTCTGATAGGAAGGATATTTTGTCGCCAGTGATGTTCACTGGACTCTTGCGGTTTTTACCATAACGTCAAATCTTGTAATTAACCGGTTTTTCATTGAAATTGACCGATATTTTTTGTGAGCGGCCACCTTACCGTTGCGCTTGCAAGCTCATACCATTGGATGCAGTCTGAAATTGTCCACGAAACAAGGCTTATCGGCGACCATGCACTGGAGGCACGGTTCAGCCTGACAGTCAGCGACATAGTATAAGGAAAAAGACAAATGAATGAGAAAGAAGAACCTATGAACATGAACGTCACGCCGCCGGTTGAGCCGGTGACGGAATTCGAAGTCCCCCTGCCTCCGGATCGTAAGCGTCCGAAGTGGCTGGTTCCGTTGATTGCGGGGGGTACTGCCGTCGTTGTTTTGGCGGCTGTCGGCACCGGCGGATACCTGTATTGGAACCATGATCGGTTGACGGCGGCTTCAGGGGAATGCGCCACCTCATACGACAAGGCGGTGAAGGCGCGGAAGAAGCTGACGGAATACCTGAAATCGGACGCCTTGAAGACCGCGGTCACGGTCAGGGAGTCGGAGGTCAAGGACGCGAAAACGGTCGGGATGTTGGCTTCGACGGTGAAGGCTGCCGAGAAGACGAAGACGACCGTTCCGGAATGCCCCTCCGGCGATCGGGCCGATATCGAGGCGATGACGAAGGAGATCGACGGTCTTGCGGCCGCATATGCGAAGACCGTGAACCTGGTCGCGAACAGGGCGGATGCCGTGAACGGTTCGAAACTCGACAAGACCGTCGCCGACGCGACCAAGGTCCTGAATGATTCGAAGGGCAGGGTGAAGGACGACAAGACTCGCACCGCATTGGAGCACGCCATCAAGACGAAGGACGGGAAGACGATCTCGGATGCGGTGAAGGCGGTCAACGACTCCATCAAAGCCAAGTCGGACGCGGACGCGAATGCCGAGGCCGAGAAGGCGAAGCAGACGGCCGACAATGCTGCCCAAGCGCAGACGGATAACAGCGGCTCCTACACGGGCGGAACAACCGGAGGATACACCGGATACACCGGTGGCGGCTACACGCAATCCCAGGGCGGTGGCTACACGTACACTCCACAGCAGTCCACAGGTGGTTCGACCGGAGGCGGTTATACGCCGCCCCAGCCGCCGACGCAACCGCAGCCCACGCCACAGCCGCCCCAGGGCGGCGGTGATGACGGGTACGAGGATATTTGCTGGGCTGTTGACACCAGCGGCAAGCCGGGTGTCCAGATTCCCTGCAATTGATTTCCTGCTTCCTTCCGGTTTCCTTTTCGGATGGAGCGGCGCGTTCCATCCGTGAATCGGTAGACACCAGCGGTAAGCCTGGCACGTGGATTCCTTGTAGCTGATCTTCTGCTGTTCGTTTCCCTCTTTAAGAGCGAGGGGTGACGCATCCCCATGAGAATAGGATGCGTCACCCTTGTCTTTTATAGAACTGTCGTTTCAATCTTGTCTTTTTAGTAGGAGCCGGATGCGGCGAATAGGGTGCCTGCGAACACGCTCCATAGGATGAAGAGCACGACGTTGATGATCGCTGAAACCAGTGCGCCTTTGCCTGCCATGCCCGCATCGCCAAGACGGTCGTTCTTCCAGATCATCCACAGAATAAGCCCGACCAGAGGAATGAAGAAGCCGAGAACAGCCCAACCGAAGGAGCCTGCGTCGGCCGGGCTGGCTGCCCGTAGGCGCTCATGGTCGACGACGATGGTGACGTGCGTGTAGCCCTTCCTGTAGCTGGTCTCGTCCGCGCCGATCGCGTGCAGGCCGTCGAACGGCGACGGCATCGACGCCCTCAACCGTTCGGCGGCCCTATGGGCGACGTCTCCGGCGGCGCGCCACGCGACGTGCGGGAAACCGTTCAAGGTTGAACATGCTGTTCATCAGACGCTTTTTGACTGTGTTCTTCCTGGTCGTCAAACATCCCACCCAAAAAGCGCTCTTCTCTTACTCCCACAACGGTTCAACAATGAACCATCACCCACGAAAACAGCAATAGCGCCGTTTTTATTGAAATTGACCGGTTTTTCCGGGTTGCGGCCACTCCGCCGTCCGGCTTGCATGCGCACGGCGGCGGATGCAGTCTGGAACCGTCCAATGGAACGAGGTTCGTCGCCGGTCGCCCATCAGGAGGCAAGGCCCGGTCGGGCCGGCGACGGCATACTATGAGGAGGAACGAATGCACGGAAAAGAGGAAACCATGAACACGAGCATCACGCCGCCGGAGCAGCCGGCGACGGTATCCGAGGCCTCGCTGCCTCCGAGGGGGAACCATCCGAAATGGATGGTTCCCGCGATCGCCGCGGGTTGCGCGATCGTCCTGGCCGCGGCGGGCGCGGGCGGATACGCGTGGTGGAGCCATGATCGGCTGGCATCGGCTTCCGGGGAATGCTCCGCCGCGCATGCGAAGGCCGTCAGGGCGCAGGGGAAGCTGACGGACTATCTGGAGTCGGACGCCCTGAAGGCCGCGGTCTCGGTGAAGACGGATGAGGTGAAGGACGCGAAGACCGTCGCCGTGCTGGCCTCGAGCGTGAAGGCCGCCTCGGAGTCGAAGACGGCCGTGCCCGGATGCCCGTCCGGGAGCCTGACCGACATCAGGGCCGTGTCGAAGGAGCTTGAAGGCTTCGCCGCCGCGTATTCGAAGACCGTGAAGGAGGTCAAGGGCAAGGCGGACGCGGTCGATGGTTCGAAGCTCGACAGGATCGTGGCCGATGCCTCGAAGCTGCTCTCCGATTCGAAGGGGAAGGTGAAGGACGACAAGACCCGCACCGCCCTCGCGGACGCCATCAAGACCAGGGACGCCGACGGGATCGAGAAGGCCGTGAAGACGGTCAGCGATTCCATGAAGGCGAAATCCGACGACGACGCGAAAGCCGAGGCCGAGAAGGCGAAACAGGCGGGCGAGAACACGGCCCAGACGAATAACGGTGGCGACACTACGGGCAATGCCGCCGGAGGCTACACCGGATACACGCAATCCCAGGGCGGATACGCGTACACGCCGCAGCAATCCACCGGTGGCGGATACACGCCCGCACCACAGCCGCAGCCCACGCCGCAGCCGCAGCCCACGCCGCAGCCGTCCCAGGGCGGCGGCAACGGTGGCTCCAACGGTGGAGACGGTGGATGGTATGAAGATAGTTTTTGCGGTGTGCTTGGCAGCGATCCTGTTCCCTGCTGATTCTTTTCCTTCCTGTTTCCTTTTCGGATGGGGTGGCGTGTTCCATACGTGGATCGCGCCACCCCATTGTGTTCGACCGGATGAATTGACACTTCGAATTGATAGATTAATTATTGGGTGGTAAACTCAAACTCAGATTTCAAAATCAAAATGCGGCCGGAAAGTCAAGTACGGTTGCCTTGTTGCTTGGAGGTCTTTTGGAACGACTTGAACTGATTCGCCAGAGCCTTGCGCCGATCAACGACGCCCTTCCGACGCTGTTGCCGCAGGCCAGGCTCCGCTCGCTCTCCGCCATGGGTACCCTTGGCACCTCTCACACCGAGTATCCGAAACTCTACGCGGACAGCTTCAATGCCACGCTTCGCGCCGAGCTTGCCGATGATCCGATCGACGACTGGAAGATTACAGGCTCCGCTTCCTGTCTTCATCTGCGCAATACGGACACCGGCCTCAAGCTCCGGTTCCTCAAGGAGTTCAAATTCGAGGGAAGCGTACCGCCGGCTGGCATGAATCGACTGCGCAGGGAGGCGTGGGCTCAGCCGGTCCTGCTTGATCAGGAGGTTTCCGGCGTCCGGCCGCTCAAGGACTCCGAAATCGTCCTCGTCTGGACTGAGACCAATGGGGTGTTCCACTGCTCCGCCTATCAGCCAACTGGCACCGGACGGTTCCCCAAAGGTGCCCCGTGTATCGCCCTCATGGTTCTGCCGATGGAGGGCAACTTTGAAGACATGTCCTTCAACGGCGGAGATGAGGATAATGAGCTGCTGGTCCCGCGTTCAAATATCATTGTTCAGGAAAGAAAGAAAGAGACGGTCCAATGAACGAGTTCAACCCCGCACGCATCGAACTTGCGCGGCAATATCGGGGTTGGACCAAGAAGGAGCTTGCGGAACGCTGCGGCATGACCCCGACCTACATCGGGAAGTTGGTTGCCGATCCGACTGCCCGTCTGACCGAATCAAGCATCGAGAAGATAGCCTACGCGACAAGTCTTCCCTTGTCCTTCTTCATGTTGCACGCAACTGACATGGATCGGAAGCATCTCGCCTTCCGGCGCAAGAAGAAAATCACCAAGAACCTCGACAACCGCATCTGCGCGGAATTCGAGATACTGGCGGACACAATCTCCAGAGTCAGGGCAATGTCAGACGTGCCAGATGAAACAGCATCGTGGCTGGATGAGGTTGCACCGACCTCGGCACCCCAAGCACAGGGTGTCCGCCGGGTCGCGGCCGACACTCGCGCCATACTGGGGCTTCCCCCCACGGGTGCGGTGAGCAATGTGATACGAAGCGCGGAGCGCAAGGGAGTCGTCATTGCTCCTCTGACAGTGGACGTGTCCGATGCGGTCAGCGATGGCGTGACCTATCCCGGCAAGACCCTTATAGGCTATTTCCCCGAGAGCAAACCGGGAGACCGACTCAGATTCACTATCGCCCACGAGCTGGGACATCTGGTGCTTCATCGGTACCGCCGTCCAAAGGACGTGTCCCTGATGGAGCGCGAGGCCAATGAGTTCGCCGGTGAATTCCTTCTACCCGAGCCCGACGCGCGAGCGGTTCTCAGCTCCAGCATGATGCTGGAGGATTACCGGTATGTGAAATCCGGTTGGGGGATTTCCATCGCCGCGACCGTGCGTCGCGCCTTCGACCTGGGTGTGATTGACGGGAACAAATACAAGTCCTTGTACGTTCGCATGGCGCAGCGTCATTGGACGAAACACGAGCCGGTGGAAGTCAGAGCAGAACATCCGATACTCTTTGCCCAGATGTTGGGCCGTGCGTTCGGAGGACTGGATGGCACAGGCCATTCCATAGTGCCGAGGTCTGGGTTAGAGGGATTCCTCGGCATTCCCTTCGAACTGGCGAACGACTGGTGTGACAACGGGCTGACGGAGAGAACCGAAAGTTGGAGAATGTGACGTGCCCCCTCCACCTGACCGCTTGCATGGTCTGAGGTGGGGGCTTCTCGTTCAAGGCATCCGATGATGCCAGTATCAGCGAGCTACCCCCCGTGCCCCACGGTTCGATACCTGTTGTTCTCATGCGGCGTCAATACCAAATGTCGCGTTCACATAGTCGGCAAGTTTGCCTTCCCTGGCGAGCTGCGCGGGCAGGCTCCCCACTCCCCGTGCGTCCATATTCCCGGTTTCCGTGACGGTATCGGCCTTGAAGATCGCGGTCGTGTCAGTGGGGATTCGCAATACCTCCCGGTGGAACATGTCCATCACGTCGGCCGACTCCCGTTTGCCGTGATCCACGTCGAACAACGCCTGTTCCATGCGTTGAGCTTTGACTTCTTTCTCGTCAAACGAATGTACGGGTATCGCCCATTAGCGCCGCAATGCGGACGGTACCCGTAAACATGTGGCTCACACGAACATCTGCTGGAGCAGACCCTTCTTCAGTTCCTGCCACTTCGCCAACTCGTCCTTCGCCTTGCGGATGACCTCATCCATCGAAGCGAGGCAGTCGGCGATTTTGCGCTGTTCGCCCATTTCGAGAGGAAATACTACTGTGACATTTCTAAGCTCTTTGGCTTGAACATGAACCACAGATTTTCCCTGTGCAATACAAGAAATAGCCTTATTCGCCTGATGATTAAGGAGATAGCTCATGATACGGCCGTCGATTTCATCCACTGTACGATAAATATATAAATCGCCAGCCAAAATCACGCCTTCTTTCATCACGCACGTTGCCGTGGATATTTCTTCCGGCGTTTCTCCCGAGGTCGGAATCAATACATCACCAATCTTGCTACGGTATTTATCGTCAACGTTTCTGTTCGTTGAACGCGCTATCTCATAAGCAACTTCCCCATACGTTGTATATAGCTCTCCGTACAAAATCATAGGATTTCCCTCTGGAGCGATATCCGCCTTAGATAATGGAGCGCCCTTGATAAATTCCCCCAAATCTCCCAGCGTCTTCTCTTCCCAATCCGGGAAGTCGCTCCCGTCGTCGGCCTTGAACCTGACCTCCTGACTGAACAGCTTCTGCATCACGCCCTTCTTGCGCTGCTCCCACGCATCGACCTCCGCCTGCTGCGCGGCGATGACCGCATCGACGGCGGACAGGAAGTCGGCGATCTTGCGCTGCTCGGGGAGAGAAGGCAACAATACGGGAATACCTTCCATCAAGGCTACTGTCATCCCTACTCGGTCATGCCTCGCTCCACTTTGAGCACCGTGAGTCACTATATACGGATGCCATCTGTTGGTCTTGAAGTACCATGAAAGATATGGTGCCATCTCATCATCGTAGGGAGTGAGACACGTGTACAGAGGAGACACGATGCCAACCTCATCCCGCTCATAAATGTTGAACGGCCCAAATGGGGCACTTGCCGACTTTCTTGGGTTATAAACGAAATCCCCTTTTCGGATGACGGTATAACCTTTGGTATTACCGTCAACGGCTATGTCCTTGTCGAAGTATTCCCTTTGGGGAACCAAGCCCCTCTCGGCGGAGTTCGTTATCACATTATTGATGTGGCTGTCTTTGTTTTTCTCGGTTACAAATGTAAACAACTCTCCAAGTGTCTTATCTTCCCAATCCGGAAACTCGCTTCCGTCATCGGCTTTGAATCTCAGTTTCGGTTCTCCCATGCTTACACCTCCTTCAGAACCAAATGGATATACATTTCGAATACTGCCAGTAGGAACAAATCTTCCATCGTATCTATGGTTTCTCCCGCATATCTTCCCGGCGTGCCGTATTTCTTATCTGAATCCTTATCCTCGCTGCCGTATGTTGCGATGAACTGCGCAAGGACCGTTGCAAACTGACATGCTTCGTTTTCCGGCGTCACCTTGAACCCATATTTGCGCTCAAGGTCGGAAATAGGGTGTTCGGAACCATCACCCCGGAGCGATTCGCTTAATACATCTGCGATACAGCTTTCATAAGATGAGGTGCCATCAAAATTCACGGCGAGCGGACCAGTCATATATGGAGGACGATAATTGATTCGCTCAACGGGAATCTTCTCGCCGCCATAGCATTCGAGGCTGCGTAGCACGTACTTGCCCCCGTCATAGAACGGAGACTCATCGTCATGGAAATGCGTGCGCAAGACTTCCTCCACTGCTTTAATGCATCGCTCAAAAAGCCCCTTTTCCTCCGTGACGCGCAAATCCAGTCCGCAGTATTCAAGGACACGGTTCTGTGCTTCGAGCGTCATGCAGCAAAACTCGCGGTACATCTCGCGCGAATAGTAGTGCAGGTCGTTATGCATCGCCGCCATCGCGCACAGAGGAATTAGGCCGCGGTCTGCGTAATGCTTCGATATGAAGGAAACCGCCTGAGACTTCACTTCCTCGGCGTGGCGTCGTTCGTCGCGCTCATCCTGACGTCGCTCAAATTTCTCCATGCGACCGCTTTGCCACAGCTGCAGGCCCGCAATCGCGATGGTCACGACGAGGGAAATCGAGGCGCAAATTATGCTTATCCAATCTGAACAGGTCAATTACGCCTCTCCTCTCACAGCCCCAGCTCGCGCAGCATCGACTCCGCCTTATCGACGGCGGTCTTCTTCTCGCCCTCGATACGCTTGATGTCGTCCCGCACGGCCTCGAGGTCGACAGGTTCTTCCTCCTCGTACGTATCCACGTAGCGTGGGATGTTGAGGTTCCAATCGTTTGCCTCGATCTCGGCCATATCCGCCACGTGGGCGAACTTCTCGACATCCTCGCGATTCGTGTAGGCGTCCACGATCTTCTTGATGTGCTTGTCCTCAAGCGTGTTCTGGTTCTTGCCGGGCTTGAACTCCTTGCTCGCGTCGATGAACAGCACGTTGCCGCTGTTGCCGTTGCGCTTGGACTTCAGCACCAGCAGGCACACAGGGATGCCCGTGCCGTGGAACAGGTTCGGCGCAAGGCCGATGACCGCATCCAGACGGTTCAAATCTCTCACGATGTACTTGCGGATGACCTCTTCGGCACCGCCTCGGAACAACACGCCGTGGGGCAGGAGCACGGCCACGCGCCCGTCGTCGTCCATGTGATGGATCATGTGCTCGACGAAGGCATAGTCCGCATGAGACTTCGGCGGCAGCTTGCCAGCACCGGAATACCTCGGGTCGTCCAGCAACGCCGGGTTGCCGTCGTATTTCAGCGAGTACGGCGGGTTGCACACCTGCACCGTCATCTTCACGTCGCCATACTTGTCCTCGCGCAGCGTGTCGCCCTTGTAGATGTCGAAATGCTGGTAATCGACGCCGTGCATCAGCATGTTCATGCGGGCGAGGTTGTACGTCGTGGCATTGTTCTCCTGACCGTAGAAATGCCCCACGCGCCCTGTCGTGAGGTGCTTCTGCACTTCAAGCAGCATGGACGCCGATCCGCAGGTGCAGTCGCCCACGGTCCGCGCCTCGTCCAGCCCCACGGTCGCCAACGTCGCCACCAGCTTCGAGGGTCCGGTCGGCGTGAAGAACTCACCACTCTTCTTGCCAGCATCGGACGCGAACAGTCCGATAAGAATCATGTACGCCGTGCCCAGCACGTCGAACTGTGAATCCGCCAGTTTGAAGTCAATCTCGCTGATTTTCACGATGACCTTCGCGATGAGCGACGTTCTCGCCGACACCGTGTCTCCCAAGTCAGGGTCTTGCAGCTTCATGTCGTTGAACAGGCCGGAAAACGCCGCCTCAGACGCCTGCCCCATGGTGGAGCCGGTCAGCTCGTTCACGGCACGCTCGTAATCCTCGACATTGAAGCGGTCGGCGTCGCCGTCGGGCCGGACGATCTTGCGTACCAGCTCGCCGAACAGGTTCTCGGGTCGGATGATGTACCCCAGATGATCGATGGACCACTGCTCGACCACCGGGCTGTAATCATCGTCCATGAACGCCTGCTCGTAAGTCAGACCGTCTTCCTTCAGGATTTCCTGCATGTAGTCCTCGGTGCGCTCCGACAGATACCTGTAGAAAATAGTCCCGAGGATATAGTTTCGAAACTTCGTGGAATCCATGTTCCCGCGCAGGTCATTGGCGATGGCCCAGAGCTTCTGGGACAGCTCGCTCGCCTGCGCCTGATACTTCGTTGAGTCAATCATAAGTCTACTCTCCTTCTGCCTTGTAGCGGCTATATGTGCTGATGACGAACTCCTTGATGGCGTTCGTCATCTTCGTGATCTTCAAAAGCCCCATGCGGTACGACGCGAGGCGCTTGCGGATATCCTCTTCGGAAATACTCCTGCCGAAGGTGTACTCCGAAAAGATGTCCAAGACGTCCTTCGCCTCAAGTCCCTTCTCGTAGGCGAAGGACTCAATCTCCGCTTGCAGGCTCTCGCGCTCGAACTGCTCGTATGCTTGGCTCACGTCGATGCCGTCCGGCAAATCGTAGAACCTCGTGCGGATGAACGCCTCCATGATGTCCTTCTTCGCGCGGAGGGCGTCGTTGTCGGAACGCTCGATCTCGCGCATCACCAAGTCGATGTCGCGGGCACGCTCCTCTTCGGACTTGCCCCCGTCGTGGGCGGACTTCAGCAGGCTCAGGATGTACATCACGTTGATGCGGTCGGTGCGCACCAGTTCCACATCGAAATCGACGTCTACCGGCACGGGAACCTTCGGATCCTTCTTCTTGGCCTCGTCGTGATAGTACAGATACCAGCTCTTGTAGCCTTCGTATTCCTCATCGTCCAGCACGACGGACAAATCCGCCCAATCGAACTTCCCGAAGGTCTTCAAGGTCGCCAGCGTACCTGACATCGCACGGAACGCCACCACGAACTTGCGGATGTCCTCCTCGCTCTGAAGCTGCCCCGCATCGTCGACCGTCTGCGCCGCCTTGCGCAGCTGGACTTCCTGATTCATCCACTGGTTCACGTAATACTCGTAGCTCTCCAGCAGGTATTCGTTCGGGTCGCCGTCACCGGAGAACAGCCGCAGCGCATCGTCCTGCGCCTTCTTGATGTCGCGGTAGGACACAATCTGCCCGAACTGCTTCGTCACCTTGTCCACGCGGTTCGTGCGGCTATACGCCTGCACAAGCGTGTGCCAGATGAGATTCTTGTCCAGATACAGCGTGTTCAGCGGCTTCGCGTCGAACCCGGTCAGCATCATGTTGACCACCAGAAGGATGTCAGCCTGCGGAAGCTCCTTCTGTTTCATGCGCTTCGCGATGTCCTTGCGATAGGCATCGAATGAATCCAAGTCGAATGCCGTGCCGAACATTCCGTTATAGTCGGCCATACAACGGGCCAACAGCTCTTGAGAATGCTCGTCACCGCCCTCGTCCATGTCCTCGTTCGCCTGATAGGTGAAAATCGCCGCGACCTTGTACCGCTCACCCTCCGGTCGGGCATCATTCAATGCCTTGAACGCATCGTAGTACCTGCCCAGCGTCTTGATGGAATCCACGGCGAACAGCGCCGTGTAGATGTCCTTGCCCTGCGGATGGACGTGCTGCTCGTGGTGCTCGAAAATATCCTCGGCAATCACGCGGATGCGCTCGTCGTCGTGGTATAAAGACTCCAAATCCAGATTATGTCGGCGGCAGTAGTCAGGGTCGTCCAGCTGCTCCGGGTCGATGCCCTTTGCCGAGATTTCCTTCGCGAAAATCGTCCGCTGGTACTCTACCGAGAAACGCAGGACGTTGCCGTCCGCAATCGCGTCCTTAATCATGTAGCGGTGCAGGCAGGCGTCCAGCTTCGATCCAGCATAGAACACATCAGCGGTCGTTCTGCCGTCCTTGCCCTTGTTTGCCTCGAAGATGGGCGTTCCCGTAAAGCCGATGTAGTTCGCGTTGTGGAAGTGGCGCTCAATGTCTCCGTGCATCTTGCCGAACTGGCTTCGATGGCACTCGTCGATGATGAACACTACCTTCTTGTCGCGGTACGAATCCATCAGCCTTTCGTATCGCTTGCTCTTGACGGCGTTCGCCATCTTCTGAATCGTCGTCACGATGAGGCCCCGGTCTGCCTGTCCCAGCTGCTTCACCAGCACGGCCGTCGAATCCGAACCGTCCACGCATCCCTTCTCGAAGGAGTTGTACTCGTCGACCGTCTGGTCGTCCAAATCCTTTCGGTCAATTAGGAAGATGACCTTGTCCACCCTCGGCTCATCGCGCAGAAGCTGCGCCAGCTTGAACGACGTCAACGTCTTGCCGGATCCCGTGCAGGCGAAGACGTACCCATTCTGGTTCGACTCCAGCACGCGCCGTTTTGCCGCCTTCACGGCGTAAATCTGATACGGGCGCATCACCATCAAGACGGGTTCCGTTGTCTTGATGACCATGTACTTGTCCAGCATTTCCGTGATGGTCGAACGGTGCAGGAAGTCCGCCGTGAACTCGTCCAGCTTGTTGATGCGCTTGTTCTTGTCGTCCGTCCAGAAGAACACGAGGCTCTTCAGAATCGGGTTGTACGAGCCGCCGTCCATCTCGTTCTCGTTGCAGAAATACTTCGTCTGCACCGAATTTGACACGACGAACAGCTGTAAATACCGGAACAGGCCCTTGAACGAGAACTTGCGGTATCGGTTGATCTGGTTGATTGCCTCGTTGATTTCCACGCCGGGACGCTTCAGCTCGACCTGCACCACCGGAAGGCCGTTGATGAGAATCGTCACGTCGTAACGGTTCTTGTACGCAACGTCGTCCTTGTGCTCCTTGTCCATCGTGACCTGATGCGTCACCTGATAGATGTTACGGTCGGCATCGGAACTGAAGAAGTCCAGATATACGGTCTTGCCGTTGTCCAGCGTCAGAACGTACTTGTCTCGAAGAATCTTCGCCGATTCGTAGACGCTTTTATTCTCCACGTGAATCATCACGCGTCCGAACTCGGCATCCGAGAAGGATGCCTCACCCTTGGTCTCGGTTAGCTTCTTTGTGTTGAACGCCGCGAGCTGCTTGCGGAAGTTGGCCACGACATCGTCGTAATCGTCCATCTTGATGAACTCATAGCCGATGCTCTCGAGCCTGTCGATGAAAAGGCTCTCCACATCGTATTCCGAAACATGTGCCATTTACTTCTCCGCCCCCTTCTGATGCTCCGCAATCCATCCGTGGATAATCGCAGCAATCGTCGTTTCCTTCTCAGCAGCCATCATCTTGAGTGCTTTCTTGTCGCTCACTGTAAGGGATAGCGAGAGGGTCGTGCGCTTTTCTTCGACGGCGGGAGTATCGGCGGAAACGGTTTTTTCTATCTTCTTCTGCTCGGCCTCGCGGTCGGTAGCATTTTTCTCGAACATGTTCGCCACGGCTTAGCTTCCTTTAATTATTTAATCATTTGTATAATGATACATCTTTTTTTGTCTCATTTGTTGAGGCCCAACATGCCCCTGACCTGCGATTATTCCGCCGGAAACTCCGAGAACATGCGAGAAAAACACCCATTCCGTAGTCGAGATGCGGGTTGGATCTGCGGCGTGCCCCGCGTCGGTCGTAGCTTTTTCGTTGGCTGGCGCAAGGGCGCATGTCCCCGCCTTAATAGAACATTTGTTCGAACTGGTTCGGTTTTGTTCCGGGAAGGCGGTAGGACATGGCTTGGAGATTCGTCACGCACGCATGCGGGCACCAGGAACGGATCAACGTGGACGGCCCATACGTGGTCGTCGAACAGCGGGTGAGGAACGCGGAACGGGTGTCATGCCCCGCCTGCATCGGCATCGCGTCCCGGCAACGCAACAGGCTCGACGGGTTCTGCGAACTGTGGGGCTCCAAATCCCAGTGCGACCGCGCGGAGCCGATACGCCGCCGCACCCTCAGCCAGGTCGACGTGCTCGCCCGCCACGCGCGCATCGAGGATCGTGACGCGTTCGCCGAACTACGCAAACAGGTGCTGCGCATGAACGACGCGGCATGGTGGATCGAACACAAAAACGACGCGGCCACCATGCTCGCCCAGGACATCGAGCTTTAGGATTACGGAAAGCTGAGGAAGCCCGTGGACTTCGACTCCAAGAGACTGGACGTCCCATGTTCCGAAGAGGCGTATCTTCGCTTCAAAAAAAAAGGATGCCTTTCGGCATCCCTTGTTGATGTCATGCTATAGGAGCCGGTTTGCAGGAGGGTCCCGCATGGCATCAAGATTCAACGTGGGGTTTGACAGGGGAGGGTGTTTGCATCTCCTGCCAAACCTTCGATGGAGGTCAGGAGTTTAGCGGCTGATCGGATGACGCTTCGCTGTCATCGGCTTCCGGGGCCGGGGTCTCGTCCGTGGCCTTGCCCTTCGGCTTGCGGACAGCGACCGTGATTCCCAATGCTCCGCCGATGATAGCGAGGATGCCGATGAGCCAGCCAACCCAGCCGATTCCCACGCCGGTGGAGGCGAGCGGGTTCGCGCCGTTCACCGGCGGCTTGGAAGTCGTGCCGTCATTGTTGTTCTGGCTTTTGTTTCCGGCATTGTCACCAGGGTTGGTGGTGGCTCCGCCATCATCCTTGCCTTGGTATTCGAACGTCCAAGTGACGGTCGTGCCGTCCTTGGAAGCGGCGAACACCAGCTTCGAATCGGATGCGGTCTTGTCAAGCTTCCAATCGGACGGGACGTTCGAGATCTTCACCTCGGCGCCCGTGGCGACCCTGTAGGTGCCGGATTTCGTCGGGTCGAAGCTCGGGAGCGGTTTCCCGTCGACGGTCGCGGTCACGCCCTTCAATGCGTCCACGCCCGTGGCGGGCTTGTCCGGATCGGTCGTGGAATCGTATGTGAACGTCCACGTGACGACGGTGACGTCGCCCTTCTTGATGTCGTAGGACAGGGTGCCGGGTTTCGCGTCAAGATTCTTATAGCTCGCCCAACCGTCGGGCAGGCCGGAGAGTTTCACCTCCGCGCCGTCGGGAATGGTCCATGTGCCGGTCTTCGTCGGGTTGAACCCGTCGACCGGTTTCCCGTCGGCGGTGGCGGTCACGCCCTTCAGCTCGCCCGGATCGGCTTTGCTGCTCGCATCCTGTGAGGCGGTGTGCAGCGTGTATGCGACGGTGCCGCCGCTCTTGCCCTTGATCGTGACCCGGTATGCCATGTCGCCGGAGGACGGCTTGTCCTTCGCGATCTTTCCGTCGACGAGCCAGCCGGTGGCGTTCGTGTCGATCTCGAGCGGCGCGCCCATCGGCTTCAGCAGTCCCGTGTTCGAGGTGGGGATCTTGCCTGCGACCGTGTCGAGTGCCGATTCCTTGACGCCGTAATAGTCGGTGGTGGATGGGTCGAACCCGTCGATGCCCAGGGCGGATGCGATCTTGTCCTTGTGATTGTTGAGGAACGCCTTCTCTTCGGTGCTGAACTTGTCGAGCGGATTCGGAGCCGTCGAACGGGCCGAAATCGACGAGGACGGGTTCCCCGATACCTGATCCGCGAAAGCGGTGGGCAACACGATCATGGGGCTTACGGACAGGGCCAGGCCAAGTGCTACGGCGACAATCCGTTTTTGTTTCATCATGTTCTTTCCTTTTCTTGTTTTTTGCCCGACATTTCACGCCGAGTCAGAAAAAATAATGGAAGGCTTGCGACCGCATCAGGTCGCAAGCCGTTGCTATTAGAAGCTGCGTCCGCGCTGGCGCCGACGTGCAACGAGTCCGAGAACCGTTCCCATAGCCATCAACGCCATCGACAGGAGCGCTACGGTTCCGCCGCCGACGCCTGTGGAGGCGAGTCCGAGCGCGTTGTTCCCGTTGCCGCCGAATGGTTTGCGGGTGACATGCACCTTGTAGGTGGTTTTGACCAATCCGTCACCGGATGTGACAGTAATGGTGGCGTCCGCACCCTTCTTCTCGGTGCTGACGGTCATGCCGCTTGCCTTGTCGTACTGCGGGGAGACCATCCATTCGTCCGGATCGTTCACGGATGCGTTGTACTCGTGTCTGGCCGGGTCGAAGCCCTTGACGGCCGTACCGTCCACGAGGATGCCGGTGAGCTGCGCCTTGTGCGTGGCCGCCGTGATGTAGGTGACGGTGTACGTGTGTTGCGCGAAGGTCGAGCCGTCCGGCGCGAGCACGTTGACCGTGTACGTGTAGGTCATGCCCTCATGTGCGACGGTGACGGTCGCGGATTGCCCGTTCTTCGGCTCATAGGCGAATGTTCCACCCTCGGGAATCTCGTAGGAACCCTTGTCTGATACGACGTATTTGCCGTCCTTGCCGGTGTAGCCGTGCGATGCAAGATTGGTGTCCTGCTGGCTTTCCGGGTCCACCGTGGAATCCTGCTTCGCTGGGTCTGCCGGCTTGAATTCGGTGACGGCGGTTTTCACCGGCCTGGTCACTGTCAGGCTGTAGGTGCGGCTTACGCCGGTTGCGGTGTCGGTGACGATCCATTCCTGGCGGGTGGATTGCGCGTTCTGCGTGATGTTGCCGCCCTTGATGGTGACTCCGTCAGGCGCTTCGGGCAGCACATACGGGCTTGGATCCTTCTCCCCCAGTGCGAGCACGTAGTCGAGCCGGTTCGGATCCCAGTTGTCGATGAGGTCGCCCTTCGTGTTCTCGCCGGTCTTGTTCACGTACAGTCCGGTGAGTTTCGCAGGGGAATCTGCTTTCAGGTCGGCCGGCTGGAATTTCACGTTAACCGTGTAGTCGGCTCCGTTCACGTTCACCTTGAGCACGCGGGAGGCACCCTCTCCGAGCGCGAGCGTCGGCTTGGATGCCTGGGCGTCGACACCGTGGGTGAGGCCCAGCGTGTAGCTGTCGCCGACCGCATCGGCCGGTAGGGTCAACGTGTATTCATGGGTGCTGGGGTTGAATTTCGCATTGAAGTCTTTGGCCCCGTCGTATACGGCGGTTTCGCCTTTAGCGTCGGTGCGGGTCACGATCAGGCCGGTAAAGCTCTTATCCTGGGCTCGATCCGCGGTGACATCCACTTCCACCGGCACGGTGACGCTTTTCTTGCTGGCGTCATCCTGGATGGTGACTTCGCCGGAAGCTGTTCCGGTGAGGCGTACGAACTTGCTGGCGGTGTCGCCGGTTCCCTTATCGATAACCTGCACGTCTTTGCCCCATTGGATGGGCAGTGTGGTCTTGATGCCGGTGAGGGTCACCGTGTCCGTGCTGGGCTTGTTGGATTCGTCCAATGTCGGACCGGCGTAATCCGCATGGTATTTTCCGTCATCAGACTTGGTGAGTTCCGTTTCGGTGCCGTCCACGGTCACCGGGGTGCCCGAGGTGTAGGCGAACGGCAGTGTCACGTCGAATGCCGGAGTGTTCTTCGTCGCGTCGGCGGCATGCTTGTAGACGGCGGTGCCGGATACGTTCAGCTGGCCCAGCTTGTCGCCGGATTTCACGGTGACGTTCTGGTACTCGGGTGTCAGCTTGATGGTGGTTGTCCCGTCGGTGACGGTGATGTCGCCCGGATAGGAGGCGACTTCGGGCAGGTCCTTGGATGCGGTGTCACCGTTCACGTCGAGAGGGTATGTCTCGCCTTCAACGGCGGCGTTCCATTGGGCCGCTTGGTCTTCGACGATTTCATAATCCGTGACGGTCAGCGTGAACTTGGGCGCGGAATCGGCGGCACTGGTGTAGACGACGGGGCCGCTGATTTTCCCGTCCGTAGGTTTCTGGCCGGTGGTCAGAGTGATCTGGGACTTGTCTGTGCCGGACACGATCACCTGGTTTTGGAACTTGCCTTTGACCTTGGGGACGGTTGCCGTGTAATCGCCTTTGCCGTCCTTCGTGAAGTCGACTGGCGTGCCTGCCACGGTGGTCGTGTATTTGACTTCCTGCGTGGCTTGGGCGGCGTTGTTGCCGGTGTTGCCGTTCGCGGTGTTTTCGTCGGCGGTGGCCGTCATGACGCCGGGCCCCGCCATGCCGAGGGTCAATGCCGCGACGGTGGCGATGGTGCCCGCATTGCGCAGACCGCTGCTGTTACGTTTGGTCATTTCGAGGGTTCTCCTTGCCTGAGTTTTCTCAAACAGTTCCCACTGTAACCTCAGGGTTTGTAATTAACCGGTTTTTTATTGAAAATAACCGATTTTCTTCCGTTGCCGCATGGCCCGGCATCGACGGCAACGGAAGAAACTTCAGCCAACCGTCGCATCGTCCGCAGTCCAACCCATCAGCTTCAAAGCATCAGACACGTGGCTTCCGGCGCATTCGAGATCCTTGAACGTCTGACGTACGAGCTCCCGGACCTGCGGGTCGTCGAAATGCTGGCAGTCCAGCATGGTGCGTGCCAGTTCCGACGTGTTCATCGCATAATCATGCACCAGTCCCAGCATGTCTCGCTTCTGGTCCTCAGTCAGCTGCTCGTCTTCCAAGTCCGGTTCGCCGTAGTCGAATTCGTCCACTTCGCCCGGTGCGTACTGGAATCCGACCGGAGGTGTCGGCATGTCCGGTTCATGCCCTTCGCGCTGCCTGTCCAGCCATGCGTTCCAGAACTCCTCCCCCTCCTCGCGCGTCACGTTTTCGGGAAGGTTGTCCAAGAAGGTGTCTCGGATTGTTTGTGTGGTGATGTCTGCCATTTGTTTTTTCTCCAATCGGTTTTTCTGATGGCGTTTTTTTGATTCGATGTTCTTGCGATGGCCGGGGGCTATTCCGCCCGATGCGGCCGAGCCGAGAGTCCGCCGATGATGCTTTGGACGACGGTCGTGACCGGGGCCGGATCGCGTGGATCGGGGTTTCCCCCCGGCCGTGTCTGCGGCAGGCTTTTCGTCGCCCCGTCCCTCGGGCCGCCCAGCATCGGGTGACGGGACAATTCCAACGCACGCTGCACCGCCTGCGTGGCGGGACGGCCACGGCCCAATGATTTGAGCAGAGAGCGTCGGAACTGCCACATCTCGTCGGGGTCGGAAATCTGGTTCTCCTCCATCAGCCGGGTGATGGTCGCCTCCGATGGCATCGACTGCCGTCGTTTCCTTCTCACGGCGAGGTTGATATCCCCCACCGTCATCCATTCGCCGTGAGGATGCAATGCGTAGAATTCCCGTACCGCGGCGTTGGCCTCGTCGAACGACACCGATCTGGACAGCTCCTCGTAGAAGCATTGGGCCTGCGCGTCGCTGATTGGCGCGTTCCCGTGATGTACGTTGATGCGGCGCAGCACCTGCAGAGCTTCGTTAAAGTTCATCGAATTCCTCCTCTCGCGGATGGGCCTCGTCCCAGGCGGCGGCCCGCGCTTGGACTTCCGCATTGTGCATGTCGTTCAGCATGCTCTTCGGCAGCCTGCCGTTCGCCGGCAGGTTCTCCGGGTGTAGCGCGATGTTGTTGGGGTCGCGCCCCATTTTCAGGTTTTGGATGTCCCGTTCGAGCCAACGCCTGTATGTGGCATCCCAGTTGGCGCTGCGGTGTTCGGGTTTCTCCTGCGTGTAGTAGGCGACGAACAGGGTGACTTCGCGGATCAGGTTGACTCCCGCCTTGGCCGTGGCGATGCGCAGTTCGGGCGAGGGCTTCCAGTCGGGAGCCAACACGGTCTGACGGGTCGCGGGCTTCTTCTCTTTTTTCGGAACTTTTCTCTTCTTCGAAGAAACCGCGGACGGTTTCTTCTGAATCGGAGAGGTTTCCTCAACCCTGCTGGAACTCTGAGAAGCTTCGAAAGAAGCATTCTCGTTTTCAGGCTCTGAGGCGGACTCGTCCGCCGATTTTTCGTTTTTCTCCGATTCTGGATTTTGAGGGGATAGAGAGGAGTAAATATCCTCTGTTCCTCTGTTCCTCTGTTCCCCTGTTCCCCTGTTCCGGGCGTGGAAATCTCGATGGGGTCTCGCGACACTCTCGCGACAGTCTCGCGAATCTGGGTCTGAACCGTTGGAATCATTGGGTTCTGCCATCTCATGAGACGGATACCTCGACTTGCCTGGCTTATCGATTCTCTGGTGCCTTGACCATGTCGCAATCTCCAGATATGGGGTGCCGTCGAACTCGTAGCGATATATCAATCCAGCTTCAGAAAGACTCGCGAGGGCTCGCGACACTCTCGCGACAGTCTCGCGAGGGTCTTTGATGAGATCAGCCGCGAACAGGTCTCCGATGATGTCGTAGTCGATATCCTTGCCTACCCCGTTATCATCCACGTAACTCCATAGACCTATGAAAACCAGTCTGGCGTCCCAGTTGAGATTCGCTATATCCCGGCTGCGCCAGAACTCCGGCTTGATGCTCCTGATGCGCATGGCTCTCTTTTCTTCCGAAGAACCCGGTCAGACGGTCTTGGATAGGGGAACGTTCTTGTTCATCTCGGCGAGGGCTCTTGCATAATCGCAGAGGCCGAACATGTCCGTTAGTCCCAGTGCCTTGCCTACGATGTCGAGTTCGTTGCTGTCCCATATGGTGTGCTGGTTGAGTCTGCGGCCCGTTGCCTCTCGCGTGGTTCCTAGATCTTTGGCGAGTTGTTTCACCTGGTAGTTCTGGGTTGCCATGCGAGCGAGGATCGCTTGGGAGATGATTTCGTTTGATGACATGCGATAAAAACCCTTTCGTATCTCATGGGAGATATTAGGGGTTGATTGGAATAGTGTCAATCTCTATGGAGATACGGCGTGTTTTATAGCGTGAAAAAAGTTCTCTCAAGAGATACCATGACAACATGGTACGGAATGACAGACTTAAGAAGACCGGGGAGAGCACCAAGCTCATAGCGGAGTTCGTTGAAGAACGTCGGCGGGCAAAGAGTCTGACCCAAAAGCAGATTGCTTCGGCCTTGGGCGAGAAGACGAGCCAATCCTACGTATCCGTCCGATTGCGCGGAAAAGCTGCATGGACGATGGATGACCTTGATGCCATTGCACCTCTCATTGATTTTGACAATGCCATCGAATTGATCGGAAACCTAGCCCGAAAACGAGCTGCCGAGGAAAACGGGCCCGGGCTGCTTGCCCGTCAGTTCGTAGCCATCATGGATGGGGACAACGTCGTTCAGATTATTGATGGGCCATCCTCTTCCATTCCGGTCTCCGGACTTCCCCATGACACATCAGTCGATACGGGCGTTACCTCCGATAAGAGAGGCACGGGTCCTGTTCCTCGTGCACGTTCGGTTAAACCCTCGTCTCTATCCGATGAAGAGCGTAAGCGGATCGTTTTGGAGAAACTACGTAGGGGCGACGTGTCCCTGGCGGCGAACAAGGATCCGCATAAGCTCGCGGAAATGGAAGGCGGTGACGGCCGCTAGTGACGACTGCTTGCCCTGGGCGTAATAGGCTATACCGTTCTGTCAGAACATCCTCTTCTCGAACCGATTCGATAGGAGGATATTCAACCGTGCTGACGGCCGCACCATTCGACCGCCACATGCCCATCAACCGTGGCATGACCTATGAACAGATGCTCGATGCCGTGGAAACCCAGCCAGTCCACGTCATCGAAGCTACACTTGATGACGACACTTCAGGCCTCTACTGTGAGGCTGTCCAGACCATAATCATCGACGAGCACATGACCGACGTGCAGAAACGATGCTCTCTCACCCATGAACTGTTCCACTGGCTGCACGCCGATGATTCGCATGCGGAATACGGGAAAAGCCATGCCGAATGGCGTGTGCGCCGTGAAACCGCCATGTTTCTGATCGACCCTGCGGACTATGTGCAGGCCGAACGGGAATATGATGGCGAGACCTATCAGATGTCCTGTGAGATGGATGTCACGGTATTCCTTTTGGAGGACTACCGTCGGATTTTGGAATACCGCCAACCGATACACGACTGAGGAGAGGAGACATAAACCATGGGGCATCTTGACCCGTTTTTCCAGGAGCTGAACGGCATAGGAATACTGGCGCTGATCGTCACCATCATCGCTGTCATAGTCCGCGTGGTTTTCTGCAAGACCATGCGGGCCAGAATCTATACGGGCGTGTTGGGATTAATATCCGCGATCGTCATGTCGCTGGGTATTGATTATGCGATACGGCCATTCGCCGGTACTGGTGAATCGACTGCGACGAATGGACTGGGGTTCGTCCAGCTCATGATAGGTGTGGTTATCGCACTTATCGGAGGTGCCGTTTTGCGCGGCATCCTGAGTCATGACGATGGCGAACCACAGCCGACAAGCAATTCCCTCATTATGGACACGCAGACGGAGCTGAACCGTCTTGCACCCCGATACGGACTGGTGGCCGCCATGAGCAACGAGGACTCCTATTATGGCTGGTTCATGATAGACCACGACAACGGCGGCTCCCCCGACCCGTTGTATGAAGCCAGCCTCAACGCGAACCTGCAACAGGAACGCCAGCTCGGGAAACTGTACGGCGATCCGGGTTCCGGCTTGGACTATTCCGCTTTCGGAAACACGGCCGTACAGGCCGGCCAGCAGGGCGAATCCGCATTGGCCAGAATCATCGCCTACATGCAGCTCAACGTCATCTCCTTCTGGTCCTTGTACGGGCTCAACGAGAACCGCCAGCCCATCAACGCGGACATCGACTGCGTGCTGGTCGGCATAGACCCGCAACAGCAGGTGCATGCCTGGTTCGTGGACGCGAAGAACTACAAGGGCGGCAGCGACACCAAATACGTGAATCTGGATCCACGAAACCTGGTGCGCATGAGCATCAGCCGTCGAGCCCTCATCAAAGGCTCGGACGGAACACCCGTGGTCAAGATGAGCGAGAACATGGCAACCCAACGCGATAATTGGGCGTCCACGCTCGAAACCTATCACGTGGCGGCCCAATGGATGGTCTGCATGGTACCGGGTGGACATAACGGCAACCCGGATGTCAGCGAAGCCGTCTGGCCGGGCAATGTTCGTGTCGTGACGCCTGGACAGTTGGTTGCGGAAATCCAATCCCTGAGCCTGCTGCCGGTGGACAATATTCCGCCACGTGTCGTCAGACTGTTCACTTCTGCAGTCAAACAACAGGCTCCTGCGTCAGCAGCGCCGGTGACGAGCACTGTGCCGATGCCTGTGACATCACCCGTTCCAGCCCCTATCTCCCAGCCGGCAATAACGAACAACTGCCCCAAATGCGGTCAGCCATTGGACGGACAAACCAACTTCTGCCCGAACTGCGGCACACCGCTCAACGCCTAATCAGGCGGTCAGGCTCTTTTCGTTAAGGATTGATGGTTTGGTATCCAGTTGGGCGGATTCGAATTTTTCCGCAGCTTCTCTCTGAGAGGGAAACGAGTATCTGGTGCGGGTTTTGCAGTATGGGCAGCCGACCCGCCACCATGTTTTTGTGTGGGTGATTGGGCTGATGGCTTTCCGATATTCGCCTTTCATTCCGCAGTTAGGGCATAGTAGCGTCGTGTCGAACACGTCAACGTATTTGTCGCCCATGCGATCCAATGTCCGTTGCATGGCCAGGGTGTCCACGAGCTTCGGGTCGAAGCCGAGCCTTTTGACCTGCTCCGCGCTCCAATGTGCTAGGTGCCGGAGGATTTGCTGTTCGATACCGTATTGCGAATAGTGGTAACGTTTGCCGGTTTTCAGTTCGATGAAATCGTCTTCGTGGGCGAAGTCTCCGGCGCAGAACCGTTCGACGGCTTCCTCTCTGCTTTTGCTGGGGAAAATATTACAGGCGATGCACCGTTGGTTCGAACAGGAGCAGAAGTACGGGTGGCACCAGAAGCCGTCCATTTGTCCGTCACGTTCGCCACCGTGTATGAGCCCGAGGGGAAGGAACGTGTCGCAGTCATGCGGTTCCGCATGACCAGTGGAGCAAAGCGGGCACGGATACTGTTCGCGCATTATCTTCGCTTCGGCTTTCCTCATGCTACGTTCCGCGGCATCCACCGCATCCTGCTCCGCCAGACGTTTGGCGATAGGCTCGTTGATCTGGCGAACGATATCGACGGGCAAACCGGTCTGCTTGGCGACGGATTCCACCGTGGAACGACGCGACTGGAGCAGGTCGGCTGCTCGTTCGGCTCGACTATGATATCGGGGCATGATCAGACTGGGTTTTTTGCAAGGCGCACGGCGACTGCGATGACTGCGGCAAATATGATACCGAGACCGATAAGGAGTGGTGTCCTGATTGGATGCTTCATGGCTTTCTTTTTTTCGTTAGTTGTTTTCGACGATGATTCGAGCTCCGCTAAAGAAGGCAAGCCTGTCAGCTTCGCGTATTTTCTTCGGATCATTCACGTCTTTCATGAACTGTTCCTTGAACCGTCGGTATTCGGCATCGTATCCGGAACCAGTGTTCTTCTTCTTTTGTGCCGGTTTCTGTTTCGGTGTCGGCCGACCTTTCTTGGAGGAGAGTCGTTCTCGGCGTCGCTTGTCTGCTTCGACCACACGGTTGATCTGTCTGGCACAGGAGACAACCGTTTTCCTGTCACCTACCAGATGAGCGGATACGGCTTTACGCCGCAGTCGTCCAATATTCCGGCAAGCGTCAGCCGACAGTCCCGGCAACAGTTCGAACTCGTTTAGATACAGGATTCCACCCAGCAGAGTGAAAGGTGCAATGCTCTCATTGGCTTCCGGCATCAGCATCTTCCTCCTCTTCAAGTCCAGTCAGCACTCCTGCATAGGCGTCTTCGATTTGCTGGCACCACTGTTCCATCGTCGTATCCAAGGAAATGAACATGGTCGGAGTGAACCCGCCGGTCATGTATTCATCAACGACTCGTCCCGCCAGGTCAAGGTCATACAGTTTGATTTCACCGATCAGCCTATTGTCCCGGAAGAAAGCCAAACGTCGTTGCGAATATTCCACCACACTCATGCCGCTGATAGCCCAACCGTTCAACCCGTTACAGGAACAGGCCAGAGTGTGTTCGTTCTCCTCGACAATCTTCCAATCATCCTTTTCGACGATTGTTTTTAATGGTTCGTAGAATTTGCTCAAATTTTCTCCTTAATGACATTCCGGGCACAGCCACTCGTCTGTGGCGCAGTCCCATCCGTTTCCAATGAGTTCGTCATGGTTTCCCATTGCTGTTTTCCCGCATTTGCTGCAGGTCAGATGCCAGTGTTGCGGACAGTAGTGGTTTTCGTCTCCATCCAATTGCCATCCGTCGGAACTGGCGTCATCGTCTGCGTCGTCTTTGTCTGTGTAATAAGCGCTGCCGTCTTCGGGGTCGTATTGTTCATCGCATTCGTCGCAGTGGATTGCGACGAATTTCTTCTCGGTGAAACTCATAGCGTCCCCTGTTCTTGCGTCATGTCTCGGATGGCGTCCTCGAGCAGGCTTCTCGCGGCCTTGCATCCTTGAATGTATGCGCGGGATGGTTCCGTTCGGGCGTGGGCGTCGCTTGCATGTTCGAGTTTGAGTTCGCTGGAGATTCGTTTCCCTGCTTCGGTTTCCGTTTTGGCCAGCAGTTGGCGATCATGCTCGGTAAGCCAGGCGTCAAACAGTTCGGCTACGTTGGAGAATTGCGGGTTTGCCGACAGTAAATAGAAGTCCTCCGCGCCGTTTATGAAGATGTTCCTGGCTTCGCTGTCCGTCAACGGTTGGTTCACGCTCAATTGTTTTCCTCTCTTTGATGATGCTTGTCTTCGATGACCCGGATGCGTTGAATGCCGTCGAGATGAATGTGCATGGGTGTGCCGGTGATCCAATTCCAATACACGTGATCCAACACGACGGGAATGGTTGAGCCGTCTCTGATTCGTGCCGTGATTGTTCTCTCCCACCAGCATCCGGTGTTGTGTTCCAGAATCTGAACGGGCGCGGTGACTGTAAAGCCTTGCAGTGGCTTCGGGGCTGTGTCATCGTTTTTGGTTTGCGGAGACCTCGTCCTTTAGGGCGGGGAGGAAGCAAACCGTCCTCCTTTCACAGATTGATATGATATAATGTGAAACATGGTCAGAAGGCATGCATGCAAGCGGGCGTACAGGTTCCGCTTCTACCCGACACCCGAGCAGGAACAACTGCTCAGGCGCACGGTCGGCTGCTGCCGAAAGGTCTACAATCTCGCATTGGAAGCCCGCTCCACCGCATGGACGGCGGAGCGCAGGAGCATCACCTACGTCCAGACCAGCGCCATGCTCACCCAATGGAAGAAAACAGCTGAATACTCGTACATGAACGAAGTGTCCTGCGTACCGCTGCAACAGGCGTTGAGGCACTTGCAGACGGCGTTCTCCAACTTCTTCAAGCAGACCGGCGACTATCCGAGATTCAAGGCAAAATCCCACGGCGGAAGCGCCGAATACACTCGAAGCGCGTTCAAATGGGATGCCAAGCGCAACGAACTCACGCTCGCCAAGATGCGCGAACCATTGCCGATACGATGGTCCAGAACACTGCCCCGCAAGACGGAGCCGAGCACCGTGACCGTAAGCTTGGACGCAGCCGGACGATGGCACGTCAGCATCCTCGTGGAGGAGACCATCCGCCCTCTCCCCACCCGAAGGAACGCAGTCGGAATCGACTTGGGAGTGGACAGCTACGCCGTCACCAGCGACGGGGAGACCATAGCGAACCCACGCCACTACAAGAAACTCGCCGAACGGTTGGAACGGGAGCAACGGATGCTGTCCCGCAAAGCCAAAGGCAGCAACAATCATCGGAAAGCCGCCCTCAAGGTGGCCCGCACCTACGCCAGAATCACGGACATGCGCCGTGACTTCCTCCACAAGTTGAGCACGAGGATAATCCGCGAGAACCAAACGGTGGTACTCGAAGACCTCAACGTGAAGAACATGGCCAGAAGATGCGCGCCGAAACCCGACCCGGACAATCCGAAACACTGGCTCCCCAACGGCCAGTCCGCGAAAAACGGGCTGAACGGAAGCATCATGGACGCCGGATGGTCGGAGTTCCGTCGAATGCTCGAATACAAGGCCGAATGGTACGGGCGACAGCTCATAACCATCGACAGGTATTATCCGAGCACGCAAATCTGCTCCCACTGCGGGGCGAAGACCGGGCCGAAGGGCATGTCCGGCCTCAAAGTCAGGGCATGGACGTGCCCGGACTGCGGAACAACCCATGACAGGGATTTGAACGCAGCCGAAAACATCCTCGCCGCAGGGCTTGCGGTCAGCGTCTGCAAGGACGGCAGAACCGGAACCAAGGTCTCGCATTAGCGTCCCCTCCCTTCTTGTTTTGTCGTAGCGAACAGAAACCCGAACCGTAAGATTCGGGAATCCCCCGCATTCATGCGGGGGAGGATGTCAATGAATTCGACTTCTACCGTTTTCCCTTCGAATCGGATACGTATGTCATTGATCGCCGCATCAAGGAGTGGCTTGTGCCGTCTCCCGTATTCGCCGCATCCTTGACGGTCTCGTAATTCGTTCTTGTAAGGGATGTTGATCGATGATGCCCCGTTCAAGATTCCAGCTCCTGGTTAATATCGTCGATATTCTTTCCTTCCACCAGTCGAATCATCATCGCGATGGCCCGGCGCATCTTCGGATAATCTCCGAATCGTAAGGCATTCCAGAACTGGAATTCGTATTGTTTCGTCTGGGATTGATGTTGCAGCTCATTGATGATGCCAAGCTGACGGCAGGTCAAAGCGACAGGCTCGTTCCTGTTTTCCGCATAATGCGTATACCAGAGAGCCTTTTTCAGGTCTTCGACCGGCTTGTTCTTCGACCGGTATCTCCACACGTATTTGACGGCGTTGCCCATGCAGAAGCTCATGCCGGCGGTCAGGTCAATACATTCCAGACCGGGATGGGATAATTCGTAGTGTGCGGGATGTTCTACCGGATCGGATTCAATGACTCGCGTCACTGTTCCATTGCTCAATTGCTGCTCTTCTTTCCTGCGAACACGTGCAGGTCGTACACGTTCTTGTTGACACCGTGGATGGAACCGTCAGGCCAGACTTTCAACACGTAATCCGTGTCGTAATCCAGGTCTCGAACGCTGAGGTCGCTCATGCCGTTGAATTGGAGCGTCCCGGCTTTCGGCTCGCCTTTCCATGTGAAGATAGCAAGGCAGTCTTTCAGCTCATGACAGTTTCGTCCAATAAGGTTGGTCAGTTCGACGAGTCGCCGGTCATCTTCGGTCTCGAATCTGTCGTAAGCGTCATGCAAAGCGGTTTGAATATCAAAATAGATGCAGGAACACTTGCTGGTCAGATTGTCTTCATCTGATTCTTCCAAGTGGAAGATGGAACGCATGCGTCCAGACATCGTGACGGCCGCGACATGTTCCTCTTCCTGGCTGGGCTGACGGTAGGCGTGAGCGCGATAACCTTTGATGAATGCTTGTCTGAGGCTGTTACTTCCAAGGTCTGCATCCTTCAAGGCATTCAATGCTTCCTGCTGCAGGTCGATTTTCTCGGACATGATTAGGCTTCTTCTTCGATGTGGGCTGATGGATGCGAATCCGGTTGAATCAATGCGAATTCGAGTTCCACACCAGGGTTGCGTCGCAGATAGGATTGCACGGATTCCACTCCGGCGGCGATGCACGCGGCCTCACCGCGTCGAACATCATGGCGCCCGTTCTGGTTGGCGATACCGGTCGCATACTCGTGAAGCCGAGTCAGCACGTCAACGTCAACGGGGGTTGTTCTGGTGTCCTTGCTGTAGTCCGTGTTTTGTCGGATCCAATCCAACAACGTCCAGTTGTCTCCCCATAGCATCAACGTTCCGGGATTTGGGTAAGCGTCATCGCCGGTGCCTTTGATCCGAATGATTTGTTTGAAGTTTCGTACTGGTTCACTCATTGTTTTCTGGTTTCTTGATTCCGGTCACGGCTTGCACGGTGACGTATCCGTCCGTGTTGAAGTAGTCGACCATGGCGTTGTTGTTCTGATACGTGTACTGGTCGCCGACCTGCTGGCAGAGTTTCTTTGCGTTGCGGACTTTTGGAGTTTCGATGACGCAGGCTTGCTCTTCTACGGTCAGCTGTTCGTTGTTCTGGATTTTCTGGTTGATTCGCCGTGCTGTTTCATCCCATTCGTCGGAGGAGGCGCTTCCTCCATGAGCTTCGATGATTCCTCGTCCGGCCCTGTGTTCCGGACCGATGATCCGGTCTTCGGAATCCGCAGCCATATATTCGGCGTGGGTCGGCACGTATGTGGAGGATTCGCCTTCCGGCAGTTGGATGGTGAATCGGGCTCTCCAACTTGCGGAACCTGTACTTGTTCGGACTCCGATCTTCCAATCTTTTGGAAGTTGACCGTTCTTCTGCAATGCTTTGATGTCCGCGCGCATGAGTTTCGCGTTTTCCGCCGGACTGCGACTGGCATCGTATTTGCCGCCGGTGATGGCGGTGGATCCCATGTAGCCTTCCGACTTCACGGAGGGTTTGATGATCGGCTCATCAACGGTCGCCGAGCTTTTCGCTAACAATTTGGAGGCACGCTGAATCATATCGTTGGAGGGAAGTCCCGCATTCTTGTTCTCGTTGGCGAATGTGCCATCGCTGTTTCTGAGCTGTTGTTTCGCTTGCGCTGACTTAATGGACATGATTTCGTTCTTTCTATTCAGATGACGGGATTCGCGGGAACGCTCGTTGGATTGCCTGCTGCGACATACTGCCCATAGTCCGGGTCGTCTTTGCAGAGTGTCCAGTCTCCGCTGCCGTCATCGTGGTAGGTCATGTGTGATTTCACGCCTTGTTCGATGAGACATCCATGGGAGCAGGTGTTGAGACGGTTTTGTTCGGGTAGTTTCATATAGCCGTCGAGGCTGTTGCGGTCTGCTTCGGGACGGAGCACGAAGTCTCCTATTCCGTTTTGGATGTCTTGGATGCTTGTGTTGGCTGCGTGGCTCATTGGTGTTTTCTTCCTTCAATTGTTTATGTGGGCATATTCAGTATAACAGTCACATGCCGTAGAAGAAAATCCCAATGAAAGATATCCAAGGTTTAAGACAGGTGCCTAGTACCAAGAAAACCGAACCGACGCCCGCAGATTCTCCAGCCTCTATCCGCTCTAGGCATTCTCGAAAGCCGCCTGATCGAACTTGGTATCCACGTGGATGGTCCATCCGCTGCTGATCACCTCATTGCAATAGTGCTTGCGGGATGCGACCACCTGGGATTGCAGGTACCTGTTGTCCCTCAGCTGTTCCGCAGTGGGGTTGCCGAACAGTGGTGTCGGTATTCTTTTCGACCCGGTCTCCGTGACGAAGTACAGGTTGAGCACCGTGTCGTCTTTTACGCGGCGCATAAAGTCGCCGAGTTTTTCGGTCTTGTCTTCAGACAATGGATCTCCTTGCTGTTCCATACTCTATGTAGATATATTCAGTTTAACAGGCATAACAGAATTGTTTCAGAAAAAAAAGAGAAGGTGCGGCTCACCCAAAAAGTCCACAAGGGGAAGCCGCACCATAGGAGAATCCGAAAAAACCTGGATTAACACCGAGGGGACTTGGGCTGAGGAATGAACCTTCGTCCCGATATCTCAACATACCGTGCCGCTTCAGCCGTTAACGGCAGGATGTTGAAAGAATCAGCGAATTCCCAGATTTTCCTATTCCCCAGCGGTTTGACATTGCTCGAGGAACCCGATCGTCTCGCTTTTCTCCCAGCTGCTCATGGAAAGTCCATACTTGTCTTTGATGTAGACGCGCTTGGCCATGTAGGAGCACTGGTAACCGCTGTTGCTTGGCAGCCAGACGGATGGGGTGGATGCGGCCCATCGTCCGACGGACTTCTTGGGGACACCGCTCCCGTACAGGTTGATGCCCTCGCTTTTCGCATTGTTGGCATCCCCTTGGCTGGCAAGCAGCACGTCCGGATCGTTTGCGTATTTCACGCGATCGTTTTTCCTTGAGTTCTTCCACAGGCCGGAGGCCCATGCGTCGTTCAAGGCGACCACATGGTCGATCTGCACTGCGGTGCTGTCTCCGCTGACGGTCTTCCCATTCTTCACGACGCTCTTCCGGAAGTTGATGGTCTGGCCCGTATAGGGGTCATGCAGTGTCCCGGATTGCACCTTGCAATTGGAGTCCATGACCGGATTGGTCAGGTCACGGTTGAGAATGTAGTCGCGGGTGGTTCCGTATCCGCAAAGCTGGTCGCTGTTCTGCCAGTCCCCGAAATCCTCGGCGCGATTGTAGCCCTTCGTATGGGGTGTTTCGGTCGGGAGGTTCCGGGCGGCTGTGATGGCTTCGGACACGCTCATGGGGCTTGCCGCGGAAGCTGGCAGTCCGCTCGCTCCCATATCCGTGTTCGTGGAATCCTTTTCTCCGGTGTTCCCCGAGGAGGCCAGACCGTCTTTGATCTGGCCTTCGATTTTCGACAGGTCCGGTTTTTTCAACCCCAAGCCGATGTTTGTTTTCTGCATGGAGTCTTCGCCCGGAAGTATCTGACTGATGCTGGTTATTGCAGGCAACCCGAATTGTGGGGCGACCGTGGCCCATACTCCGGTTTGGATGATGACGATGATGGCTATGAGCACGATGGCCAAGCCGCCAAGGATGCCGGCGACGGTTATGCCGGTCTTGTTTTTTCTCGATGCCACGACGGTTTCCTCTTCTAGAACAGTCCGCTGATAATAGTCCAGACGACCGCGATGCCGAATAGGATGACGATGATCGCTCCGAACAGGTCGGCGTTGCTGTTGACGAATTCCGCAAATGGGGGAAGTTCCGGTTTCTTGTCATTGGCCATGATGGTCTCCTTAGTTGTTCTGGCTGTCGGATGCCGTACCGTCCGACGATGTGCCGTCTGAGGTGTTGTCCGACGTGCCGTTGCCCGATGATGCCGTGACATTCTCCCCCGCCTGTAGAGGCGGGGCTTCCTGCTCAAGAACCCCAGTGGGTTCAGTATCGACAGGCTATCCCCACATGCCCTGTGGTTCGCACGATTTTATGAGTCGTGCTACTCGATGATTCTCATTGCCTCATCCCGAATATTCCGGGCGGCGTTCACGTCACGGTCATGCAACACTCCACATGATGGGCACGCCCATTCGCGGACGCTTAAATCCTTGACCAGAGGATTCTTGCAACCGCAGTCGTGGCATAGTTGGCTGGACGGATACCATTTGTCCACATGAACCAACTGTTTGCCTTGACGGGCGAGCTTGTATTCCAACATGGTACAGAACATGCCGTACCCGTTGTCCGACGTGCTTTTAGCCAAACCTTTTCTGGCTTTGCGACCATTGGGAAGATAATGTCCCTGACGTTCGGGGTCTGGTTTCGGCTCGGGTTTCCTCATCATGCTTTTCATGCTCAGAGCCTCCACGCCGACCATATCGTATAATGCGACAATCCTGTCGGCTTTCTTATGCTGGTAGTCGCGTCTTTGATTGGCGGTCTTCTCATACAGTCGGGCGACCCGCTTGCACTGTTTACGCCAGTTGGCGGAACCTTTGACCATATGGGAAAGCCTGCATTGCTCTCTGGCGAGCTTGTCCTGCATTTTCCGATAGTATCCCGGATATTCGGCGTGCTCCCCGTCACTGGAAACATACAGGCCGTGAGACGCGTAGTCCAATCCGACAGGCTTCACCGGCTTCACTTTTTCGGGTATTTGGGTCTCGTACTCGAAAAGGATTGTCGCGGTGTATCTTCCGGAAGGGCAATGCTCCACGGTGACGGATTTCAGTTTCCAATCGTCGGGGATGCGCTTGTGTTGGCGGACCGCCAACCATCCGAGCTTGGGTAGTTTCAACCTCCTTGCCTTGTCATCCAATTCGATGTTGCCATGGGACAGATTCGTCGTGTATGTCTTCCTGCCCCGACGTTTCGACTTGTACTTCGGAAAACCTGTTTTCCTGTCCTCGAAGAACCTCTTGTACGCCTTCTCCAATGCGAGTTGCGCGTTGCAAAGAGCGAAGCTATCCACTTCGCGCAGGAACGGATACGTGTCCTTGTACAAGGCTGGGGTGGGATAGCATGACTCCCAAGTGGTCTGGTAGTGCGCGATGCGCGTCTCTAGCATGAGGTTGTACACGAGTCTCGCGCAGCCTATCGTCCGGTCGATTTGACGTGCCTGTTCTTCGGTGGGATAGGCGCGGAATCTGACCGCCGTATGGGTTCTCATGCTTATTCCACCCCTTTCTCACCTTGGTTCTCAATGTACTTCCGTATCACTTCAATAGGAGCGCCGCCAGTTGTGAGCAGGCAGAAGCTACGGCTCCAGAAATACTCTTTCCAGAGTTTTTGTCTGATTTGCGGATACTCCTGTTTCAACAGGCGGCTGCTGGCGCTCTTGTAAGCGTTGATGAACTTCGACAGTTCGCTTTTCGGTTGGGCGCGGAACAACACATGCACGTGGTCCACGTCATGATTCCATTCCTCCAACGTGATGCCGTACTTCGGGGCGATGTACTCGAAAATCTCCCTAGCCCGGTTCGATATCTCGTCATCGAATACTTTGCGACGGTATTTCACGACGAGCACGAGATGATAATGCATGAGGAACACCGAATGATGATTTGATTCTAGTTTCACTGCAAACACCTCGCTTCTGATAGGTACGACTGAATGCCAGTATAGCATAGGATTATGTCAATTCACCACCCGCCTTAGAGGCGGGCGAACCCTTGACAAACCGGTGTTGGAACCGTCGGCAGTGGAATCGTCGGACTGGGTGTCCTGCGATGTGGTCCCGGCGGAATCGGTGCCGCCGGTCTCGTCGTCGGAGTTCGCCGAGGTCACGTCGCTTTTGCTCAGTGCGTTCGCATAGGGGCTCAACGTCCTGACGCTGCCATCCGCTCCCCAGTCGATGATCTTCGCGTTGCCGGATGTAGGGTTCTTGACCAGTACGGTGATGTTCGTCTTGACGGTCGAGCCGCCGGTGTTGTCCGAAGATGACGTGTCGCTTCCCTTATCGGAACTGTCTTGCATCGCGGCATACGGTTCGAATGTGATGCTGATCGACGCCGCAGCATAGGGAGGCGTGTCACTGGATTGTTCCTTTGGTACGGATTGCCCGTTCTTGTCGCACTCCACAAGCCAGTTGATGCTCACGTTTTTGAATGTTCCGATGGCTGCTGGCTGGTAGGCATGCTCGCTGTTCGGATCCCCGACCAGCACGGTGAACGCGTTGCTGTCTTTCCCGATGTAGGCTTTCGCCCAAGCGTTGACGACGTTCTGGAAGCTGGACGCCTGGTCGATGCGAGAGTATCCGGATGGCGTATAGGATTGGGCTCCGCCAGCGCCGCTTGCTTTCAACGGCAGCACTGTTGGCTCTCCCACGGCGGTGGCCACGTTGTTCTTCCATGAAATGAGCTGGGTTACGTCGCGGGTGGATCCGTCGGACAGGTCGGTCAGGGAGAACTGGTGGCTCCACCAGTCGGTATGTTCCTTTCCTGTTCCGGTGTCCTCGTCACTGGATCCGACTTTTGTCGCCGAATCCCATAACAGGTTCGTGGTCCCGTAACGGAATGGTCCTTTGTTTGTGTCCAACCATTTGTTGACGGACGCCAAGGCTGCCTGTTTCCCTGGTTTGTCTACGCTGATCTCCTTGTATTTCGCGCTCAACATGGAACCCATGTCCTGCAGCGTGCTGATTGCGTGAATGCTGATGACGGGAGCGACGATTCCGGCGATCATGAACACGGTGATGAAAACTTTCCACCAGCGGGTGTTTCGCATGGCGCGTTTGATTGCCGTCAGTTCGACTTCGTTCTTCCGTTTGTCTTCGGTGATGTCCATTGGAGATTCAACGGATGCTTTTCGTGCCACTTCGTCTCCTTGAGAATCTGAACGTGTTATCTAGTGTCAGACTATCCGGAGTCTCAGCGTGAAAGCGGTGGAAGTCGGGAAAAGAAAAAAGAGACTCGGATACTGCCGAGTCTCTTTTTGTGTCAGCGGGTCTGCGCGTATTTTCTGGCCAGCTCCATGTCAAGTCCTCCGTTGACGAAGCATTGTTCCACCGCAGCGTTAAGAAGAGCCTGCGTGGTCATGTTCGTCTCGACCGACTTGATTCGCAGCGCGAGATAGTTTTCATCCGTCAGGTTCGTGCCGAGCCTCCGGTCGAACGAATACACGGGCTTCCTCCGGCCGGCCCTCCCGGATGCTTCATTCGTTTTCGTCTCATGATCTTCCGGGATTGCTTCAGAGACTGCTTTCTGCTCGGGAGCCTCGACCGTCATCTTCGGTTCGGGGGGTTCGGATAGGAGAGGCCGACGCCCCATGTCGCGAGTGTCCTGCAGGCCGCGTCCGAAAGCGCTGTTGATATTCTTTACCATGTTTCAACTCCTACTCGATGCCGAACTGTTTGACGAGGTCAATGAGCTCTTGGGTGACGGAAGCGTAATCCCTGTTGTCTATCTGGTTGGTTCCGTACAGATTCTTGATGGCTTCCCTCTCGTGGATGACCGTTTCGAATCGTGTTGCCTCCAGCTCATCCAATTGTTTCACTGCGTCACGCGCGAGTTTGGTTCGCGCTTTCACTCGCGTGAGCAGGATGATGCCGTTTCTGGCGGCCGCATAGGTTTTCCCTGCATGGCTCAAATCGCTGATGGACGGCTGGCAGGGGATGATTGACACGTCGGCCGCTTGGAGTGCCGTCTGCACCGTTCCCGCATCGGATGGAGGCGTGTCGATGATGACCCATCCTTTGTAGCGTTCGCGAATCCTGTCGGGCATTCCGAGGATCACGTCATTGGTTTGGATCACGTCGAAACCCAGCTTGTAGGGTTTGTGCGGAGTCCCGTTGGCTTCGTCTTCTTTGCGACGACGATCGTCCTCAATTCGCACGTATTCGTCCCAGAGCGTCGCACCACCGGTGTTGTCGGCGTCCAGAACCGTGACGTGTTCGCCGCGTCGGGCGAGGCATCCGGCGATAAGCATGGCTGTCGTCGTTTTTCCGACGCCGCCTTTGATGTCGGCGACCGCGACAAGAATCGTGCTTTTCAGCATGCTGTTTTCTCCTCTGTTCACGTTTTCCGCCGCCAAGGTGGAGGCGTGGGACGCGCTTTTTTTATGTGGCCACATTCAGTGTAGCAGAGGCGCATTTTTTTGTGGAACCAGCTCTCCCAATCAACAGGAAAACAACACAATGCGGGAATGATCAGGCAGAAAAAACACTTCCGCATTCATCTGCCAAACCATTCCCGCATTCCCACAGTTCTTTGCGAAAATTTTAGGATGCCGTAAACAACAGCCTCTCCAAAAACGCTTTGAGCAACACGCCCAAATCCGGGAGCTGACTAGCGATCCCCTGCATCCATTCACGGATGGGAATGCCCATCGCCTCCAGGACACCGCTGATGACCCACACGAAGAACAGGCCCGCGCATATCCTCGCCGCAACGGACAACATTCTCATCGAACGTCCCATGATCCTCATGAATACGCTGACGCCGCCGACCGCCAACAGGAGCAGGGTCAGCACGGCTCCCGTTGGCGTGAACATCCAAGCGAACAGGACGGTGAGAAAATCGGCGGCTCCCTGCCCAGCCGTCTGAGTAACAGTGCCGGTGTCCATCAGAATGCATCTCCATCCGTTTCGAACTCATCAGACGTTTTCTGGCGAGGTGGGTTCTTCGGCGCGTTGAGGTTCGCATGGTATTTCGCCGCTGCTTCCTTGACCTCTCCCGTGATACGCGCGCTCTCCAATGCGTCGGCGGCTTCCTGTTCGCTCATGTGGCCCTGTTGCCGGAAGTTGTGCATCATGCTATTCTCCACCACCCCGAACGCCTTGTCTCCATCGGAGTTGAGACTTCCGTCCTCGGAGTGCATTTCGTTCAATGATTCATCGAGATCGAACGGATTGTCTTCGACCGGAGCAATCGGAGTCATGACCGTCGTGGGCCTGTTGCCTAGGCTTAGGATTTCGTTGCGGCTCTTCTCCGCTCTAGCTCCCAGTGCGCCGATTCCGACCTTGGCTCCATGCCAGAAGTCACGGTTGGTGGCGAGCTTGCCCAATGCGACTGCACCTGCCGGCAGTGTGATCGGGTTGGATGTGAGTGCGGCAGCGGCGATACCGGTCGCCGCGACTTTGGCGCCACGCTTGACCACGTCACGCAACGGTTGGGATTGCATGACACCTAGGGCTGCCTTGCCTGTCGCGCCCAACAGCATAGCTCCTCCGCCCAGGCCGCGTGCGGTCTGATTAAGCAGGCTTGCACCTTTTGCCATGGTACGGGCGCGGCCGAGCGATGCGCCGGGATGGCGGGCCATATAGTTCTTGACGCGATCATCGTAGGACATGCCGCCCGTCATGAACGCCTGAGCTCTGTCGGCTTGGTTGGCGAAACGTGCGGCGACTCCTGCGAGGGACCCGCGTACGGTGCCTTCGTTCATGCGCCCCCATCTATAACTGAGGGAGTCTGCTCCGCGGGCTGCGATCGCATCGTATTCTTTCGCGTTGCGTCCGTACAGGTTGCGGTCGCCGCCGTCGAGGTCAAGATTCTTCCTCTCCGAATCGAGCATGGAGTCGAGTTTGCTTTCGCCGGCGGTGGGACCGAACATCCTGTGGCGCGGTCCGGCGTTGCGACTGGACATGCCGCCGTGGTTTCGGCTTGTGAGGAGCCGTCCCATGAGGAGACCGCTGCTTATTCCTCCGCCGATTCTCCTGAGGCCGGCCAGCACTCCGCCTGCCATGGCTCCACCGGTGGCGATTCCCATCATCGCTTTGAAACTGAACGGGTTGCCGACTTTGAGCACGCTGGTACAAAACAGGCTGATGGCCGCGATTGCAAGCACCGGACTGAAACCGCTGATCACGTTGTACATGAAGCTGCTGCTCATTTCGGAACAGAACTTCAACATAAGCTGGCAGATGAATGTGGCGATGGCTCCCAAAGCCGAATACAATCCGCCGGTCATGCTCAGGTTGCACGTGTATTTCACCCAGTTCTTCAACACGTTCTTCGGAGCTTCGCCTATGGGGAAAGCTCTCACGAGGAACGCTACGACGAGGAACAGCACCATCAGGACGAGCATGAGCTTGGTCATGATGAGGATGACGCTGAGCAATCCCCAGACGATCATGTTGCAGATGCCACCGAGCACGGAACCGAATGCACCCAGATTGTCAGGCGCTGAATTGCCGTACAGGTTGTCCAGGGTGATTCGCATCGCTCCTTCTCCGGTCGAAGAATCCTGCGTGTCACCAAGGTTGGCTTCACGCCAGGTTCCGCCGACGTTGGGGATATCGAAACGCCAGCCCAGGTTCGCGGCATCGGCGATGTCCGTGTTCTGGACGTTGCCGCTCGAATCACGGAAGTCATTGTCGTTGTGGAAGGCCTGATACTGGTCGCCTTTGAATTGCTTTGTGCCCAAAGCCACATTGCACAATTGGAGTATGTTCTGGTCTACCTTGACATCGTCCCCGTAGAAGTGGGCCCCGTTCCCGCCTGAGATGTCGCTGAATCCATCCTTCTTCAATCTGACGGTGAGCTTCCCGTTTTTGATGGCTCCTGTATCCTTGTCCCCCATGTTTTTGACGAGGATGTTCCAGCCGTCACGGCCGTACACCTTCCCGCTGCCGTCGATACCGCAGGTCTCCCAAAAGATCCCCGCTCTGGTCAGTCGAACATATTTATCCCGGTCGTTCTGCTCCTTTTCCTTGTCATTGACGGAACTGTCCTGAGGGTCGATCCAACCGTGTTCGCTGAACAACCATTCCGCTGTGCTGGAATCGATACTCAAACCGGTTGCCGCATTCGTCAATGTCATTTGCACCGCAGGATCGGTGTTCGTGTTCATGTCAAGCACATGACAGTACGCTTGCTGTGCGTTGTCGGCCACACCTGACGGCGTGTTCGGCCCCGCTGACGGATTACCCCATTGCATCGTCACCCACGATCGGAGAGCCGTTTCCTCCCACATGCGGTTCACGGCCTTGGTGATAGAGGATGTGTCTCCCCCGTTGCCGCTGGTCGCGGTGTCGTACTGCTGGTGCATGGCATACAGGTAATCCTGGCAGTTCGTATTACGGTTGAGTGCTTTGTTGCTGAACGCCATCATGTTCGATTCGCCGTCGTTCAACCCGTCCAGATCAAGTCCGACGGTGAGCTTGTTGACTGCGCCGTTGATGGTGTTGACGACCCACCAGGGACTGCCGGTCGCCGGTTCGGTCGCATTCTCCGCGGTTTTCGAGGCTCCTGTCCCCAACACGATGAGAGCCGCAAGACACAATACCGTGGCAAGCAGTCGTTTGCTCGCCTCTTTCGTGGTCCCGATGTCGAATCCCGCCGCGAGAAGCCATACGACGATGGCGGTCACCATCAACGCCGCGGGTATTCCACCGGCCATGACACTGTCGATAAGGTTCGCCGTGGCGTGGTCGACCGACGCTCCGGCGGTCTTCAATGGGGTGAAGCTTGCCGCGAACTGGCTTAGCGACAAGGCGCACGACCAGCAGAGCTGCGTGATCTGCATCAGCATGTTCGGCAGGATGTCCCTCGTCGTATGGCTGATCATGGCGGGCACGTTGGCGATGAATCCGATAATGCCGCTCGATGGTTCGATGCGGCTGGTTATGCTGCCGACATTGCTTCCCCATCGGCCGGACGGAAGACATGTCGTGTAATCGACTTGGGTGCTTGTGGTCGTAGCGCATGCCGGCGCACTCGCACCGCCATCGTTCTCGACCATGGCGAATGCTTGGGAGGGCAGTACGACCACTGTCATCAGAACGACGAGCAGAACAATGAACAGCATGTTCCGTCGCGCTTTCATCCTGACCGGGAGGCTGGGCTGCATCTGGGTTGAAGCGCTCACAGTATCCACATCTCCTTCAGACTGCTTAGATGCTCTGGCTGATTCGAATTGGGGTAGAAAACCTCTCCGGCGATGTTCCGGCTCTGCAATCTCCTGAGAAGTCTTTTCCATCGGACCTGCTGGGTCCGGTCTTTGACTTGGCCGACCATGAGGAATGGCGCGGCGACCAAGCCGATGAGGATGAACACCACGCCGAATGTGATGCCGATGATCGGGGCGAGCATAAGACAGATCAACAGTCCTATAACACCGCCGATGATTGTCGAGAACACGGTCTTGGATCGGGCTTCCGTGCTTTTCGTGATCATGAACGTGTTCTTACGTTCAATGGATGCGGTGGATGAGACCTCGGTGATGTCATCCATGGTTTCCCTTGGATGCAATTGTCTTTGCTCGCCCATGAATATGTTCCCCGATCAGATTCCGAGGTAGTCTTTGCCCTGGCTGCCCACGGCGTTGACGATCCAGTCAAGAGCTGTCAGCAATGCCGGAATGGTTATGGTCGGGCCAGCGAAGATGAAGATGACGGCGAAAACGACGATGACTCGTGTGACGCTTGGACAGAACATGGAGACCAGCTGGTTGCTTCGCCCCATCGCCTTGCTGATTCCTCCCAGGATAAGCCCCAAGGCCAAGATCACTGCGGCAGCGGCGCCCACCTTGGTGATGAGCTGTCCGGCGGTCGAGTTGAGGATGCCGTCGAACATGGCGTGATAGCTTCCGACAAGATTGCTGGAAGCGGCGATTTCTATGGTGTTGCCCATTATTGGATTCCCTTCGAATTTGGTTTGAAGGAACCCTCCTGCGTTTCCCGAGTGTATCAACGGAATCGGTTGATAACGATAGGTTTTCGGTTTTTAACAAAGTTTCTTGCATTCTCAGACAACACGGGGAACGCAGATTAAGAAAAACCCATCCGGCATCAATGGAAGCCGGATGGGTTGGCATGTTTTTTGCGGTCCTACTTGTCGCCGGGACGATAACCGTCGTCGAAGTCTTTCACGCTCACGATGAATGCCGGCTGGATCTGTTCCATGTTTCTGGTTCTTACAGCGGCATGGTATTTGGGGAGGTTCGTCACCGCTCCTCCAGTCCACCCGTCCAATCCCTCATTGTCGGTCAGACGTGCCGCGGTCAGCGTGGCTATGCGCGGAATCGACGTGTTGTAGCTGATGAACGTCGTGTACCCCAGGAACGAATCCAACAACGTGTCGGACAACTGGGTCGGGTATTGGGTGGCGAACACGAGAATCAATCCGAACGAACGCCCCTGCTCCCTCAGATTCTTCAACACGTCGTCCGACCCGTTCGCCAGCAGGCTCAGCTCGTCGCAGACGAGCATCGTGTGTTTGCCAAGCGTCAGCCAGTCCTTGCAGTGTGCGAACACCGTGTTCCAGAACCGGTACATGAGCCACGAGCCCAGAATCTTGTCCATGAGTTCGGGAAGCGAGTGGCCATTGTGCGGGGCGAGCACGATGTGATAGTCGCCCGGGTGATCCAATATCCACTTCCATGTGACGGTGCTGCGTCGCGGTGTGAACATGTGTTCGATGGCGAGGAACTGGTTGACCTTGTTCACCGAGGCGTTGGTACGCTGCAGTATTTCACGATCGCTTCGCGCCGCCTGCCCCTTCTGATCCGGTCGTCCGTACAGTTGTTCTGCGGCACGCGCGGCCAACGTCATGTCTATTCCGAGAGGATCGTCCTTCAACTCCAATGCGAGAGCCCTGCATACCTGTCCAAGCGCTCTGGCTGATCCGGTTTGACCATCCGACCCACACAATGCGACCACGGCCCAGCCGATGGGTGACTGCTGTTGCCTGAGTTGACCGGCCCCGGGATACTGTTGCTCGAGTTGTCTGCATCTTCTTAGGATGTCCCCCGGCTTGTGTTGGTCGTATCGGCTTGCGGCCACGCCGATGGTCATGGATTGGGTGATGATGTTTTGGGAGTCGTTCTGAATGTCGCCGGCATTGAATGCGTATCTCATGGTTTTGGCGACGCTTTCCGCCGTCTCCTGGGCGTTCCTTCCCTCCTGCATTCCGAGCAAATCGAGACCGATGCTGGAAGGGTCGGTGAGATATATGACACGTGGATGGGAGTCAATCCCCTGCGTTTGCCGATACCGGTCCAGCACTTCCACTCCGGTGTCGTCCTTCATCCAGAAGTGGATGAGTCGTGAATCCGTTCCCCACACGTCACGGCCGGTATCATTGCGATGGCTGATGGCCCATTGGCTGATGCCGTGGGTCAGAACGGTTTTTCCTGATCCGGCTTCACCGCTGATTGCGATTCCGCCATAGAGCTGTGTCGGATCCAAGTATCCGGGACGTCCGGAATCGTCCAATCCGATCAGGACGCCTCCATGTGACAATGGTTCGGGCACCGGGTGAAGATCCTGTTTCACCGCCGTGGATTTCTGCACCGGCATGAACAGTGTGGTCGTGGTCATTGGGCTGAAGACCAAAGTGGTGCGTTGCGGGCCATATCCCGTCGCATACACTCGTTTGTCTTTCATGCCGAGTTTTGTTTCGGTGTCACTGAGATTCGCCTTGCGTTTGCGGCGAAGCCACCAGTATCGGCGTGGGCGTTGGAGAATATCATCCCATAGAGTGTTCCTCCACCATCTGATTCCAGCTGCAACGGTGAAGGCAAGAGGAATGATCCATAACCATGACGGTATCGGCAACAGCATCAAAGAGCAGTACGCCAACAGTCCAAGACATGCGAATTTGTAGTGCGGCGGTACTCGGAAGTACATTCGAGTGCTGTTGTCGTCGTTCAGCATGGCTTTCGCGTTTGCGGAGAGTAGTCCACTCAAAACCCAAGGCACCAGCAGCATCGCCGCTACCGTTCCCGCCAGCCAGAAGAATGTGGCAAGACGAATCGGAGTGATGACGGACAATACCATCGTCAACAGGGTGACAGCCAAGGTCACGATGAGTCCGCCCAACTTTGGGTAGCTGGGATGACTGCTCATGTTGGAGAGCAGCGGGAACATGGCCTGTCCAGCCCGTTGTGCGAGTTCTGCGTTCCGGCGGCTGTCGGCGCATGCTGCGGTGACTCGCGCGCAGAGAGTGTGTGCTGCGACAAATTCGTTGCCGTCCTCGACGGTGGAATGCTCGTCGGCAACCCAATCTCGAATTCGGGCCTGTTCGAAATATCCTTGCCTGCGGAGCGTTACGCTGACATAACTGTCTGCCGGCATCAATGCTTCGACGCTTTTCCGAATGCCGGCGGAATCGGTGCGCATCTTCTCCATCGTCGCCTTTGAATTCAAGCGGGCCCGCCATGGCACAAGAGAGTGAGCTGATCTGCTGATTCCTTCCGGCAGTTCGGGTTCGCCGTTCCCTGGCAGTGGGCTGATGGAAAAGCCGGCGAGATCACCCGCCTTGCGTATGCCTTCGCCATCGCCATGCACATATTCACGGACCGGCTCGTTTCCCACTCTGACGAGCAGCAGCGTGCAGTCCTCCAGATTTCCTGGGACATCATCCGCGATGGATCTCAACTGGTCGCCATCGAGTTGGCTGATGCTGCGAGTCACCTCGTACCATGCTTTTTCTTTTTCTCTCATTCCGATGCCCTCCTGTCAATTTGATTGTTCTGCGGTTGCCGGTTCGGTGGAGTAGAGCATGGCCAAGGGGAATCCTTCCGGCAAGTCGAACTTGGTCAGCTTCTCTCTTTCCAACAGTTGATATAGCCATGTGGTCATGCGGACCGTCGCATCCTTGTCTGCCAACGCCCATCCCAAATCCGCATACCCGTCCTTGACGGTGCTCTGGTCGCCGATGGTTTCCCTCATCCGTCGTATGGTCTTCACCGCAATGTATTTGGAAACGTCGAACATGATCGCATCCAATTGCCAGAGTCGTATTTTTTTCAAAGCCGGATTGCGTTGCAGGTTGACCATGAGGAACGGGACCACCAGCGAACGGCGTCCTGTTTCGCAAAGCGTCCGTATCTTCTGCAATGCACGGTAGCGTTCGGTCTTGGCTTCCTCCAAACGCTGCTGGTTGGTTGCGAAATTTTCAGGAAGAGAGTTCAACGCTTTCACCTCCGATATACCCGTAGAATCCTCCCCGGTATGCTTCCGGCTTCCGCCATCCACTGACATCCCAGCCCCATTGGTGTCTGATTGTTTCATCCATGACCGTCCATCCCCAGTCACGGATTGTCGTCACAGGTTTTGTTGATGGGGTGCATCGGCTCCAGTCCGGTGAGAACATGCTGCGTTCGACGTTCAGCATGTCCCGGTATGTTCCGATCCCGCCGGTCGGGTTGCCTTGCTCGTCGAACCAGTTGTCCCATAACGCGAATCCCATACGCGACGCCACGGATGGGTCACCGACCAACATCTCGTCGGCATGGCTTGCCGTTTCGATGATGCTGCCCAATGCCGGGTACTGCCATTGGCTGGTGTCGCGTATGAGCAACCAGATACAGATGAGTCCACGTCGTTGCATCGGCGAGTAGGCGAGCAGCTTCGACCAATTGGAGATTTTCTGGCTCATGTTATTTGGGTGGACCTGCACTTCGATTCCCGCAAGCACGTTGTTCGATGCGAGTGCGGTGATGTCCGTCGAACAGCTGTGAGGCAGTCCGGCTTCGCTGACCGCCTGCGGGTCGATGAGCCGGAACGCTCCCCAACCGTCGCCGCCGACGAGTTTGATGTCCGGATTGACACCGAGATGCAGTCCGACGTGCGCCGCATACGTATTGTGGCGCACGTGGCGTCTCATTCCGATCAACTGCTTGTCCGAAAGCATTCTACGAAGCCAAGTTGCTGAATTAAACAGGCCGAGCGTGTTTCGGATGAGTTTCTTGTCGGAGCTCAACGACAACCAGGTTTGCGGGATTATCTGCCCGGAAAATCTTTCGTAAGGACTGAAGCCGATGTCGATGACTCCCAGCCGACACAACGCGCCGTACAGGTTCGGTTCGTCGCGATGGAATTCGGGAGCTCCTTTCACGGAGAGTCCCGCCCGAAGCTGGTCGACGGTGCATGTCCTCCATGAAAGCAATGCGCCGATGATGCTCGTAACCAATTCACTGTTTGCCTTGACCATGCTTTCCGCGAACAATCGGTTCGGGACGATCCACTGATGACGTTGCGCCAACACTCCGGGGTGTTCGTTGTTCGCCACGTCGCTTCCGCGAATCCAATCGGCGTCGCTACCCATCGGCCATAGAGCACGGTCATCGGGATTCGGCGTGAGTGAGAGATCAACCACGATGGAACCACCCCTTTTTCTTTTTCACTTCGAACCTGGCCGGTTCGAATCCCTTATCGGGCAGAACCCATTCAAGGGTCTGCTCTCTCGCCAAGTCCAGATTCGAGTCAGCCCAATTCGATTTACCGGATGCGATCAGATTGCCGGCCTCGACCGTCTGGTACTCGACTCCGAGAAAAATCCCGTATCTTGAATAATCAAGTGGCCGGTAGTCTGTCATTCCGACCGGGACCGTGTCTTTTATTCCGATACATTCTCGGGGCAAACCGTAACGGGGAAACGCGCTGAGCAGATTCAACGCATCTCCTTGCGTTTGCACGCCGGCCTTGACGATGACCAGGCAAAGGTCGCCGGCAAGAACGTAGGGGACGACCATTCCTCCGGCGGCTGTGGCGCTGTCCTGCAGATCATCTGCGCTGATACGGTCGAGATCCAAGACGACGAAGTCCCAGAGCTTGCGTGCTTCCTCGATGTATGCGCGGTAGTGGTCCCACGACACCATCGCACCGGCCGGTGGAGCGAACGAAACATCGTAACCGATGTTGAACATTCGTCCCGAATTGGCGCCGTATTGTGCCGCCATGCCGGGACGCCAGTCGGCTATGGTGCGCGCCGGCATACGCTGCCCAGGGTCGAAGAAGGAACGTTGCGATGACTGTCTCATGTTGCCGTCGATAAGGAGGGGGCGTAGTCCTTTTTCTCTTGCCCGCTCGCATAATCTGCGTGAGGAAACCGTCTTTCCCACGCCTCCAGTGTTCGATGTGACAATGATCATGGGTGCCGTCTGGCGGGTCCTGTTCAGGATGATATCGCCTACCAGACGCTTGTCGATTGTCTGTATCCGCCAGAACTCGTGGACGAAATCCGTGATGCTTCGGTCCATGAAATATTCGGGGAGGGCCTGCGCTCCGATGGGTATCTGTCCGCGGTCGATCCAGTAGATTGTCCAGCCTGCATCGGCGACCGGCATCCAGTTTCCCGGGAGGTTCGTGAACACGATTCCCTGACGGCCTGGACGCACCGGGTGCCTTGTCAGGAAGTCTGCCTGGGCTGCGAAATCCTCTCCTGCGGGCACCCTCCAACGCTGTTCGGGGACCTTGGATCGCAGCACGTCGAGGATGCCTCCATGTCCGATTATCAGACTTGCCATCTTTTCTCCAAGTTCCTTTGAACTGTTTTTTGCTTGTTCCGGGGGTTTGCTCCGGAAAGAGACCATTTTTGACGAAACAACACTGATTTAGTTTTATTGACTGTTTTTTGTTTTTTGTTGCTTGTTCGTCAATCGTCCTGTCTGTTCATTTCTTGATATTACGTCATATCTTGTTATGTGCCGAATATTTGTTGAAATTAACCATTCAGGATGATAACTTTGCTGATGTATGGGTTGTTGCGGTTCGTTGCTTTGTTGCGTTTTCGTTCCGTAGGTTCGTTGCTTTGTTGGCAATGTTGCGGTTCGTTGCTCTGGTTTTACCCTGCTGTGATGCGGTAATGGTGTCTTGGTGTTTGTGTGATGTGTTGCGGGTTGGCTTCTTTCTCTTGTTCTTGGATTGTCTTATTTCTTATTTCTTCTTCTCTTCTTTTTTTCTGACTTTTCTTGGTTGCCTGTCTGCTCTTTTGTTTTTGTCCGTGATTTTTCTGGTCCGCTAGTTTGCATGAGAAACGGCGGCCGCGCGGCGCCGCGCCGAAGTCAAAACGGTTAATTTCAATATTTTTTCGGTTATTCGTTGTTTGCTCGGATACAGTCGTTGAAGACGGTTCACTCGAACGGTCCTGCCTTGACGAAGGGAGTTAACGATGGCAGATTTTCCATGGAACAACAATTTCGGCACCCCGACCCCAGCCCCAGCGCCGGTCGACGATTCCGAGCCGGCGAACGAAGCCGGGCAAGCGGACGATTCTGAGAACTGGTCGGCATCGGACGAGGATTCTCAGCCTGACGTCCAGCCGGAAGAGACGGATTCCGTCGATGAGACAACGCCCGACCGTGAGGAAGAAACCTCCGTCAAGGGTGCCAAGACCACGCGGCGCAAGACCGCGAAGAAAAACTCGTCCTTCCCTCATTTGGAAGCCGCCTCGTACGCGAAGATCAAGGACATGCTCGACGTTCTTTCCGATGACCGTACCGCGAACATCGCCAAGATTCTGTGCGAGACCAGCAAGACCGACGCTCCGGTTCTGCTTGAGGTGTTGACGGAAACCAAGACGCGGAAGCGGGTCGCCGAATTCTCCAAGTTCGTCAAGGAACTGGCTGGCGCTCAACCGTCCGACCTGAAGATGAGGCTTGCTTTCGCGTTCATGGAAGACAAGACTCTGTCCAAGACTCTGTTCGCTGTTTTGAATGCCGCCGAACCGGATCGTGGTTTCGGCCGCGCGTCCGGTGAGCCGATGAAGGATGTCAATGCGGTGGCTGAACACTGGGGTGACGGCGTCGATCTCAGTGTGGTTGAGAAGCTGAAAATCTGACGGCCGGCATCTCGGGATGCTTGAACGGTTGGATACGAACATGGATCCGTATCCAACCGTTTTTTATTATTCCGCGATGAGCTGCACACGGTTCTCCGCCTTTGGCGGCATCCCGTATGGTCTGATCACGAGGCCCGCCCTCGTCAACGAGAATACCCAGATTTTCTGAATCTGGTTGAGCTTTGTGAGGCTGACGGTGAGGTGCTTGGTGGACACCGTCTCCGTGCTCGTACCGGGGACGATCTTGTATAGATTATTTCGACTGATATACAGTTCCTTCTGCTCCGGACAGTAGAGCGTCGCGAACACCAGCAGATCCAAGGACAGGCTTCCGCCACTGGTTCCGACGACGGCGGAAAGAGGAATCTCCTTCGGTTCGCGCGACATCAATCGGACGTATTCCCAAGTGAAGGTAATGGTTTTTTCGTTCCAGCTTTCGCCTTGGACGATGTTCGTCTCTTCGATCGGTTTTATTTCTTTGCCGTCCCTTGAAGTGAACGTGATGTCCTGATAGCCGATGATGCTGGTGACCGTATTCTGTCGGCCGCAGCCTCCCGTCAGCATGCCCATTCTGCGGGCCACTTGCCGTACGTCCTTGCCGATGGTCAGCGTCCTGGTCTTGCCGTTGTAATCCGCGTTTTGTGTGTTCACGAATGTCGTGAACAGGATGCTTAGGAGTCGAGGCGTCCTGCCGAATGCGAGCGGATGTTCGTTGCCGCGCACGTATGGGATGAGCGGGTATGCCTCTTCCGCGACGTAAAGAATTCCGAATCCTGTGGCTATGCCGTTGTCCATCCCGACGCTTCTCAGCCTGTGTATTTTGTTGAGCATCCCGACTCTTCCCCTGTTTTTGCTTTTTCGGTTGATACCAACAATTTTACGGTTTTTCATACGCGACATGCCAACATATCCAGTAAGGCAGATGCTTGTTTTATACCATCGAACCGAAGACCTACTGGCCTTTCTTCCTGGGACTGAGGTTCAGACACTGCAGCCGGTAATGAATTCTGCAGGACACCAGTTTCGGGTCGAGTTTCCCATACGCATTCCGGGCCATGTCGATATACAGTCGACACCCCGGATCCGACAAAGCGAAATCACCGACACTCCAACCCAATGGTTCCTCCTCGTGAGACTTATGCCTCGCCATCAGAAAAAACAACCTCCGATTCACACCGATTCGCATCCGGATTCGACGGCCGACGCGCCGTCCAAGTTGGTCAAAAAAGGCGGGCATGCTGGAGGCGTTGGGGTCGTCACCCGGCATGCCCGCCGGTCGTGGTTCTTATTTGTTCCACTGCGGGTCGTTCGGGAATGAGATGGGCGAGCCGCCCCACATCTGCCTGTCTGAATTGATCATCGCTTCGGTGTATCCGCCGTCCATGAGACTCTGGGTCCTGAGGTCGAGGTCGGGCCTATAGTGCTTGGTGGCTGGCGGTATCATGCCCATCATGTCCCCGCTGTTGAATCGGAGGACTTCCTTGTCGGCTTCCTCGCCGGCGATCAGCACGTCGATGTTGTTGAGCAATGTCATCGCGCTTTTCGTGTACGGGATGTCCCCTCTTCCGATGCTTCCCGTGAAGGTGATTTTGCATTCCCGGAGAAATTTGATGTGTTCGTTAATGTGTTCCAAGAGGTTTGGTGGTGTCGCTTCGACGAGGTGCGATCCGATGTTCGGTTCTGCCGTGAAGGTCATGTTGGCTCCTGTTTTTTTGATATCAACCGATTACGTTTTGTCGTTTTGGGGGAACCGCAATCGCCGTCTTCGGCATCGCTTGTGGTGGCCCTGAGGTAATTGCGTTGGGGGTTCCGCTGTTTTCTCGGTGTGTATCTTTTGTTTTTTTATGTGGACGCGTTCAGCATATCGCGACACTCCGAAGATTCACCCCCTCCCCTTAATTCTCTTTTACTTGTTATACTGAATACGTCCACATAAATCGAAAGAAAACAACGACAACCAATGGAAGAACACGACAAACGCTTCTGGCGAAACATGACATTCGCCCAGCTCAGAAACCGACGGGTACGAGTCTCCGCATACGGCGGCGACATGATCCTCGAATTCCGACTCACTCCCGGAATCGGACACACGCTCGGAGCCCGGCAATACACTGTCAACGGCTTCGACATCGGCGAACTGTTCCACGAAGGCCATGACGGATTCATGGAACTCACCCGGCAGAAAGCACCCGTCAGCATCAAGCTGCTACCCGACGAACCCGAATACAAAATCATCGAAGACATCACCGGCGTGCAACCCGGAGACGTCTTCGTGCAAACGAACGGGAACAAATATCCAGTACAGGAAATCACCGATGACGGCCATTGTCTAGTCCTGATTGACTCCAACACCTATCGGATTGATGACGACGCATTCGACCATGCTTTGCGACCGGCACCCGCACGAATTCCGGATCGCCCCGGACTGTGGGAGGACAAGTCAGACGGCCTGTACACCGTGTGGAAAAACGGTCAGGAGCTTTGGATCATGCAGATACGCGAGTCCGATGGGCGTTGGATGAACGGCCCTGCGCTGCTAATCGGCAAGACGGGAGAAAACGTCAACGATTCAACGACAAAGGATCTGTCCTCGAAAGCTCCATTCCGATTCCATGATGAAGAACTGTGAGGGGAGAGAATGCAATCCGTCACCAACATTTTCGACCAACTGCGTCTCTCTCCGCCTATTCCTGGACCACTGCACAAGAGAACGGTTGACGCTGCGGATCTTGGCACCACCGCCGAGGTTCTTGCCGCGGCGAAAGCCCTATACCGGCTCGTCGAAGGTCGTAGTGGCCGTCAGATTCTCGACTTCGGGCAACTCCCGAAACGAGATCAGAACCGGTACATCAACGAAGCGTTCAAAGCCTTCAACGATGCGCGAAAGGAAATGAAATGCGGTTCCGAACGAAAATCCTGAACCACTTCTGCCGAGGATGTGGAACCCTCCTGTCGGCAGATGAGAGACAGACCGGACTCTGCTCTTCCTGCTGGTTCGAAAAGGAGAAGAAGCAGTCCCTTGATGACAAGGACTGGCAGGAGGAACTGCTTCGAGAACTCGACGGATATCAGCCGATGGCGGGCCGATAAGAGACCGTAATTCAGAACGACAAGGAAACCGATGAGTATTTTTTTCATACAAGAAAAATCAGTTGACGGTTGGAAGCCCGCCTGGCATCGGAGTCTCATGCCTTCTTTCGAGAGCAAAAGACAAGCCATGCGCACCGTCCGAAGATATGTCACGCAACACGACCGAACGAGGCCAAGCATGTTCCGGATTCTCAAGATGAAGGTCTGATATGACGGTGCTGCGCATCGACAATGACGACGGATCATGCCGGCTGGAGATACCCGGGGCCAATCGCCGCTGGTCCCTGATCCTGTTGAGGGTTCCCAGCTTTAACGGGTTCAGCGCATACGTGACACCACAGGGCGGAAAGCTCGACGCGAACACTCCGAAAACATCCGTGTCAGACATCAGCGACCTGATTTCCGTACGCGACTTCATCGATGAAACCATCGCACAACACAATCAAGGACCAATCAGTGGCAGAAGAACAAACCCACTTTGAAATCATCGAATGCGAGAGCCACATGCCCGTGGCGATCCGTCAATTCGACTCGGAGGAAGAGGCCATGGAATACCTGAACATGCGTCTCAAATCAGAACAGCCAACCCATCCATCCGAACGCCATGAGGCACAGGAATCCGAGGGGACGACGGCGCAGGGGCTGCATGAATTCTCAGAACAGCTCCGCATCCAATCCATTCTGCGCATGCTGGAAATGAACGCGAGAGGAGAATTCAACGCCTTCGAACGCATAGAACTGTATGCCGCGCTCAACAATCAAAGAACAAGAAAAGCTCTTGGAATCACCGTCGAATCCTCTCCTTGCAAACAGAACCGCCAAAGGATTAACACGCAATGACATCAGGGAAAAAGCTCGATCGGGAAACCGTCGATTACCTTCGTACGCTGCCTGAAATCGTGCGCAGAGTGCAAGGCGGACGAATCTACTACACGAACTCCTTCAGGACGCAAGCGACGGCACGCTATGCCATGGGAGACCGGCCCGTCGACATCTTCCGCGACAACGGGATAGGACCCGAAGTAATCGGGTACAAGCGCATCGAACGCTGTATCGCCCGGTGGAAAGAAAACCCGGACGAATTATCCACAGTAGATAGTCGAACGTCACGTCTGAAGCGCATCGAGGAAGAAATCAAATACCTCGAGCAGCAGGCGAAGAAAATCCGACTGGCCGAGGATAAGGAGGCGAGCAAGCAATGAACGATCCGTTTAACCAGGAACTACCACACAAGGATGAAGCGGAACGCACCGTATTGGGTGCGATGCTCCAATCCCGTGCCGCCATTGACGAGGCGCGTCAGAAAATCACGGAAAACGACTTCTACCAGCCGAACAACAAAACGATTTATCGTCTGATCTGCGACCTGTCCGATCAACATGGCGACGTTGACACCACACTGCTTTGCATGACATTGACCGAGCGGAAAATGCTTGATCATGTTGGAGGCCTGAACTACGTCGGCAAGCTCATCGATTATGCTCCGACCACGTCGAATGTCGGCATCTACGCGGACATGGTCAAAGACGCGGCGAAACGACGCGACATCATCGCCATCGGCACCCGCATAGCGCAAATGGGTCATGCGAACGATGCCGACACCGACAGCATCATCGGCAACGCCTTGGACGAGGCGTTCCATATCGGCGAGGACGATTCCAGTACCGATTACAAGGACATCTATACGGTTTCCACCGATATGCTTGACCATCTCGACAAGATTCAGAAGGGGGGAATCGCCGAAGGAGTCCACACCGGATTCAGGGACATCGATGACGTGACCCACGGTCTGCAACCAGGGCAGATGATCGTCGTCGCCGGACGCCCGGCCATGGGAAAGTCCACGTTGGGAATGGACTTCGCACGGAATGCGGCCATTCACGACAACCAATGCACAGTCGTCTTCAGCCTGGAAATGAGCCGTGAGGAAATCGCGCAACGCCTGTTCTCCGCCGAGACGAACATTCCGTTGAATGTTTTCCGCGACCCGTCTCAGATGACCGACGAACGATGGCGAACCGTCAACGGTTTTTGGCAGAAGCTCAAGGACAAGCCATTGTATATCGATGATTCCGCGAATCTTAAGGTCCCTGATATTCGAGCGAAATGCCGCAGGTTGAAGGAGACAAAAGACCTGAAACTCGTGGTCGTCGACTATCTGCAGCTCATGTCCAGTGGGCGCATGACCGAGAACCGTCAGCAGGAGGTAAGCGACTTCAGCCGCCAGTTCAAACTGTTGGCCAAGGAACTGCAGGTGCCGGTCGTGATCCTCAGCCAGCTGAACCGCAACGTGGAAATGCGCGCCGACAAAGTACCTCAAATGAGTGACCTACGCGAATCCGGCTCCATCGAACAGGACGCCGACGTGGTGTTCCTCGTACACCGTCCCGACGCCTATGACAAGGAAGATAGGCCCGGTGAGGCCGACATCATCATGGCCAAGCATCGCAACGGCCCGACCGAGACTTTCCACCTTGCTTTCCTTGGAAGCAACAGCAAGTTCAAGGACATGCCGCAGGAATATACGACCGGAATCTGACCCACAGAAGGAAAACCCAATCATGGACGCGAAAATCACCGCCAAAGTGGAAACCATCACCCCGGAAATAGCGAAAACCATGCTCGGCGAAAACGTCAACAACCGGCGTATCAGCCGAGACAACGTCAACTTGTTCGCCCGCGAAATTCGCAACGGCGAATGGCGGTTCAACGGTGAGGCCATCAAATTCGGCAAAGACGGGCGACTGCTGGACGGCCAGCATCGTCTGCTCGCCGTCATCGCCGCCGACAAGCCGTTGACCACGCTCGTCATCCGAGGGTTGGAAGACGAAACCCAGCAGACCATGGACAGCGGAAAAACCCGCACCTTGGGCGACGTGCTCACCTTGCGCGGAGAAAAGAACTCCACGCAGCTCGCCTCACTGGCCCGCGCCGTGTATCTGGCCGACCAGCTGGGCATGGAGGCCGCCGCTCAGAACGATTTGAAACCCACGCGCGGTGAGATTATCTCGTTCATCGACCAGACCCCGCAACTGGCGGACGTGCTCGCCGCATCACGCGCGTTCCGCAGCCAATCCGGGGACATGCTGACCAGCAGCATGTTCGCCTCGCTTTGGTGGACGTTCGCGCACATCGACACGGATGCGGCCGACAGGTTCTTCATGAGCCTCGCCAGCGGTGCGAACCTGCAAGCCGACGATCCGATCCTCATACTGCGCAACACGTTGATGGCTCAGCCTCACAAGGCCGGCCGTTCCACCCGCGACAACCGTGTGCGCATCGCCGCATTGACCATCAAGGCGTGGAACAAGTGGCGTAAGGGCAAGCCTCTCCGCCAGTTGAAGTTCTCAGCCGGAGAATCGTTCCCTACGCCACTCTGACCGGTTATCCACGATCCACAACAACTGTCCACATAAAAAACAATCAACAAAAGGAACCATCATGGCATACAACAAACGCTACCGCGTCTCCCACACATTCGAGAACGGAAGCCGGTTCATCGGCACCATCGGGATAAGGAACGCAACCCCGGATTTCCCCGAAAACATCGAAGGCCGTATGATCGTGGAATCGGTTAACGGACGATTCCAAGGCATCTTCAAACTTGTCAACGGGACTGTCGGCCGCGTTTCTGGCGTAGTACTTCCACCTCAGCCAAAAAATTGGATCTTCGAGCCACAAGGTGCAGACAAGTATCTGCAAAACGAGACCGGGCCGAATGTCGAGCTGCCTCGCACCGAACTCGACATCGCATCCAACCGGGAACCCCAGTATGACAGTGTCCTCAGCGACGGGACTCCCGACGATGCGGAATTGTTGAGTCTCATCGCCTGACCGGAGCGAGAAAAAAATGGCCCAGATACCATCCGGATTCACGTTCAACGACGACATCACCGAAGACGCAAGCGAAAGATTCCCGCCGCCCGCATTGGGCTCCACTAGCATCAACTGGAATGACGCCGGCAGCGTATACGACGCGATTCAAAAGGTCAGCGAACAGTTCAAACAAGCGTTCGCCGACCTCATCGACCAGTCCGCAAAAGGCACTGACAATAGCGTGGAATCACGCCTGTTCTTCACCATCGCCGCCTACAGCGCCATGAACGAACTGCACGACATGACCGCCCCCATACTCTCCAGCACGCTCATGAACCAGCATCCCGACTGGGTGCCGGTCATCAACGGCTGCGAAAGCAACGAGGAACTGATGGAAGCCTGGCCGGACGTGAAAACCGTGCATGACGCGCAAATCCAAGCGAACAAAACCGGACGACCGGTACGAGTCCATTTGAAGGACGCCGACGTGGACGCGATCATCTCAGTACAACCGATAAAAGAGGAGGACTTCCATGCTGAACGAGCGGCCTGAAGGCAAAGCGTATCCAACCTGACCCATGGGCATGCCCCGTTCATCGGTCTGCCGGTCAGCGGAATCATGCTGTGCGTCGCGGTCCTGTATGCGATTCGACATATCGGCGGATACAGGAAAGGACAATGATGGTTGACTATTCCGATTGGTTGAATTCTCTGCCTAGGGAATTCCATCTGAATACTGGGTGGTTTCTGGTCATCAATTTTTGGCGTGGAGACTTCGTCCTTTAGGGCGGAGAGGAAACGCCCGCCTCTGTCTTTCACATTCTATAGTGCTATAATGTGAGCATGGTTAGTTCACGGCAGTTCAAGCGGGCGTACAGGTTCCGCTTCTACCCGACACCGGAGCAGGAGAACCTGCTACGGCGTACGGTCGGCTGCTGCCGTCTCGTGTACAACAAGGCGTTGCACGAACGGTCCACCGCCTGGACCAAGGAACGGAGAAGAGTGTCCTACAAGGACACGAGCGCCCTCCTGACCGGGTGGAAGAAAACCGACGACCTGAACTTCCTCAACGAGGTTTCCTGCGTGCCCCTGCAACAGACATTGAGGCACCTGCAGAAAGCCTATTCGAACTTCTTCAATCAGACCGGCGACTATCCGACCTACAAGAGAAAGTCGCACGGCGGTTCCGCCGAATACACGAGAAGCGCGTTCAAATGGGACGGGCGCAATCTCACGTTGGCGAAGATGGGCGAGCCGTTGGACATCCGTTGGTCCCGCACCCTGCCACGCAAGGCGCAGCCCAGCACCATCACCGTGTCCCTCGACCCGGCCGGACGCTGGCATGTCAGCATCCTCGTGGAAGATACCATCGCCAGGCTTCGCAAGAAGAGTGCCGCGGTCGGCATTGACCTGGGAACCGACAGTTTCGCCATTCTCAGCACCGGCGAGAAGATCGACAACCCACGCCACCGCAACCGTGACATGAAAAGACTCGCCAAAGCCCAACGGGCATTGGCGCGCAAGCAGAAAGGAAGCCGCAACTACGAGAAGGCACGACTCAAGGTAGCCCGAATCCAGGCGCACACCAAAGACCGGCGCACCGATTTCCTGCACAAGCTGTCCACGAGACTGATCCGCGAAAACCAAACGATCGTGCTCGAAGACCTTGCGGTCAGGAACATGAGCCGCAGGTGCAAGCCGAAACCCGATCCGGAGCACCCCGGCCAATACCTTCCCAACAGGCAGGCCGCAAAACGCGGGCTGAACCGGAGCATCACCGACACCGGGTGGCGCGAGTTCCGACGCATGCTCGAATACAAGAGCGAATGGTACGGGCGCACGCTCACCATACTCGACCGCTGGTACCCGTCCAGCCAGACCTGCTCCACGTGCGGTGAGAACACCGGACGCAAACCGTTGGATATTCGCCAATGGGATTGCCCGTATTGCGGAACCCACCACGATCGCGACATCAACGCCGCGAAGAACATACTCGCCGCAGGACTTGCGGTGACCGTCTGCGGACACGGTCGAAGCCGACGTGATGACGCCGGTTCCGACCGTTAGCGAAACAGAAACTCCCTGTCGTGAGATAGGGAATCTCCCGCCTTCAGGCGGGAGAGAAGTCAACTGCGTTGCGAAAATATCGGCGGATGCCCATCCAAGAAGCTGCCGGAAGATAGAACCGAGGCCACGTGGCTGCAGGGCAACAGGTATGTCAAGGGGTGGATACTTGTGGACGGCAACAAAGTCGGTCTCGTTGGATCCAATGGAATCCTATTAACGGTTAAGGAATCGTAATGAGCAGGACAATGACCTATGAGCAGCTGGAGTTGAACGGTTGTTATGCGATGCTGTGCGAAGCGTTGCGCGCCTGGTATCGGATCCAACATGACCATATTCGCGAGATCGCGGCGAAAACGTTGAAGGATGTGTACGGGTACGAATTCCACTCGAACGGCGGAGGCTGCCCGTGGCGTCTCCCGTCCGTCGACCATGAGTGGGCGTTGAACAGTATGCGCGCTCTAGGCCTGCCGGAAGACAAGTTCGCAGAGAACACGATTGTCCTTGCTCGCCTGCTTGACGGCCAAAAGAAGGACTATGAACTCACGTCGGGACATACCTTGGAAACACCGAAAACCGTATACGGTTCCGACATTGACCGGCTTGTCGTAGTCGAACAATTCCATAATGCGTTCCGACGTATCACCACCGACTGGGACAATACTCTAAACAGAAAAACCATGGACAAGAACCTGGAACAATTGCTACCCATGGCCGCGCATGCGGTACGAAGCGACCGTGAGGGCGGGACACCTGAACTGCGGCCGATGCTCGACCTATGCAAGAAAAGGCGGGAAAACAATGAGTGCCGATAGCAGACTTCTAGTCCAGGCCGTGCGCGAAGGAATTAATCGGGAGCACCTGCTTCTGAATGATGTCGACGGACAGCTCGGGTGGAGCAGAGACAAGACGAAGAACGTTTTCTCTGGTCGAACCAAACTATCAGGCGACGATGTGCTGGACATTCTCAGCAATCCGAATGTGCCGATTCCGGACTTTAAGCGGTATCGCATGTTCCTGCGGATCAGACAAGCTTTGCTCACGCCGGCGGAAGACGGGGGATTGAACAGACACACTTTTCAATGTTTCCGATGAATTGACTGATTCTTTGCGGTAAAGCGGAGACTGAGGATCCCCGAATAGCTAGGCGGCTATCCGAAGTCCAAGAAAACATAGTTTCCGCTTACCGTAAGGAATCATTTTGTCCAACTCAGAAAAACAGCACACACATATCATTCCTATTCTTGCGGGCGCTACGACCGCTATCCTGTTGATGGCCGCAGGGGCTGGAACCGTGTATGCGGCTGACTTCACTGAAGCTCAAACCCAGTATGAGGTTGCTGTTCAGAGTGCACGGCAGTCCCACATTAATCTTGCCAAACAAGTCAAAGCAGTGCAGAAAACGGACAAGATTCCTGCCGGTCAGCTACTAGGGAAAGACCATGATCTCGTGTCTCGTATGGATTCGGCCATGCTCGGAGCCAAAGGTCAGTTGAAGGAAAACATTGCCCACAATCCGGATGCGGGAAGAATGAGTATCAGTCAAATCCGTGAGCTGACCGAGACCATTAAAAACCAAGACTCAGCCAATATTTCTTCCTCTTCCATGCTGAACCGACTCGACTCCTATATCAAGGAATCGCAGCATTACAAGAAGCTCGACGACGCGCGCGGTAAAGTCAAAGATTCGATCGGGAAAGCCAGTCAGCTTCTCGAAACGTCCAAAGACAACGTGGATGACGAAGCGCCCCGCCAAGCATTGCAGAAGACAATGGATGCGGCAAAAGACTGGAAGAAGTCCACTGATCTCACCTGGCTGAAAAAAACAAGCGGACGTAATCAATTCGAAAATCCAGCCGGTGAAAGATGCAGTGTCCGCGCATGAACAGCGACTTGCGCAAGAGGCCCAAGCCGCAGCCGTCCAGTCCTCATATCAAACCTCGTCCACGGCCAACAGTTTGAACGCCAGCACTTATACGAACCCGGTCTACACGGGAAATGCTCCCGCATATCAGCCAACCCAACCAGCCGACAACGGATACACCTACACGCCCTCCACCACATGCGGAGACGGTGGATGGAACCTGCGTGCCCAATGCCAGGCAGCCATCGACCAGGGAGGCCTAGTCGAAATGCCGATTTTCGACGGGCTCGGCGGCTCACGTCTCATCGCCGGACACAACAGCACGGGCGCCGGGTGGATCGGACAACTGCAGCAAGGCCAATCCACTCCATACGGGACCGTGCAACAGGTGTGGCACAACGCGACGCCTGACACCATCAACAACAGTGGCATCGGAACCTATCTGCAGACCTGTGACCAAAACGGCAATCCGATAGTCGTCAAAGTCGGCTGACGAAATCGATTATCGGCGGCTCTCCGGGGCCGCCTTCCTCGTATGGAAAAAAACAGTTCCCGAAAAAACAAGGATCCCGCCACCCCCGTGCAGATAATCTGAAAACCAACAGTCCTTAACGAGAGGCGCCCAAATGGTTGATTCCAGAAAATCCTTACACGCAAAGCAACAACGCCGTCGAGCAAACGGCGAATTCGCGGAGGAACAGGATACCGGTCTGCCCTCCGGCGACACGTTGACGGACTTCGAATGGAAACGATTGAATAATGCGATGCTCGCCGCCGAAACGAACATCATCATGGATCCGGATGTAGCCGACTGCGCGGGATACGCCACCAGACGATTGGATGAGCTCATCGCCCGTCCGGCAAAGCCTGGCGAAACCGATGACATGCCACTGATCATTGAAAACCTGCGATACGATCCACAGGCCCCGGGCGGCTCCCATGCCGACTATATCGCCGACCATATAGAGGCCGCATACGCCGGCATACCGGTCAAAGCGCCTGACCGTACGCAATTGGAACAGGAAACCCGACAGCATATTCTCGAAACCGCATTGGATCCGAACCGGGAGCTTCACAAGCTTGGTTTGGAACCCGTACAGCTAGGCGAACACACGAACGCATACACGGGACCGCAGCCGGAGGATTGGGTCGGGGATTACGACGAGGAAGCTGCGGAACGCCGCTATGAAGCCGCATGGAAAGGAAAACAGACCAAGAAGGCCCGGTACGATGCGGCGACGGAGAAACACCTGTCACCGTTGAACGATGACATGCGCGACCTGTACGTGAAGAACGTCGACCGTGGGCTGATCAACGGCAGCGCGTTCGATGACAAGATGGCTTTCGCCGACGCATTGCATGAACTCCAGGAGGACGGCTGGAATCCGGAAAAAGGTAAGGAATACCGTCAGTCCAAGGACTTCAAGAAACTGGAAAAACAGTTGCTGAACGGGCGGAAACCGACCCGCCGCTACCGTCAGCTGCGCGACGCATTGTGCGACAACGAACGTGAATACCGGTATTTCATGGAGTCGAAACCCGATGTGTTCGACCCGAATGAAAAAGTCGAGAAACCATTCGCCGGTTTGGGGCCCGATGTCGGTCAAGCGGCGATGCTCCGCCTGACTGCAAAACATCGCGGCATCGAGGATGCCGTACGGTTGGCCCGCCGTGACCAATCCATTGAATACACGGTGGCCGATGCGAAAACCCATACATTCCGGTCGGATCACGATGAGTTGAGGATGACGTATCTAAGCGATGGCAGTCCTTATAAGCCGGAGCATACGATCATCACCGCGAACGGCATCAAACCGGCTTCGGTGATGAGCTGGATCCACCGTGAGAAGCCCGGTTCCCCCGCATGGGAGCAACGGGCACGGCAACGGTTCATGATGTTTTTTGGCGAGGATACCCCGGCCCTTGTGGTCGGGGAGGAATCGCCTTCTCCTTTTCAATAAAGTGCTATAATTATCCTTGCTATTGAAGAAAATCGACGGATGGGAGTGGATTATGGTCGTGCAGACACTGACCTACGGCATCCGCTTGCACCCGTCCCCGGCCGAATCCGATCTGCTAGACCGCACCTGCACGGCATACCTCTCCTGCTGCGACCATGTGAGCCGCGTCGCGAAGTCGAACCGGACGCTCTCCCAGAGGAAACTCAACGACCTTGCCTACCGGCATCTGCGCGAAACCTATCATGTCGGCTCGCAGATGGCCCAGTCGGCCATCATCCGCGTGATCGGCAACTACCGGACCGTCAAGGAAAGCCTCGGAGACCCATGGAAGACGAAGCGGCCGCTGCAATACACGTCCTCCGGTTACGATCTCGTGTGGAACCGTGACTATTCGATCCTGTCCGACGGCCGGCTGAGCGTCAACACCCTGAAAGGGCGCGTCAAACTCCAAGTCGACTGGAAGGGCATGTCCGAACAGTACCGGCATGGAAGGTTCGGCACCGCACGCCTGCTGAAAAAGCGAGGCAAGTGGATGCTGCTCATCCCCAGCACCGTCGAACTCACGGACCCCCAGCGTCCGCAGAACGTCATGGGCGTCGACCTGGGCATGCGATTCCTCGCCACCAGCTACGACAGCAGCCACAAGACCACATTCCACTCGGGGAAGGAGGTGACACACAAACGCGCGCACTACAAGGCGTTGCGCACCGGATTGCAGAAGCGGGGAACCCGCAGCGCCCGACGCAGGCTCAAAAGCATCGGCAACCGAGAAAACCGTTGGATGAGAGACGTGAACCATCAGGTCTCCAAGGCACTCGTAGACGAATGCGAACAGCCCACGCTCATCGTACTCGAAGACCTCAAGGGCATCCGGGAGGCGACGGAGCGGGTAGGCAAAAGCCGACGATACGTGCAGGTTTCCTGGGCGTTTTTCCAACTGCGGCAGATGATCGAGTACAAGGCTCTCAAGGCCGGGCACTCGATCATGCTGGTGGATCCGGCGTACACGTCGCAGGCCTGCCCACGATGCGGGCTTGTCCGCAAGGCGAACCGCAAACACCGTGCCCACGAGTACGTGTGCGCGGGCTGCGGCTACAGATCCAATGACGATCGTGTGGCCGCCATGAACATCCGGAGACTCGGATACGCGGCTCTGGTTGAATCCCAGACAGGCACATCCTGACCGGGAGGGGTGCTTATCAATCACCCCAGGATGTTCCGCCACCAATCCCTCGGGAATGGAACAAAGGTAGGAGGAGTCAACCATCGGTTTGCTCCGTTCTCACTACCGGGCAGGGACAAACCGCGATGCTCGTCATCGCGGTAATTGATGGAACAGAATGGTGGCGACTGGCGTTCTGCCGGCTGATCGTATTCTGCTTCGCTAAGCGCACTGGAGTTTTCGGTGCGCTTTTTTTGTTTTCATTATCCTAATTACGTGTTATACTGAATATGTCCACATAGAAATGAAAGAGGAAACCAATGAGCATCACAATCAACGGCCAAACCAGCCCAGCCACAGAATTCGCATGGGACGGCTGTCACAAAATCTACCTGCTCGACAACGGCGACGCCGACAAGAACGGCAAATACGGGTACATGCTCTCCACGAACGGAGAAGCCGGATACAAGGTGCCGCCAGTCTCGGAACTACAGCGCGTATGGGACCAATCCTGCCCGCTCCGCTTCATCAACAACTGGGCGCTCGACAAGAATTATGTTCCCCAATGCTACGAGAAGCCCGTCACCATCGAAGCGCGTTGAAAGAGAAAGCCATGAAATCATACAAGACATACGCGGAAGAATACGGTCTGGATATCGAAGTCGTCCGATGGGTGTTCAACCACATTCGCGTCACCCGATACGTCATGTCGGAACCTATCGGATACAAGATCGCCTTCAAATATCTCGGACAGCCGGTTCACCTTTCATCGGGGCGGAAAACCGGGGTCGCCGAAAAATCGTTCCGGGAAATCGTCAATATACGAAGAAAAGCCATCACGACAGAAGCAAACCCGGAACTCGTTCCAGACAAGGATTAAACATGCCGTTATTCACGCGCGTAACTCTCAACCCAGTCAACCCGGACGTGCGCAAAGTGCTGCGCTCCCCCGAAGCGATTCACGCCGTGGTCAGCGCCGCCACCTCCGGCAGTAGCCGCCCGTTGTGGCGTTTGGATGGGGACAGGCTGTATATCGTCTCCGACCAGTTGGATACGGATCGGCTCGAAGCCCGCTTGGGCAAGCCGGTCATCAGCACGCTCGACTACCGGCCGTTCCTCGACAAGCTACAGAACGGTGAGACACGTCGCTTCGCGTTGACGGCCACACCGGTAGCCAGCAAGGACGGGAAACGCACACCGTTGCGTACGCCCGCCGGAATGCACCAGTGGGCGGAACGCAAGCTCACCCAGGCCGGAGCCCGTTTGGATGCGTTGGATATTCTCGACGTTCACGCCACCCGATTCAACCGTCAAGGCCGCAAACTTACGTTCCACACCGTCGAATACACGGGAGTATTCACCGTCACCGACCGTGACAAGCTCACCCATGCAATGCTTGCCGGTATCGGCCACGGCAAGGCCTATGGATTGGGTCTGATGCTGCTTTTCTAACCACTGACCTGCGACAGTCGAAAGAAATCTTATGGCAAACCATTCATTCAACCTCGTCACCGAACCATGGATCCCCGTACTCGCGGACGGCAAGCACGAGTCCTACTCTCTGGAAACCCTGTTCGATCAGCCGACCTCTATCCGACAACTGGATATAGCCGACCCGTTGGAAAGAGTCAGCATCATGCGACTGCTGCTCGCCATCATGTACGCGGCACGTCAAGAAGGATACTCGTCCCCGGCGGAGGCAAAACGCATCATGGAAGCCGGGCGCGACCAGAAAATCATCGACTACCTGCACGCATGGGCACACCGGTTCGACCTCATGTCGGAAACAGAACCGTTCCTGCAAGTAGCCGGCATGATGCCGCAAGGCAAACCCAAGGACTACGGTTTCACACGCCTCCACCCCGCAATGCAACGCCCCCTCTGGCAGACCCACGACCCATACAAGCCCGTCACCCCTGCGGAAGCGGCACGAATGCTGCTCGTCTGCAACATGTACGATGTGGCCGGAGTCCACACCGGCATGAACGGCGATCCGAAAGCCGCGGGAGGCAAACGCACCCCACAGGGAGTGGCGCAAGCCGGCGGCCTCGCTCTCGCCATCATCACCGGGAACAACCTGTGGGAAACCTTGCTGCTGAACCTCACGCCGGCGGATAACGGCAACAAGCCCATCTGGGAGTATCCATCGCTCAAATGCACGGACATGGAACCGGACACCACCGGCCCCGCCTACTATTACACGTACCCGGCCCGCCGAATCCGACTGCTTTGGAACACGAATGGCCTATGCGCCGGCGCCTACGTCACCTACGGGAACCGTTCCGAATGGGCATCACCGGAGAACGAGCCCATGTCCTTCTGGACACAGGACGCGACCGGCAAACCCAAACCGGTGAACCTCACATTCGGCCCGCTGATCGACCGACCATTATGGACGCAATGGGACAAGGCGTTCGTCGGCTCGGACGGCGACGAACACTATCCAGCGACATTCCTATGGGCATCGCATCTCAACCCGATCATCAGCTTCGACGTGATCGCGGTCCAGTACGGCAGCCAGTCCAGCAGCATCGCCCGAATCCGCCAAGACCACATGACCCTCGATATGCGACGTATACAAGAACACGAAAAAATCAGCGGCATCGTGGACAATCTCGTCAAACAAGCATGGCCAAAAGTCAGCAACAACGACAACCCATACGACACTTGGGCCAAAACCGACGCGCTGATACTCCCCTATCTGGCAGGCGGAAAGGAACCCAACCGTGACTAACAGCTACCTCACCTGGGCGCGACCCCGATTCGCCCGTCTGCAAGACGGCTACCTGAACGGCACTTACACGCGCGCCGACCTCGCCAACCTACGCAACAGTTTCAAAAAACCTTGCGGCTCGGATCCGAAAGCATCCAAATGGTCGTTGAACGGCATGAAATACCGCGGTTTCAGCAAACCAACCCTCATGGAACAGGCATCATGGTACGCATTCGGCCTATACGCCTACCATCAGCAAGGCGACCAGTACAAACCCATGTACGTGGAGGGCGAACGCTTCAACAAGGCTTTACGAACGTTGGCTGATACCGGCGAAGACGTTGACGAGCTCTACAGGAAAATGTTGAACGCGCGAAACATGCAGGAGGCCGCACCGTTCTGTCTACGGATAATTCGACTGTTGAACGAGTATGACATTCCATTGGATCACGCCCTGCTGGCATTGGATCTGGCGAGACTCAGCAAACCGGACTCAGCAAACACAGTGCGGCGCGACTGGGGCCGCCTGCTCAACTGATTGTCCGCCGGTCTGCGGTCAATGGACAATCAACTCAGGAAACAGGTATGCAATTTGCATATACGGCTCACGCATGAACTCAAAAACGGTGAAAACTAAACTGCCTACCCCGTACACGCGGGGATACCCCCGAAAAGGGCCGGTACTGGGCTGGCTTGATCTAACCTACCCCGCACATGCGGGGATAAACCGTATTCCGATGGTGGGATCATGTCTGGGTATGGACCTACCCCGCACACGCGGGGATAAACCTTCAACAAAACACGTGAAAACGGATCATCACGACCTACCCCGCACACGCGGGGATAAACCTTCAACAAAACACGTGAAAACGGATCATCACGACCTACCCCGCACATGCGGGGATAAACCCACGCGCGGGCGATCCAAAATGGGACGAACTTACCTACCCCGCACACGCGGGGATAAACCGCAGGCGGTCATGGAGGCCTTTAGTCCGCTCTGACCTACCCCGCACATGCGGGGATAAACCAAGGTCACGATGCAACGCCGGTTCCATCCGATACCTACCCCACCTACCTCGCACACGCGGGGATAAACCTTGGAACGCGCCGTTGCCTGTACTGCAGGCCGAACCTACCTCGCACACGCGGGGATAAACCTCCAGTCGCGCTTGGTCCAGAAAGCGTTCGGCCACCTACCCCGCACATGCGGGGATAAACCTCCAAAAATGGGACGAACTTATGCACATTCCGAACCTACCCCGCACATGCGGGGATGCCCCCCTGTGAGCCACTTTTGTTGACATCTGACTTTTCTCTGTTATACTGAATATGTCCACATAAAACAGAAAGAGGAACCAATGACCAACATCATCGAAAAACCCAAGACCAACACGCTCATCGAAGAATACCGCCAACAAGCACTGGCATACGGGCACGAAAAAGCAATCCGCACCTTCGCCACCCCCATGCTCCAAGCATGGGAGAAAGCCTGCGAAGGATACGCCGACGAAGACACGAAACTCGAAGGGTTCGCGGACCTCATGTCCGAAGTATTCAACGTCAGGGACGCGGCAATCGCCGCCGCCATCAACCCACGATTCAAGATCGGGACCATCATCAACCTCGCGGCGAAAGCCCACACGCCATACTATAAGAGGCTTCTTTCCAAAACACTTGCCGACGGGTTCACCAACCCCGATATCAAACCCGACCACGACCGGCTACACAATGCCATCACAGCCGCATGCGGTCTCACCGACCTTGCCTCGGAGAAGAAGTACCGCGCCCATCCCCTTGCCGTCGCCGCCTATCTCTCATGGTGGGACGGGAAGATGGAGGACGCATATTCCTACGCGATTCTCGCTCTCGATGCGGACCAGACCACGAGTCTCGCAGTGCTCGTTCTGGCCGCGCTGTCGAAGGGCAAAAAGCCCGCCTACCTCAACTAAGTCCTCACCATCGTTCGTGGGGGCTTCCCGCCCGGCAGCCCCCCCACGGACAAAACGGAGCCAATCCACCATCCACCAAAGAAAAACCAAATATCAGGAGAAACAATATGGGATTGTTCATCGACATCCATGCCATCCAGACCCTTCCGCCAGCCAACCTCAACCGCGACGAGAACGGACGACCCAAGACCGCCATCTACGGTGGCGTGCCACGAATGCGCGTCAGCTCACAAGCATGGAAGAAGGCCATTCGCGACAACTTCCGCGACACCCTCGACACCGGCAGGCTCGGCTCGCGCAGCCGTGAGTTCACCAAGATGATCGCCCAACGCCTCGACCGTGATCCGGAGGACGAGCGCCTACTGAAAGCCACCGGCGAACTGATGAAGGCGGCCGGCCTTCCCTCTGACAAGAACCGACCCGGCAGCACTAGCGCGCTCCAGTTCTTCGGTGAACAGCAATGGCAGAAGCTCGCCCAATACGCCGAGGAAGCATACGGCAGCACCGATCCGAAGAAGTCCGTCGCCTCCCATCGTACGGACATCAAGAAGCTGCTCGACTCCGACCGGAGCATCGACATCGCGTTCTTCGGACGTATGAGCGCCAGCAGCGACAAGGGCACCGGCAGCGAGTACGTGGTGGATGCGGCCAGCCAGTTTGCGCACGCCATCAGCGTGAACCGAGCAGACGTGGAGAACGATTATTATGCGGCCGTTGACGACTGCGACAACACGAGCGGCGCCGGCATGATCGGTGAAACCGGATACTTGAGCGCCACCCTCTACCGTTACGCCTGCGTCGACGTGAACCTGCTGAACCGTAACCTCGGATACGATAAGGAAGCCGTGCGGCTCGCCCTGTCCACGTTCCTGAACGCCTTCGCATTGAGCCTGCCGTCCGGCAAACAGAACAGTTTCGGACATCAGACGCTCCCCTCGTTCATCGAAACCGTAATCCGCACCGACCGCCCCATCAACCTCGTGGAAGCCTACGAGAAGCCGGTCAATACTGACACGATTCCCACCAGCGTGCAACGACTGCTCGAACAGCAGGCCGACTATCAGAACACGTATGGTCTGGCCGCCGCCGACACGTTCACCATGGCCGACCTGAACGCGCGCAAGGCGATGGACAAGGAGCAGCAAGACACATTGCTCACACTCCCCCAGCTGGTCAGCGAGACCACCAGCACCATCATCAAGGCGCTCTGATCACCATGCCGACCCTACTGCTCCAGTTGAAAGGCCCGTTGCAATCATGGGCCACCGAAGACGGGTACACGCACCGCAACACCGGCAGCCTACCCACCAAAAGCGGAGTCATCGGACTCGTCGCATCCGCTTTGGGACGTGCCCGCGGAAGCGACATCAGCGACCTCGCAGCCCTCCGATTCGGCGTGCAACCCGTCCACACAGGCCCACGGTTGACGGACTTCCAAACCATGGGTAGACGAGCGGACGGGAAGCCCAACCCGTTGGAGACGAAGGAATACCTACAGGATTCCACGTTCACTGTCGGGTTGGAGTCCAACAATCTACGACTCCTGCGAACAATCGGCGCCGCTATCCAACACCCCGTATACATGCCGTACTTGGGACGACGCGCCTGCCCGCCAGCCGGCCCTATCCGAGTCGGACTGGTAGACAAGCCGTTGGAACAGGCGTTCAAAGGCAAGGAACAGGCGCACGTCGAAACCATCGATGGCACGGAAGCAAACTGGGATCAGCCAGCCAGCAACCGAGTATTCCAGGCACGCTACTCCAATGCTATTGACCCGTTATTCAATGCGGTAGCCGAAGCGCAGAAAAGCTGAAGCCATGAGCGACTTCACGCCGGCGGACCTGCCACGGGTGGCGGAACGTATACCCTACCTGTACTTGGAGCAGTGCGTCATCAAACGCATGAACAATGCGCTGGTAGCGGCGGACGAGAACGGCGAAACCCAATTGCCCATCGCGACCATCGCGGTGCTCATGCTCGGGCCCGGCACAACCATCACGCATGATGCCGTCGTCCTGGCAAGCGACACCGGCGCGATCATCGTATGGGCCGGAGAGCAGGGAGTCCGCCACTATTGTAGCGGTTCCGCACTCACCGGCTCCACCAGACTTCTGGAACAGCAGGCCAGACTCGTATCCAACGAGAGGTCACGTCTCATGGTCGCCCGACGAATGTACGCGATGCGGTTTCCCGGCGAAGATCTGTCCCATACGACGATGCGTCAACTGCTCGGCATGGAAGGCACCCGAGTCGCAGCCCTGTACACGGCTGAAGCGAGACGCAACGGCATACAGTGGCATGGTCGGAAATGGGATGCCCGTGGCGGAGCGGTGAACATCGCGCTATCCACGGCCAATAGCTGCCTGTATGGTGTCGTCCATGCGGCGATCACCGCATTGGGATGCAGTCCGGCACTCGGTTTCGTTCACTGCCACAATCGTCGCTCGTTCCTCTTCGACATCGCGGATCTGTACAAGGCGGAGTATTCGATCCCGCTAGCTTTCCGACTGCACGCCTGCACTCCCAGCCTGGTTGGCGGAATCGCACGACGACGCATGCGTGACATGATGCAGGACGGCAGACTGCTGGAACGTTGCGTACATGATGTTTCCACCCTCCTCTCGGAGGAGCCCGATAACGAGGACACTTGTTCCGTCTGGACTGGCGGGCAACGATACGGGAAAGCCGGCCGATCATGGGCACCGTCGTGATACGACTCGAAAGCGCTCCACAAGGACTGCGCGGACACCTATCCCTATGGATGGTGGAAATCAGCAGCGGCGTATACGTCGGAGACCTCAACACCCGGATTCGTACGCGACTCTGGCAACGAATCCTCTCGGAACTCGGCACGGGCAGAGCGACGATGGCATGGCATTCCCAGCATCAGCTACATGTCAGCAGCCAAAACGGAAAGAAGACGATAACCGCTTTCGACGGAACCATCCTAATGTCCAGACCGCCTAAAGCCAAGGACAATACGCCCTGAAAACAGGTACGCAATTTGCATAAACGGCCCTCGCATGGCATTGAAAACGTTGAAAACTAAACTATCTACCCCGCACACGCGGGGATAAACCGATGCCGATGGTGGCCTTGCCAATCGCGGCGCCATCTACCCCGCACACGCGGGGATAAACCCCGAAACCCCATCGGGAATCAGGTCAAACACCGATCTACCCCGCACACGCGGGGATAAACCCTAGTGTGCAACGCACTGACGCACAGGGTCAGCATCTACCCCGCACACGCGGGGATAAACCGAGGAATGGGATCGCTGTCCCGCCAGCAGTTACATCTACCCCGCACACGCGGGGATAAACCTTCCGCATTCTGGGCAACGCCATAAGCGCCGCTATCTACCCCGCACACGCGGGGATAAACCTTCCGTTGGGGCGCAATCCCGTGCCCCGGCTACATCTACCCCGCACACGCGGGGATAAACCGTTACTTGGTGCGGGTACCGGAATCGCCAGAAAATCTACCCCGCACACGCGGGGATAAACCCTTGGGATTCACCATCGTCGCCGACGGCGTGGAATCTACCCCGCACACGCGGGGATAAAACTCAATCCCGTGGTACGGCATTGGCAGACTCGCGATCTACCCCGCACACGCGGGGATAAACCGCAGGACACTCGCGGTTGGCGGTTCCGGTATGAATCTACCCCGCACACGCGGGGATAAACCGAGCGAGGCCGTGATGACTATGGGCGAGGAAGCATCTACCCCGCACACGCAGGGATAAACCGTATCTGGACTGCACTCCCCTCGACCTGGAGGCATCTACCCCGCACACGCGGGGATAGACCTTGGCGGGACCGCTTTGCGCCGGCTTTCTCGAAATCTACCCCGCACACGCGGGGATAAACCGGATGCCATCCCTGTCACGCGAGATAATAGCTGATCTACCCCGCACATGCGGGGGATAAACCTCTGGTGACGTTAGCCATTTCGGGTATGCCTCGATCTACCCCGCACACGCGGGGATAAACCGTTGGTCAATGGACGTCAGGTTTATCGTGTCCCCATCTACCCCGCACACGCGGGGATAAACCTAAGATCCTGTACCAGTTCACGATTGATGCCGAATCTACCCGCGCATGCGGGGATGGTTTATTATATGTTTTTCCCATTTACCTGTTATACTGAATACGTTCACATAGAAATGAAAGAGGAAAAACAATGAGCCCTTCGGAAGCCAGTGCCACGAAAATCCCTGCCACCTCCATAGACCGGCACTAATTGGAGTGGGGGGTAAAAATGAATCATCCAGATCAACTCAGCCGTGAATATGCGGCGATCCTTCCCGCCTTGAAAGACCACGGCTATCGAGCCGACGTGAAAGCAAGCATCGCCGACGAACGTTTCATCTTGGTTGTCAGCGGCAACCCCACCACAAGAATCTACCGGGACGGAGGATGGGTTCGCGACGATGGTGCGAGAGGATCCACTCCAGCCGACCTACTCAGCTTCTACCAGCATGAGCATTACACGGAAGCCCTGAAACATTGGAAGAACAAGGATTGGCGTGGAATCGCCCGTGACCTGCTAATCGACAACGGTGTCCGCATGGGATCGGTCCTGTCCGCCGTTTTCGAGGGTGCTCATTTGGACGTGGAGTATCGACCGTTATCCGGCCCGGTGGAAACCATACGTTTCAACCGTGTGCAAAGGAAAACGGAAGACATGCTGAATCGCATGCGACAGGCGAACATGGCCGACCAACTGTCGGAAGCCGCATAAAAACCACGCAACTTATCAGGTTGCGCCGTAATACCCCTTGCTTTAGCTATGGGGATATAAGGCACCTCTGCCTTACATAACTACATACAAGCCTGTAAAGCAGGGTATCATAGGAAGCA